AACCTTCAGGGAGCGCAGCCAACATCTTCTCGTATGCAGGCTTAAGTACCGCTTCATTAACACAAACATAGCCGTTTTCCTCTCTGCGAGACCAAAGGCAATTAATGCACATCTTCTTTAAACCATATGCGTTAGGGCACTTACCCTCTACAAGTTCGCTTCCGCAAATAACACAAAATTCACTCATATTAAATCTATTTTTTAAATTATCGAAAATATACTACAAATATCATACCAAATTATTAATATCATTAATTTCAAAAATTGTTATCAACTAAAGTCATGTTTTTACCCATTCTATATATTAGTGATTTTATATTAGTTAAATTTTGTTTCATAAGTATAACACTTTTATTTCCAAATTATTCATGTTTTTTAAAAATCTATCACTTTCTTCAATCGCCAATTTTATTCGTTCAGTTTTTTCATTACATAATAGTAAAATATTATATTGTGTTTGTAAAATATTTTTACATTTCACTGTCAATTCTTTTACTTTTTGCTCATTAACAAATTCACTAAATACGGATAAAATTATATTTTCAGCAATTTCAATATCAGAGTCGCCATCCTCTTTAGCATATTTTTTAACAATATTAATGCCATTCAAAATATATTCTTCACATTCTGATATAATGCTTTCGCATAAAGCAATATTGTCTACAATAAAACGGCCTTCAGAGTCTGCAATAATTCCATGTTTATTAAACATAAAGGCATGATATCCATGGCATTTCACATAATATTTTTTCTCCATATTAAATCTATTTTTTAAATTATCGAAAATATACTACAAATATCATGCCAAAAATTCTTAATATTAAGAAACTCGTTCCCAATTAAGTTCATAGTCTAGACACTTATATGTACCTGGTTGTAGTCCACCCTTCATACAGAATTCATGAACAAGGCTCTCAATGAATACAAGATTCTCCACAATATACTCATAAAGCCCATACATATATTCCTCAAGTTCCTCAGGGTAACGTCTTCCTGTTGGCTCTAATTCTGTGCCGGGAATAGCCTCACCCCATTTTCCTATAATAAGAGCAACATCTTCAAGGACATAAGTTCCGCCGAAAAGGTTATATTGGTCAATTGCCCAACCTATATGTGAGTGGGGGTTGAACTCATTGATTTCTTCCATAAGAACCTCGTTCTCCTTCATATAAAAATCCCATTCATCATGTTTTGTGGATAACTTATTTTCAGGTTCCATTTTATCAACAAGATTAAGACGCCTTACAGTCCTCTTAAGTTGTGCAAGTTTTTCTTTATCATCGAAATCAAACGCTTCCACCTTAATTGCTGAAATTAGTTTCAAGTGGTCTTCGGTTAATGTAATCTTTTTTACTGCCATAATTTTCTATGATTTTATACTAATAATATAAAAAAATGTTACACAAATGTCAATGTTATTGCTTCAAAAGCAATTTTTGACTTATGAAATCTGAAAATTTGACTTTAGTCTCCCCATTGGTTAAACAAAGTTCATTCAGTTTGAACTTTACCTTTCCATCTTTATAACACCATCTAACTTCACCTGTATTATGAAGATGATTATAATCGTATATCATGAAAATGATATCTCGTTTAGGAAGATGCGGGTGCTGTTTCACAAACTCATCCAGAAGATACTGTTTATTGAAAAAATTTGCTCTATCGTTTTTTAAAGAAATGTTCTTATTACCTAAAAAAGTCGATATCGGTTTAACCTGTATATATTCTTTAACAACACCATCTTTTTTAACTATGAGGTCAACGCCATATTCAGAATCCATCACACCATATGTTTCTTCAACATCATAACCTTTCTCAGAAAGAATCTTTACCAATTCTTTCTCAGGTTTATGACCATCAAAAGTTTCAATGATGACATGGCAAATAATATCATCAAAAAATTCTTCCAAAGTAAATGTGTCGTCATTAACAAGTTCTTTATAACGTCCGGCCAGCATTTGAAGATGCTCTATTGAACGTCCGTATTCTTTATCCCCCTTTAAATTCTTTGGAATATAATTGGGGGTCGGTAGATAAGTTGTGTATTTATCGAAGAAATCCTGATATGAAATAGGTTTTAATTTAGCGTATAATTTGCTATTATCCCCCACATATGGTTTAGGGGCGATATTATCTTTATATATCTGATTATATTTTGCCAACTTTTTTTTCAGATTCTGATAATACTCAACACTTTTAAGAATCATATTATTTCAAATAATTTAGTGTTTATTTGGCACGTATCTTCCATATTTTTCCAATGCCTTCTCTCGTGCCTCTTCAAAAAGTTCACCTGAGCATTCAGTAAACTTATAGTATTCTTCAACATCACATCCCAAATATAAGTTACCATCATCACCAAGATGAAACATATTCTCAGAAGCAATATTCATTTCTGTTTGTGTTGTTAAACAACAAAATTTATAATCTTCCTCCGTTTGTTCCTGCAACCATATATAATCCTGAGGCATCCATTCGCCATCAAAACTTTTATCATATCTCTCATATAAAAACTGATATGACTCAAATTCTTGGACACATGGTAAACCAACAACCTGTATGACCGAACCTAAAGAATCACATTTAAATGTTTTTCCCAAAAGATAATCAAATTCTTCCCTTCTAACATTGAAGAACGAATCATTGTCATCGGATATCATAACAATATCTGTTTCAGCCTGTGGTTCAATATTGTCATAAAAATCAGTACTAGGAGAAAGATAAAAACCTGTCAACACATACTTACCCTTATCAAGATAGCCTTTAGGGACAAAATGCATCTTCCCACAAGATTCCTCGATAAGTCTAACAACATCATCGTTAATAATTTTTATAACGCCGATGGCATCACTTAAACATGTAATGTGTGGGTCATGCACATCAGAATCAATTAAAAATTCGTTTTTCTTATCCACCATAAACAACCATTGTATTATTATCCCAATCAAATGTCTTATAAATAAAAATCATATCAAAAATGGCAAACTTATACATCCATGAACTACTTACGAGTTTTCTATCAGATAAATCAATATTGAAATAGTGCCTTTCACCATCATCTCCTAAATAACTACTCTCCCATTCTCTAATTTCATGCTCCCATTCCTTTACCAATTCAACAGTAAACCAATGCTTTGAAAATTCTTTTTCCTCAGGATGCTGATATAAGTCAAGAGATGCTTTCATATAATCAATTATCCTCTGTCTGTATTCAAGAATAATCATCTTGAATCCTTCTTTGGTTATTGAATACACATCAACATCATCATGTTCGAACAAGCATTTGATTTCTTTTTGAAAATCTTCATTCTCCCCTTTTAGTTTAAGCCAAAATTCAGTACCGTTGTTATGACAAATTACCTCGCCGTTAATTTCAAACCACGGATAACCGTTATCTTCTTCAACTTTTATTATCGGTTCATCCTTATCCGCTTTATACCAATTAACCCTCCAACCCATATGTTCCTAAAAGTTCTTCTATTATTTTTTTATCAATTGCATCCGAAATATTTTTTGTCTGTTCGTTAAGAATATCATTCTCTATTGTTTTTTTCCATTCAGCATCCGGGACATATTGTTTTACAAGATAACAATGAATTACAGATTGCCCGTTACAATAACGCTGAAATTCGTCTCCTTCATTTCTACAACCTTTACAATGTTCTTTTCTTAACTTTTTGACAAAATCAGTCTCTGTGTATATCATAATTTTTTTTATAATTGAAATTTCGTGTTTATATAAAAAATATCTCCCTGTGGAGGTGAAAAAGGTTTCACAGCAATTTCATCGTATTTAGGGAATCTAAATTGTACAATTGGATAATATCTTTGTTTTTCATTGTTTGTTGTGTCGGAATACAATTTATCAGTTTCTATTTTATTTAACAAATCATATTCCTTTTCAACCTTAAACTCCACAGTACCGTCTTTTTTGACACCTCTAAGATACTTTACCCAATCCACTGTGCATTCTTCCACCGATTCATAGCCATAGTCACCAACTAATCTTGCTGTATTGATATGATTGGATTTTTCGAACTTCTCCCTTTCTTCTTTAAAAACTCGCTCAAGTTTTTCTTTTGTTTCACTGTTCGTTACAAACGAATAATATGGTCTGCACTTTTGAGGAATCTTGGATAACGCATCATCTATTGCCTTCCGACATTCAGCACAATAATACATTGAACAACCTTCCTCAGTACCATACTCAGGGCCATTACCATATGTACAATATGTGTATTCTTTTTGACAATGTTTACATCTTAATCTGAAATGCTGCATACTATTAATCTACATTTACACTCAAATTATATAAATCAGCAAAATCATTAATAACAGTTTCTATGTATTCCCTTCTTCTGTGATAATGAAGTTGATTGTTAATATCATATTCACAATACTTATTACCGCTTCTCTCGTATAGCCATCCTCTTAATTCTTGAATTTCATGGGCTTCTCTAATGAATTCCCCATAGTCAAAACTGTCATCATTCCTTTTAGATTCCAAAAAACGTGTAATACCCTCCACACAAGGCAATACTTTTATTTCAGAACACCATAGTCCCTTGGTGTTTTCATGTTCGGATTTTTTTTGATAAAACTCAATATCAAACATCACATCCCTATTCCCATAATATATTTGATATACCATAACTTTACTCTGTTTTTTTATTTTGTTCATTTGCATATTCATACCCTTGAATGAACATCTCATAGCAAAGCGATTCAATTATATCGGCAATTTCTCCTGCTTTTCTTTGATTTTCCATATACTTTGCCCTATACTCTCTCGCACCTCTCATTCTATCGTCAATTGGATATATTTTATTTACTATCGTTTCCTTTACATCATGAAGTTTTGTCTCAAGATTTATATCATAAGGTAACTGAAGTTCATAAAACTCTTTATTAAGAATATCGATACAATCTTTATAAGCCTTTATTTGTGATTTCCTATCAGTAAAAGGACAGGACAATAAATCATTTTCTAAGAAACCAATACGATTCAATATAACAGTTTTCATCTGTTCTGCCCTGAAATCATTTTGCAGCCGTTCACTCAATATTTCTTTTACATTCATATTACTTTTATAGTTTAATCATTTGTTTATCAAAACATCCATAATCAATGTTTGAACCATCATATTCCCCCCATTCATCCTCCCATTCACTTGCCCAAGCTTCATATTCCCAAGGCATTTCATTTTTAATAAAATCAATTGCATCATTATAGTTTTTATCTATAACAATTTTATGCTCAATGTCACCTGAACCTGTTTTTAATACATAACTATAAATTTCCATAATTAACTACTTTTAATTTTTATTATTACTTTACCTCCCAAACTTTACCTTCAAGTTCCTGATTTTCACAATTCTCTAAAATGTTAAAAAGGTTTGTCTTCTTAGCCTTCTTCTCATTCTTTTCAAAAACCCAAAATGTTGAAGTATATTTTCTTGCATGCTGTTGTGCCTTGTACTTACCTGCAGAAATTAGTCTTGCTTTTGCTTCAAGAATAAACTCATCCTTAACATAAAAACCAAGTTTCTGAGCAGACATGAATGCAAATGGTACAGCCCAAATTTCCAAGCCACCCGAAACTGTTGATTGCATTTTAAAAACACAGATTCCTCCGGGTTTAAGGACTCTATAAGCCTCTTTAATCCACCAATATTCATTTTCCATAAGTTCACCCACAGGATAAAAGGATGAAAATCTCTTGGCTATCAATGATGAACCTTCTTTGTTATTAACAACACTTGGACAAGCCTTAGGAGAAATCACAAATGGAAGGTCAATGACAATTGATTCGATGCTTTCATCTTCCAACGGAAGTTTTTCAAATGGGGTGATTTTACCAACCCTATCAAACTGAGGGAATACATCAAAAAGGTACTTTGGTTCAGGAATATGATATTCTTCACCTTTTCTATCTTCATAGAATTTCAATGTCGAGGCCGTAATATCACAATCAAATGGTTTACCACCGTTATGCAGTGTCATAATATTATACAATATCTCTTTTTGGTCATAAGAAATATTGCGTATAATCGTACTGTTATTAAACTCTTCTTTTGTAAGTCTTGCGTTATCTTCCATATATTTAAATTTTGTGCAAATATAGGTTTTTTTCTCCAAAAGACAAAACTATTTATTAAAAAATAAGTTAAGTCATGTGGGGAATTTTAAAACAAATATTCTTTATTATATGGCAGTTACCACAGGTACTTGTCGCATTGGTAATGTGGCCATTTCTTGGAAAGAAAAAACTGATTAGAAAAGAAAACTACTGTTGGATTTATGAATGTGAGGCGATGAGAGGTGGTATTTCTTTGGGTTGTTTCATTTATCTTTCCCCAAGTTGCGCCAAAAGAGAAACAACAATACGCCATGAATTGGGACATGTAAAACAAAGCCATTACCTTGGGGTTTTATACTTGCTTATTATAGGCCTCCCAAGTATATTATGGGCTTGGTTAGGAGATGACAATAAATGCTATTTTTCGTTCTACACAGAATCTTGGGCAAATAAACTTATGGAGTTGGAAGTTCGAAGTAACGGACGAAGATGTTATCTCTATCTACCAAAAGAAAAGGATGCTTAATTTAAGCATCCTTTTCTGTATACTCAACGTTTAAAATTAAAGGGGAGGTATCAGCATAATCAAAATGAAGTAGATTTGATAAATCCACTCGGTGAAAACACATGTCTTCAAATTTTCTTTTTCTTACAACTTTTCCACAAGGGTCTAACAAAAGGAATTCAAAAGTAGTTAAAACATCTTGATTATTTTCAAATTCAGAAATAATTGCATCAATATCATCTTCCGTACCAAGACTAATACCAAATTTTAAAGATGCATTCCCAAAACTAACACTAGTTATCCTTAATTCAGGTATTTCCATTCCCTTGGTTGTTCTTAACAACCATCTATGGTGCGTTAAAAAAAAATTATTTTCATTTTTTCCAATTTTTAATGATTCCATTTTTTTTAATTTAACATTTATTATGGATTGGCATATCAGGTTTAAGATATTGAAAACCCTTTCGCTTTTCCGTCTCAATCAAACGTAGAAATGTTTGCTGATATTCCGCTGAAAGGAGCCCTCCATTATAATACACACAACCGTGTACCACTGAAATTTCCATACCCGCAGGGACTGCCATGTTTCCAAAACCCCATTCTTTCTTAAAAACATATTTCTCAACATCGTTTATGCTACTCTTAGGGGCAAATGTATATGTCTTTATTCCGTTATTTTCCGTTACCATTGTTCAAAAATATTTTAATATTATTTTGTATATTGAATTCGATAAGTAGTACCTTTTGCAGCCATATTATATGAATCCACTAACATTTCAGTGACTTTTTTCCACTTATCCTCAGCTTCACTGAAATTACGTTGTTTTATCCCCATAAAAATCTCACTCTGAATTGTGGCCAACTGTGCGTAAAGAATATTAAGCGGCGAATAATAGTCATCAATCTCAACAGACCCTTCACAATCTACACTAAATGTGGTCTCCCACTCTTTTGGAGTATTTTTAAGTTCTTTATAAGACTCAAACTTGGCATATCTTTCAGCCATATCACGTTCAAATGGGCTCTCCTTTGCTTTAATATCATCTAAAATTTCTTTAACACGCTTAGAATCGCTGTCAGTCCATTTGATTTTCAAACTGTTAACCTTTTTCTCTTCATTAGCCTTGATGTATTCATTCATCCTGCGTATAAGTTCAATATCGTAATTGTCCATAATTAAAAACTTTTTCTATAAAAAGATAATTCTATTAAATAGTTTTGTAAATAATTAATCGTGTATTAATGGTTTTAATTCTCTGTTTTTCAACGCTTCTTTAAGTGTGGCAACAAATTCCTCAAGATTAATCTTATCGTATGTACCATCAGGCTTAAGCCATAATATTCTTCGAGCAATGACTTTCAGCCCAACCTTTTCGAGACAATTCTGATATAAAGAAAGTTGTAACTTATATAAGTTCAAAGGCATGTCCAACAATTCTTCAAACGGTACAAGTAACTTCTTTTCTTTGAAATTCTTATAAAGATTCGCATTTGTCTTCCAATCCATTACTATAAGCCCACTTTTGTCAGGTTTCTTGCCTTCCAACTCCGCATCATAATAAAAAAGAATATCAAATGTCCCCGAATAACCCAAATCAGCGTCATATACCTTTGTTTCTGCCATAATAGGAATAATGCACTCCGGAATATCCTCATAGAATTTCACAACAGCCTCCTCCTTAGGGTCATAAGCAACAAACCCCCCATCTTCAGTTAACCTATTCTTATAATCAGGGAGAATCTTATCATGTTGCCCTATCATATAATAAAAACAAGATTCCCCAAATTCATGCCTAAATGTACCCGTTGTACATGCTTCATTGCTTATTTTTTTCCATGATGCCAAAATTTCATCGGCTGTCATTCCATAATACTTGGACTTAGGATTATTGAAGTTGCGTTCATAAGTCTCCTGTGCCTTTATCTTAGAATCAAAATGTTCTTGAAAAAGGTGGGTTACATCTGAAACACAAGTCATTGGCTTTCCGTTAAGGAAATATTTATGTCCATCTTCAATAAAGACAAGCCCATTAAATGAACTGCGTATTTTCTCTCTTATTTCTTCATATTTCGGGTTATCCCAAATCCCCTCCCATTTATTGTTTCTATATAACGTTCTCATTCTTAATCTTTTGAATTTTTTCTTTTATCAACCGTTTTTCAAGTTTTGACTTTATGATGTCAGCATGGCAACTGAGAGGTTTACAGAAGCAACCGAGATAGACATCCTCACCACTTTTGTAAATCTCATATATCTCATCAATCGCTTTGGTATAAGCAATGTTGGAACCATACATGATGTCAAAATAATCCGAATAACGGTCAATAGCCTCTTCCCTGTCTTTTACCACATATATCGCTTTTGTCTTACGGTCCTTTATATGTGTGTAGGGATTACCTAAAACAGAGCCCCGTCCAACATAAAAACTATTTGGGCCATTATGCGTTTCCACTCTTAAATTATAAACGTATATCATATGCAATATTTAACTCACCAATAACTACATCATTCTTATATGCTGTAATAGAGGCATTATCCCCCGGTTTATAATGATAGATACAACAAGCATCTTGAATAATATCTCCTTTCACATCAATCCTATCCGGTTTATCTCCCCATTTTACAGTAAACGGAGTTTCTACGGCATATTTAACTTCTTTTATTTCAAGTACACCCACAACATGTTCTTCGCCTAATGTTAAATCTATTTTAAAATTCCCCTTTTTCCCTTTAAGTGGTATGGTATATTTTAAAAAAGTTTCATTCACAGATAACCACTTTTCTTTTGCGTCTACAATAATCTTATATTTTCCCCAAGTTAAATATTTGACATGTATTTTTAGTTTTTCGGAACTTTGAGTGAAATCTAAAATATTTTTACAATACCAATAGTCTTCAAGGACATATTCTTTTCTACCCCCTTCTTTTGGTAAAGTTATTGTTACAATACTTGTATTCATATAATTTTTTTATTATTCTTATTAAATCCAATTATCAAAATCCTCATCAGAATCATCTATGATATAATCAAGCGCATCGAACCTATTAATGAAAAATTTAACATCTTCTCTATTGAAATATTCCGGATATTTCTTAAGCAAGACTTCCAAATCAAGTTCATGATAAGCCCTTTTCATATTTTCTTCAGTAGGAGTTAAACATGTGTCAAAAAAATCATTAAGATATTTTTCAAACTCTTCTTTCGTTATTATTTCATATTCATCATCAATACTAAACTGTATGGTATTATATACATGATACCACCCGTCACCCGTTTTATCCAAACAGATTCCTTCAAATAAAAAACGTGTTGTTACAGGTGATAATAGACGAGGGTTCTCCCGAACAGGGGTACCAATCACACCACCACCCGCATGCGTAATCATCATATATTCGTTTTTCCCTTTATTGCTCCGATTTATCTTAACATATAAAGGGTAACCTTGCGATGCAAAATCATCTTTCACCTCGTTATGCCACTCTCGATATAAATCATATCTTTTATGTTCAATAAGAGCAGATTCATATTTTAACTCTCTTAATTTCTCCAATCTCTCTTCTTTTGTCATTATGCAATCCTCCCTGACAAATATAGTTTTAACATATTATCCTGAGGTTCATAAGCCTCATCAACATAAGAAACATTGGCAATTGCAGTACCATCAACAACTTGTAGTTTATGATTTCCTGAATGTATATGTCCACAAAAAACATACTGTGGCTGTTTTTCCTTAATTGCAGCAGCAAGAATTGGACAGCCTGCATTACGTTTGTATGGTGTGCCCCAATCAACATATCCGTAGCCTTCAATATCAGGTGCCGAATGGGTTATAAGAACATCAAGGTCTTCAGGAATTTCAGCAAATTTCTTCCTTAATTTTGCATCAGAACGCATAAAAGCCCAATTACCAAAAATCTGACAATATGGGGTACCGAAGATTTTTAAATATGATGGCATACCTGAACCGTCATCAATATATTCAAAGCGGTATTCTTTATTCCTGAGAACCACAAGACGGCCATTAGTCAACATTGAAAGCCGTTGATAATCATCCTCATTCCAACGTTCAAAAACCATATCATGATTTCCCGGGGTCATAACCACCTTACTCCACACATTTTTAAAAGGGAGAGACAGAATCCATTCAACAAACTCATTTTCCACCCATTCTTTTTGAAATGAGAAATAATGGTCATGCGCAGGAACCACATCACCACATATCAACATGAGGTCAAATTCCTCAACAACTGTAGGTAAATTACCATGTAAATCTGATGTAACAATTGTCTTAAACATTATATCCTCCAACCAAATTTAGATTTATCATTATTAACTTTCACGAGAACTCTACCTATTTTATGTATAAGTTCGTTTATACACTTTTCCACTTTTTTAAGACTCCATTTGTATTCTTTAAGAATCTTCTTCAATTCAATATCATTTTTTACATCATCGAATATCTCAATTAACTCAATATATAACTTACCGACTTCACTGTTGCTTATGTTGCTATAATCATATGGGGGCGTTGCAAAATTATCAACCATACAATACGAATACAGCCCATTAATGAAGCCATCCTGTTCAGACTTAAGACAACCATAAATCAATCTACCTACCTTATGGCGTTTTTCGTCAGACGATTCCATATCATTCCTCATCTTGGCATATAACGTATTGCTTGGAATTGTTTTCTGAGAACGAAACTGCTGCAAGATATGTTCCAATTCATGTTGAATCACTTCAACCGCCTTTTCCTTAACAATAGTACCATTAATACCATATAAATTGATATTACATATTATATGATATCGTCCAAGATATGCAGAGCCACCTGTTACCAAACAACTTTCCCCATATTTATCAACTTCTTCCTTATTAAGGAAATTCCTATATTGATAGGAAATTTTAAACTGATGGTCGTCAATTTCAGCACCAACAGAACCTCTTTGGATGGTATATGAACCACCATCTTCTTTCTCCCTGTTTGGTAAATCATTGACAATCGTTTTAAACACCCTTACAGCCTCATCATAAACACCTTGAAGAACGCCAAGTTCCTCTTTCACAAGAACTCGTAACTGATTTTCGTTTATAATCAGCCTCATGTTCTTAATATATAAACCAAGTTATACGTATGTCAGTCGCCTTAAGACATCCATATTGCTGTTCAACCAAAGTACGAATTCGACAGATTTCTCCATAAATCCTAAGAAGAAAATTGAATTTTTCCTTGAAAACATATTCATTGAAATTATCATCACCAGTTTCCTCATCATATATATGAAAACCAATATTTTGAAGAAGCCTGTCAAGTTTCCAATTTATATCCTTAAGTTCGTCAGCCTTCATTAATCTCGGCACTGTATCCAAGAAATGTTCTTTCATTTCCCCATATGCCCCAAGAAGGTCAATAAGATAAAAATAAGAAGGTATTGATGCATTGGACGCATAATCATTATATTTTTTTACCAATTCAGGTGAAGCATCCTTAGGCATGCCAAGGTCTGATTCAATATATCCAAAATTATATTCTTTATTCAATAGGAAATCCTGAATTTCATAATCCTCCATAAAATGAGTCGTATCCTCAATATACCCAAATTCAATTGGCTCCTCACCCTCATCAAGATACTCTTTCGACATTTTCCAAGTAAGGTCTTTAGGAAATGCCCCATCTGCCTCGCAAGCAAGGTAATCATCACGACGAAACTTTCTAAGGAGTTCCCATTTTCCACCATTACGGACCTCAATCATTGATACAACATATGTACTCATAAAACCAAATAATTTTTGTTGCAAAGATAGTGTTTTCTTTTGGATTAAACAAAAAATGTGAGAAATTATTTTTAACTAAGTGAGTTGTTTACTTGATTTATAACTATTTATAGTTATAAATCAAGTGTATATTTTAATAACGAAAAGTAAAAATGTAAAATACATATGGCGACGGATAATAGTAATGCTATATACACAGCAGGAGAAATGCAAAATACAGGGAAGTTCAGTTTCAACACAACGAACATCAATAACGCATCATACATACCAAGTTTAGATATGTGTCCAACAAAAGCCCAAATTACTGCAGCAGCAAAAACCGGTTATACTTTAACAATTTCAACAGCCTATAATGCTAAACAACTTGTACCAAGCAAAGATTGGTCTATGACAAAAAACATTGGTAAACTAACAATTCATTTTTATACTAGTGCGTTAACATCAAACACAGTATTAAATGGATGGAGATATACAACTTCAACCCTCCCCTCGTTAAAATATAGCTCATTGGAAACAGGTACATCTATTTTTTATTGTTCACCAGGTACTTTAAACTCAACTTATACCACAGGTGCGACATTAACCCTTAACACAAGCAAACACAGTACATGGCCAATAGGTTCTTACCTCTGTTATCTCGTATACATTTGTACAACTCAGACTGGTTATGCTGTATTATCTGGATATTATGAACCATCGGAAGCAAGTCAGTTAAATTCAGGAACTAACGTTGAAGCACTTAGGAACTGGTCAATACAAACCTTTACTTTTCAAGAATTTTATAGTTAATATTGAACATTTACTTACTTATTATATACTTACACACGAAAAAACGGGACCTGTCGTGAGACACATCCCGTTTTATTTTAAAATCGTCTAATCTTATCCAAATATCCCTCAGATAATTCAATGATATTTGCTTTGTTAGCAAGAGATTTAATAAGAAGTTGATTATGAAGAACAACAATAATTTGCACTGTTTGTGATGCATCAACCAAAAAATCCCTCAATGCTGCAAGATTATCCACATCAAGCCCCTCATCAGGTTCATCCATAATGAAAACCGCTTTCTTTGGGAGTGTATCATCATTAAAACCGTCAATAGCCTCTTTCGTTTTCTCAACAGCCTTTGTCCACATATCATTCATCGGTTTTTTAGGAAACAAAGAATCTTTGGTATATACCCCCATTTTTTCATTGGCCTCAATGATTGCCATTTTAAGCGTATTTATCATTCTCTGTCCTTTGCTCATTTTTCCTTCAGAAAAAAACTGTGCAAAATCACGGAAATTTTGAAAATTGTAACCGCCTCTCTTATTTTTCACACCCGTATCATCCATTCTATGAACAGGAGCATCATAATCATTGACAATTCTGAACATATCCTGCGGCTTATAAGCGGGGTCAAACCCTGATGAATCAGGATAAAAAATCTTTACATCATCCCAAAACGTATATTCATTATTGAGGCCACCACGAGCAAGCGTCAACCTTGTTATTATATCAACCAATGTCGTCTTACCACAACCGTTTTCACCAATAACAAGATTCAACCCCGGTGTAAACTCAATCTTCTTAGGAAGAAGTTTTCTTTTTTTCTCATTTTCATCCTCACTAAGATAATAATAGTCATTAACACTATTCTTTGCCTTATAGTTAATTTCAAGTGTTTTAATCATAATCAAACTGCATTATACTCACTAATACTCTCAATAAGGTCTGATAATGTCATAAGAACATATTCAGGGTACTTCTTTGAAACAAAATTTCCTGTCTTAGGGTCAATATCAGCAATTGCCGATATGCTCTTAGGTATATCCCCATCTTCAGCAAATGCTACTTTTTCATCATATGGCAGGGCTTCAAACGCCTCATTGAATGCATTACGAATTTCATTAATACCCTTTTCCTCTTCCTCAGCCATTCTCCTATCATAGTCAGCCACAATTTCCTCCCAATTCATAGAACATTCATCAATGAAAGGAATATCGAACTCAGGATGGGCTTTCCAAAAACGAATCTCCTTATCTTCCATTGTCATCAACTGTTCATATGTATCTTGGTCGCCTTCCTTATTAGGTTGTCCCGAAGTAAGTACTGATTCTTCCTCGGTAAAATATGGACGGTCCTCAGGATTGGTAATAAGAATACGTGTTCTAATATCTTTCGAGAAGCATACAAGAAGAGGTGTGATTCTCTTATTGAACATGTCAATATACTTTGCTGAATTATATTCCTCACCTTCCTGACAATATACATCTGTTTCAGAATCAACAATATTCTGTGGAAGAAGTCGTGCGTTAAGAATAATCTCATCCTCTTTCTGAGCATATGGATAGGCCTTTGTTAAGAATTCATTCATTGTAAGGGACTTGTCCTCTTTCTTATGCGCCTTGAACTCCTTTTCAATTTTAGTGGTTACATCCACCTTCTCGTGTTCACCGTTTGATAAAGTCTGATATTCATAATATTTAGCCACTTTCTTGACATCAGCCTGTGACTTGCTTTTACCTGTATTTACATAATACAAAGTCTCACCCTGCTTGACATCAAGCCCTTCCTTAATTGCCAATTCCATCCATGCCTGACGTGACTTAGGCCTACCTGCCTTAGTAAGCGTCTTGCAATCCTTAATATAATCTTTAATGTTCTTTTTTACCTTACCCTTGGATGCAATATCCTTAAGCGGAATCTGATAATTGTATATCTTTTCTATATAAGAATAATATTCATCCAAAAATCCTGAGCCATTGTTCTGCAGAAGCAACCTGATACCTTTTTCAAGAAACTTTGAAATATATATAGGCATTTTCTTGGATTTAATGGTATTACCGACAAGTTTCACATCATTAGGAAATGGATTTTCCGGGAAATAATCTGCGTAATTTTTACGTGAGAAGTTGATGGTCGAATCAACAATCTCATCTATGCCGAGTCCCATCTTTCCTCGCATATAAAGGTCATTGAACTCAGCGACATCGGCCTTGAAACCTGTATATTTTTGCCCTTCTACGACATTTCTATTTAGTCCTTTTCCAATGTAAGGGTTTTCGTCAGTATAACGATACTCTGACGGGAGTTTGAAGTTAAATCCGTCAGTATTTGAGATTACATTTAGTCCCAACGCATTTACAATTGTACCATCACATGAAATATCATAAACGTAATCATCTGTTTTTCCCTTTTTCTCTACTTTAATCATATTAAAATATTTTTCATTAAGTTTTTGCAAAAATAAAAACTATTTTTCTTTTTTCCAAATATATTTTTTGGGAATGATATACAAGTTACACTAAAAATGCCATAAATAACTGAAGTCTATACGAAAATGTCTGGACTTTTTATGATATTTATTAAGAAAAAGTAGTATGAATTTACAATACGTTACTGCTAAAAATGTTAGAAATAATTTTTATAGTGAAAAATAAATATATATATGGAAAACCGAAATATAATACAACATCTACGTGGAAATTCACCATTATCAATTGGTAAAGCTAAAGAAATAGGAATGCTCCAAGGAGAAATTGCCATTAAACATGGTGTTAGCGGAGACTCAGAACTTTATGTATTATCACAAGATGGTGAAGCATTAGATATATTTGTTCCCAAATCGTATATTGATTCAAAACTGTTTTATGGTACACAGGCAGAATACGATGCGGCATATGCTGCTGGTAAAATTGCAATAGGCGCAATTGTTGTCATTATAGATGATGAAGAAAACACAAATGGCGCTTCATCTAAATTAGGTGAGGGTGTAATTGGAGAAATGATTTTAGAATAAAAAATAAATAAAGAGATGATTTTATATATTAAAGGTGCTAATTTTTCAGCATCAAATATAGGAACACTTAGCACTTATATTGTGCAAAAAACTATGGGTGCAGGTATATCGCACAATATTCCTAATTTTATTAATAGAAACGAGGAAAACGTAGTATGGACTGTTACATTATCACAAGATTATATATTTGGTGAATATAGTATTGTTATGGGTGGTGAGGTAATAGAACCAAATATTCAAGATAATATTATGACTATAACAATTCCAGTAGTAACCAATAACATCAGTATTTCAATTGCAAGCATTTATGAAAATAATGGAGATGGAAGTGATGGACAAGAAACAGTTATATTGTTAAACAATAATGTTAATTTCTCAGATTTAAGTGTTTCATCATATGGTCCTACTCAAGGTACAGGTGGTTCTTCATTCGTAGAAAGATGTGCTCTTTCAGGAGGTACATATGTAGATTATGTTGATTTTTATGTTATCACACCTAACAAAACTTTCCCTAGCGAACCTATAACTATTCCATATATTAAACTATATTTTGTGGATGCTGAAACAGAAACTGTCGAAGAATTAGTATATGACCAAGCAAATCAATCATCTATTTTATCTGATACTACCGAAACAAATGGTTATCAAATTATTAGATGTCCTATTAAACGTACATTGCAAAAAAATATTCATCTTGGTATTACAGTAAATGAAGGTTATAGTGATTATTCATCATTGTATACTATCCCTTATGTAAATTATACGACTTCTAATAGTATACTTGGTAAACCTTATTTTGGTACAACAATTGTTTTGGGACAAACAGTTGCAGGAAAAACTGCTAATTATTATTGTCCTATGGTAATTTATGGTTATTAAAATATAATTTTTTTCAAAAAAAAATAATTGACATGGGTTATACAAAACAAGGGTTTGTGAAGGGAATGACATTAGAGCATACTCACCTTATTAATATGGAAGATGGAATAATAAGTGCTTCACAAGGAGGTGTAGAGGATATTTATGCATCGTCATATGGTGTAGTACCTGGTGTTGTTGATATGAGTAAAATGAATGAGTTATTATCAGCAGCCAATGGCAAAACTATTAGGTTTAATGATGGTGAATATATTTTTCCTTCGCATATAACAGTCCCTTCTAACATATCATTTATCGGAAACACTAAAACCATATTTAAATTATCAAGTGATAGTGCATCTAATATTCTTTTTTACATCGTTGGTTCGACTAATGTGACAATTTCAAGAATGTTTATTGATGGCGGGGCATCTAAAGTGCAACCTACGGGTAATGTCGATGATATTCTTGATAAAACAAATTCAGGCAATCGTTATGGTATTTGGTGTGAAAAAACCAGACGTGTTAAAATTACTGATGTTGATGTTTTAGGATGGGACATGTGTGGACTATATTGTGCAGACAACGATTCAGGAGGGGGTGAATATGGCCGTTTCTTCCATACTATAGAAGTGACACGTTCTAGTTTTTATTTTAATTATTATGGTTTGTGGTTTGCTCAATATGGCGAATATAATCAGGTGGAATGTTGTAATTTTGGTGACAACTTTATTGGTGTTCTAAATGAAGGTGGAAACAATATGTATGTTGGCAACATGTTTTGTAACAATTATTGCGGTTTTGCTTTGAATGGGGACGGAATTACTAACGAGTCACACGGAGGCTGTTATAGTTGTACTTACAACCATAATTCAATTACTGGATTAGGTGGCGGTGTTGCAATTTACATGAATAAAAGCACCGTTGGATGGAATTTTACGGGACAAAATATTTGGTATGGTGCTGTTACATTAAAAGATTGTAAAGGAGTTATATTTAATGGAAATATTTGGGGTAATGTTCAATTTACAAGTACACATTCAGAAGGATTAAAAAATCAAAATATGGTAACAAACACATACTTCCATACCAACCCAAGTGCGGTGTTAAATGGAAATGATGGTTCGACATTTTTTGGACCTTATTTACCTGGGGGTGTGGTTAATGAATAACCACACCCCATTTTATAAAACAATAAAAATAACAAGATATGGCAACATTTTATATACAATTATCCGATAAATTGCTTAAAATAGGTGATGATGTAACTAAAGAAACAATTCATAAGGCTTTGGGGTATACTCCAAGTAGTTTTTCGGGTAATTTTAATGATTTGACTGATAACCCATTCGCAATTACTGATGATGGGGAATTTAATATTGTTGACGAAAATGGTAATATAGTAGCAAAATTCGATGATAAAGGTCTGCACGTTATTGATGTTGAAGTTATTTCTGAAGATGGTATTCATAAACTTTCTAATAAAGTAGATAAAAATTATGTAGATAATCTAATTTTTAATGCTAATGAAAATTTACCTTTTAAAGAAGATGAATCAGGCTCTTTTGATATTGCGGATTTAAATGGTAATATAATTACCAGCATAGATAGCAATGGTGTTTCTTCTGTAGAATTTAATGCACGTGGTCATAAATTAACTGAAAAAATTGATAATAATATACTTGAAAACCGTTTAGATGATTTAACAACAACTAATTTTTCTTCAGGAGAATATGTTGATATTACTCTTAAACAAGAGAAAGGACGCATTACTAATGTTAAAATTAGTGACACTAAGTTATCAAACGCAATTAAAATTGATGAAGACCCCGCATTTCAAATATCCGATAACAAAAATAACATTGCATTTAAGGTTGACGAAAAAGGGGCCGAGGCAGTGGAATTTCGTGCAGGTAAACATTATCTTACTAATAAAACGGAAAGAACTTACGTTGACAATGAACTTTTAAAACTTCGAGTTGATACTCAAAAATCGATAGGGAATATTAAGTTTTCTGACTTAACTGAAAATCCATTTAACGATTCAGAGGAAGGTACTTTAAAAATTGTCGATAATAAGACTAATATAATAGTAACTATAGATAACAATGGCGTAACTTCAACTGAGTTTATTGCAGGAAAGCATAAATTAACTGAAAAATCAGATTTAAATTATGTAAATAATAATTTTTTAAACATCAACACTTCAGTTGGCACATTAAAAGACAATATCCAAAATAATGAAAAAAATATATCATCTTTAAGTGATGATGTAGAAACTTTAACAAATGAAGTTTCTTTAAATACATCTGCTATTACTGAATTGCAAAATATAAAATATGCTTCTTCATCAAGTAAAGGTGGTGCGGCTGATAGTGTGGCTAATGCACTAACAATTAAAGCAGGGTCAAGTAAAAACTTTAGTATCGACATTTTCAATGGTAGTTCTGTGACAACAATACCGCTACCAACAAAAATTAGTCACCTTGAAAACGATTCTAATTTAACTGATGACTTTAACGATGAATTTCATATTATTGATAATGAGGGCAATAAAATTGCGACATTTAATAATTATGGCTTATTTGTTTCGAAAGTTACAACTGTAGAACCTATAATTTCTCAAGATTTTATTGCAGGAGAACATAAGTTGTCCAATAAAGTTGATAAAAATCATATCGGTGATTCAGTTAAAAATGTTTTATTAACAACAAATGATTTAACCAATGAAGAAAAACAAACAATTAGAAATAACATAGGTTCTGTAAATAGTTTTGAACAGTATAGTAGTGATGGAGGAATTCTTAACGAGGAACAGTATAGAATAATGTCAAAATATTTATATACCCCATTTATGATTTCTTCTAACAGTGTGACTACAATACCAGATGAATTATTGAATGAAAGTAAAACAAATTTTTTCTGTGATTGGTGTTGGAATATAATGAGAATAACAGGTGGTGAACCAATAGTTGTAGTTGAATGGGACGACTATGATAACCCAACTAAGTTTAAAGGTCTTTTGAATGGAGTTACATATGTAGTCAATCGCACTAATTGGACCATTGCTCCTGAAGACTATTCGGGGGAATAGCATAGACCCCGAAGATACATCAACTAATGATGAAAATGAAATCATAGAAGGAGAATAAACAAACCCAGGATTTTATCCTGGGTTTACTTTTTTAACTATTTTTTATCATTTTCTTTACATATTGGAGACCTGCAACAATGGTTTTCGAGTACGTAACCCCCTCCTTATAATTCTCCATGAACGAATCGTAGAAAATCTTCATATTCTCCTTTGTTGTATTGAAAATAACGCAGTTTATCTTGCCATTAGGATTGTTTGCCGCATCAATACCAATTTGTTTCCAATCATCATACGGGAAACGCTTCTGATTAAGCCCCTTTATCTCGCCCTCATAATACTCCAATTTCGTACTTTCATTTATCTCACTTGGTTTAATCTTAACCTTATCAGAATTGAAGAGGCTGTGGTCCTCAGTTACTTCCACCCTCATATCACCCTCAGAAACCTCGTATATTGGCTTATCGCACCCATGACGATAAATGTATTCAGGTGAAACCCAACCACTTCTACAAAGCACTTCAAACGGCTTTTCTGAATAATCGTATTCCCTACCAAGTTCATCTACTTTAATAGCAAATGGATTGATAAGCGTTTCAACAGGAAGAATGTCAATCAGCCCACTATTTTTCCAACGGATAAATAATGGCGTGTCAGGAGTGAAAGAGTCACCAACGATAGGTTTATAGCCAAGACTATTAAAGTGAGAAATCATAAGGCGAAGGCACATACGACCTGTACATGTTGTCCTCTCAGCACATATCTTGCTTCCCCATGGAAAAAGATTCTCGGCCCCGTATGACCCGAAAAAGCTATTACCTAACACCTTCATTTGAAGCTGTTTTTTATCATTTGCTGATTCCTCTTTTTCCACCAATTTCAATTTATCTTTTAACTCATTAAGTTCATCATCACTACCACTAAAGTTTTTTATACGTTCTTTTAGTTTATCTATTTCTTTTCCTGCTTTTTTCTTAAGTTTCTTATATTTCTCACGTTCAGTAAGCACATATTCAAGGAACTTAAGCATTGAATCCATAAGGTCTCTACCATGAGTAATTCCCCATGTAAGAATAATTGACGGATAAAGTGAGTTAAAGTCAAATTTCGCAACATTATCAACAAATCCTACTGTGAGAAGTCTTGAGAGACCACCTGTAAATGTTCCACCTTCACCGAACTGTGGGATTGCGAGACCGTTTTCATATGACCAAGCAAGCATCAAACTTTTCCACTGTCCCGCAGTTCCCATTGTACAACATTTCTGGTATGGGACCGGTAGCATTTTACATATAAGAAAATTGGTTGTATTGTAACGATGTTCTACCTTATCACATTCCCAAAGGTCATCAAGAAGATAACGTTCAACAATGTACTTTCCTGTGGTAGGTAAATAACCGGCCTTAATTGGTTTATCTTCAGTTACTTTATACCAATCACCATTTTCATTATTCAATGCATATGTGTTAACAGTATCATTCCATGTATCTGAAATCTTGTCACCCGGTACATAGACACGGTTAACCTTTTCCATCTTTGAATACTTGGTAACGTACTTAAGGTCAGCCTTAAGCATATTACTGTCAATTGCCTGAGCGCGTCTTACCGCATGGAGAGAATCTGTCACAATTATTCCCGGAACGATTGTCTGCTTGAACTGTTCCACCTCACCACCAAGTTTAAGGACTGTATCCTTGGTATTCTTTCTAATAACATCATCACCAAACATTTTCATCTCCTCACAAATGTACTCAATTGGATAGTCAAGTTGTTCACATCTTGTGATAATGAAGTTCCAGTCGAAGTTTTCTCCATTATGTGCCGTAATGACGTCAGGATTAAAATATTGAATCATTGAAAGGAATACCTTAATGTTGTGCAACTCACTTGCATCACGTTCTTCCTTTGTGTTTCCTGTTACTGTGAGGATGCGTTCAAAATCAACTTTTTTACCCTTATACATCACAGGACGATTAAAACGCACACCAATCTGATTGATTCTATTATATCGAGGGTCGAGGCCTTCAGTCTCCAAGTCGAATATCATCCTCAAGAGTTTATCATAATCTTCATACCCCTTAAAGAATCGTTTTCCTGTGGATATCATGAACTGTTCCTGTGGAGTTACCACAAGATACTGTCTTTCATCTGCTTTTGAAACGAAATTCTCATTTTCCTCTTCTTCTGAGTTATCATCAGCCTTTGATTTCGAATATAAAGGGTTTTCGGCTTCTTTAAAGAATTTTGAAAATCTCTGATATGACATCGGCCTTTTTGCATAGAACATGAAGATATAGCCATTGTCAGCGATTTCGGGAACCACTTCACCTTGATTATTCTTTGTATCAAGGACTTTTATGCCAATTCCAAATTCACGCATTAGGCGTTGCACTTCAGAACGGTCTCCATTGCAAAGTTTCTCACAGGCTCTTCGTGTTGCCCACACGAATGGACGGAATGGTTCCATCTTGTAGTGTTTAACGTCATTTGCGTCCCTGTAGAACACTTTTATTTTATCTTCATTGTACTTATATTCAAGATTTACGATACGTTCCTGAGGGTCGGTACCATTAATAAATGAATTGATTACATCGGTCGTAATCTCTGTTTTTCTCTGAGGTTCAAGCATAAATTTTAAATTATATTTAATTGTTATTTTTGGTAAGGTTAAACCATAATCACTATGGTATCATTTACCACCATATAATAATATATGTGCAAATATAGAAATAAGGTTTGAATAAAACAAAAATAAAGAGTCTTATTCAAACTCTTTATTCAGGTGTTTTTTTAATATAAACAAATATTCAGTTGTATGAATATCTCGTTCTCTAAGGTTTCTGCTGCCTCTAAACGCAACGTAATCAATATTTTTAACTTTTAATTCCCCATATTTAGAAAGCATTTCTACCATTTCCTCATAAGAAATAAACCCTTCATTGTTATATGATATAATCAAATATTTTGAATCAATATCACTAACAAGTTCTTCAAATGTTTTTAGGGCGTCATTTTTCTTATTATAAGACGATTTGTTCCAATCATCAGGTATTCCCGCGACTTTACTAATGTTAGAACCTATTTCATTCTTTATAATAGTATTAAGCATGAAATAATTAGAACCATATGGATGTTGATTATATGGTGGGTCTATATAAGTTATATCAAGCCCTTTAAGATGTTTTACCAAGACATTAGCATCCTCTTGAAAGAGACGCACATTTGAATTATAATTGGAAAACACGGGTTTTTTTAACTCTATTTTTCCCATTATACGTTCAAGGGCATTTAAACCGTTTGTCAATCTTCTTTGTAATCTTATCACCAATATTGTACATATAAAATAGTGTTTTAAAATTATAATTTAAGTTACGACAAAAAACGTGCCAAACTATATTATCATTTCATAAATTTCTAAAATTGCAGATGGTGGGATATTATCTTTGGTATAAACTCCATAACTATAATTGGGGTCAAGATAGAAATCAATGTTTTCAGGAATCTTACTTACATCAATTATTAACAAACAATGCTTATCCTCGTCCTGTTTTACGGTTTTAAGTTGTTTTGTAAGGCTGTATATATCATCAGGAGGTGTATCTTCAACAAATAGGTACACTCGTTCAGGATAAGAGAATAGTGGGTTTTTAAATCTCGGTGATAAACCTATTTTACTAATCTTTTCAACGTTCTTTTCGGAGGTAACATGATATATTCTATCCATACTCCTTACATACTTGTTTACATCATCCTGATTTTTAGGTTCAAAGTTAAGATATACCCAATTATCAATATACGGATAATCATTTTCAACAGAACAAAAATAGCCACATAAATCCATTGCTTTCTTCACTTTGTCAATGATGTTCTCATTGTTAGGTATGATTACACGAAGTTTTTCAACTTTGTTATTACTGAAAACCTCTATCTGACTATCATCAAAATCATATAAATCAATGATATATTTTCTCGTTTTCTCTATTGGATAGGTTCTAATTAGGCCTTCCTCCAAGAAATTTCGTTTTTCATGAATCGCAATGGAAAGAGGGTTTCCATAAGAAAAATTCTCAATCACCCCTCTTTTCTCATTCCATTTCTTGATTATCCGCTTGCTAATCATATGTTATTTATCTGTTAACCTTTACAAGAATATTTCTCTTAACCTTGCTTGGAATCTCATTCTCAGTCTTAAGGATGTTAAGAATTGTGTCATATACCTTCTGATAAACATCCACCCCAACAGAATCATAAGGCATTCCCACCTTACCATTAGAATTGAACTCATGCATGTGGATATAGCCATTCATGATATCATATCTCACAGAGTGAACCCCTTCTACAGTGGTATTTCCCAACCATTTATTATAGTTTGCAAGCGAAATGGTTCTGAGCCCATAATTTCTCATAATTTCCTTAATTGCTCCACGCAACTGATACTTCTCATAGGAAGTATTGGTCTTAGCATTCTTCTTTCTCATAAAATTTTTCTTTTAAATTAGTAAATACAAATATATTGATTGTTTTTGAAAATACCAAAAATATTAGTGTTCGATTTCAACTACGGAAACCAATTCAGTAAAATAATCATAATCAGTGCGGGATGATTGTGTATTGTCTTTCTTTGCTTTATATACCTCAACCATTATTAGTGAGCCCGCTTGAATACTAACACCTTTCCAAAAGCCAACCAAACTCCTTTCCACCGTGTAGTTACGATATGTCACTTTTACCCATTTACCAATAAGATGGTCATATTGTCCGCCAATACTATCTGCATATTCCTTTTTAATGATTTCCTTCTTGGACTTTAACTCATGTATTTTCAAGTCAATATCAGCCATCCTATTTTCAAATTCCTTCTTTGTCATCTTCTTCCTGTTTTTCTATTTTATATTTCTTTTCCAAAAGTTCTTTGGTCGCCCATAGAATCCCCTCATTCAATGCGGTTTCATAAGTGTGATAAAGCATATCCCATGCATCAGAGTCAATAAGTATGGAAATTTCATCCGCTACAATAAAACAATACCTCTTCAATGAAGGCATATTTGAAACCTCCACATCAATATTAAACGCCTCCCTCAACCACCTCTGAGCATCATAATGAGTCGGAGCATCAATATTGTCGTATCCAAGACAATCATCAGGCAATGAATTATGAGAAAAAGAACAATCTTCAGCATATGAACCCCTAAACTGAGAAGAAATTCTTATGAGTTCTTCACCTTGACGGGTATAGTATCCAAATGTTCTTTCATTGAAACCCAATTTCTTAAGGTTTAAACTACAATCTTTTGAACAAAAATCTTTATTAGACAACATATTATTTTTCTTTAATCGAATCTAAAATATCTTTAGCGAGTTCAGTCATTTCATTCAGACTCTTTTGAATTTCATTGGGCTCATAACAATCCATAACAACGTTATCCATGACCCAAGTACTCAATTTTGAACCATTTTCTTCCGAAAACTTTTTATATCTTTCAGGGTAAAGGTCACAATAATGTTCATAGCCAAGAAACTCGTTCCACACCATAAAAACTTTTCCGTTCGAATCAGTTTCTTCGCATCTTTTCATAAGAGACCTAATCTGTTGATGAACACATCCACCAGAACAATTACATCCTTTACATGCCATATCTTTTACTATTTATACAGGTTTAACTTCGTAATTCAAATCAAGCATATCTTGATAAGATTCGACCATTAATTTGTGTTTTACCGCCTTAGCAACCTTATGTGACTCGAAAACTCCTATACATATTCCATTCTCATATACTGCATGAGGCTTAGGCTTAAACATTTTTCTTTTTTCTTCTTTATTCATACCCCATTGCTTTTTTATAATCATCGTACATTAATCCAAACCTAACATCAGTAACATCCCCGGATATATAATCAAGAGCAAAATCCTTAAACCATTCAAAAGCCCTTTCCTCACCATATACAGCACCCTTGCAAAACTCATCCATCATTTCATTTTTGCTGAATTTTCTCATATCCAAACCAAGGCCCGTATTATAACTTTTAATTGATTTCAATGCAGCTTTAAACCTCTCAGGAGTTCTGTATTCTCGTTTATCCATTACTCATCAAAATTTTCAAAATTCGTACCATATTGGAACGTGTCCCATTCTCTCCCAAAAACACTGAAAAGTCCATTGTCTTTAATCAGGAGTTCAATGATTTGACCCTCATCAGCCCAAACATCATAAGCCGAACACCAACCCATTTGGTCTTCAGTTGCACGATATGTCTGACTGAAAATTTCATAAAGACGCATTTCTTTATTCACTGATTTAGCGTAAGACAGGGCATCAGCAATACATTCACTATTCTGTGGCAACCCAACGTGAGGCCTCCATCCGAAATCATATTTATTTAGTTCCCTCATCAACGCCCAAAATGAAAAATCGTCACGCACATTCACTGTCATCTCATGACCATAAGCATTATTATAAGGGAAAACCCATTTTTCTATGAACCCCTCACAATATAAAGGACTGATATCATTATTAGTACTATATAAATCGCCATATACAAGGTCCTTAGGAAGACTTACTATGAATGCGTCTCCCGGGGTCTTAACAGTTACAACCCACCCATGAAAATTGTCTCGACAAATTACAGTAATACCATTATTAAGTCTAAACATATATACGGGAAGTAAGCAACTCTTGCTCATATGTGATGATACGACAAAACAAGGAGTTTTCAAGAGATTAGTACATATACTATCCCTAACAAAACATTCCTGTTTCTCTGCAGATTTCTTCCAAAGAAGGGTATCATCAAGGTCAAAACTTCTCTGTCTGTTTAAAATCAATTCATTAATTCTCATAAAGTTTTTATTTAAAAGTTTTCTTATCTTACTGCAAATACCGTGCCAAAGTAATTAGTCCCCAAAAATATTTTCACCTTTGTCAAACTTTCTTTGCTTATCAGCAACATCTTCCCTAAAATCATCCCATTCGAATAATGTAGGAATATCCAAATTATCAGGAAACCAATCCATCCAAGAAAAAGGATTTCCATTAATTATCCACAATGGTCCTCCAAGAACAATTGTTGTAAAAAAGATAAAAATACCCAAAATCATGGTTATTCCATTGCAGTCAACTACACCCACCTAAAGGAGGGTGCTTGACACTGCCTCGTTAGAGGCATGTCGATTGGGAGGTTGACTGCTCCCTGCCTGTAAGGATAACCAATTGACCTTCAATTGGTAAAAAACTCGATACAGGGTGGTTGGACCTTTGTCCGATATTAATCGCAGCATTCCAATCTGAGTCAAAGACAACTCCGTCAACGCAGATATATCTGCGACCACGGCGCTCTCCATCACGATTATTGGTGCGACAATCCATCTGACTTGTATACATCGGAGAAACTGTTTCCACCTGCTTGCCCGCAAGTGGTGCCTTGTAAGTCAATATACGTTTAAATTCATAAAATGGAATCTGAGATAAAGCATTGTTATGCTTCGCTCTCTTGTACCCCTCACTGGTACGTGAAGTTTTCTTTTTAATCTTTGTGAGGTCTTCCATCACAATGATGGAAGCATTTGTACTATTAATGAGTACTTTACTTGCACGATAACACATGTCCTTAGAGAGGTTGCGTTCCTTGTTGCGAACTTTCTTAAGGTGGCGCTTTGCTGATTTGGTACCTTTCTCTTGTAGTTTACGCTTAAGATAACGGATGTCCCTACGCTTCTTAAGATATGTTGTATCTTTAAATGCCTTACCCTCTGAGGTAACAAATATCATTCTTGCACCGAGGTCAACACCTATGCACTCCTCAGAATGTAATGGTTTTTCAGGTACTTCGAAGGGTACTGAAAGGAAGAAATTCCCGTTTCTATAGAATATTGTAGGGTCATATGCCTTATAAGTACTAAGCATTTCTTTTGCCTTAGGATAGACATTAAAAGGTACGAAAGTACGTTTGTTTTTCTGTGCCCCAGTAATGGTTATTCCTTCAGATGTAAGCACTCCGTAGAGGCGTTTATCGAGGGTCATTGTTAATGATTTTCTCTGTGGTACTTCAGCGTTCTTATGTTTGTTTGCTTTAATTGATTTCAAAGCAGACGCTGCTGCTTGTTCGCACTTGATTACCATCTGTGAAGATAAAGCAGGAAACTCTGTCCTAATTACGTTATAACACGCCTCGTGTACTTTTTTAAGTGACAGTGTTATTTTGTTATCATGTAGAATACGTGTACACCTATTGTACGCATCTCTTGCACATACAAGAAGATTGTACCAATGCGTTGCATTGGTATCATCCATTATTAGAGGTATGTTATAGGTTTGTACAATCATAGCATTCACGTATGTGATTTCTATATATAAATATTATAATAAATTAAAAAGTTTTATTTTTTTTTAAAAGTTATATATTTACATTAAGAAAATAATGTTTAACCAAAAAGGGTTTAATCGTAGTTCCTCTCCACCCTAAAGGATGGAGTTTCCCTACGATAAATTTATATGAAAAAATAAGGAATTAACCAAAGTCTCAAACCGATTAATTTCAAATGTGTTTTAGTACGTTCTGTCATAAAATCATAATTTAACATTCTCAGGGCAAATATACAAAAACCATGCCAAACCTAAAAAAATTCTTTTTTTTGCTACTTATATAAAAAACGGGACCTGTCGTGAGACACATCCCGTTTACTTCTATTATATCAACATTTAGTCGTGAAGAATCTGTTTACCCGTTGCTTCAACCTCAACATGTCCACCCTTAAGCGAAACATTTCTATCGGTCTTAGCATTAATTGTGTGGGACTCAAGAATCTTAGAAAGGTCCACGCCTGTCGCATTGGAAACCGTATCAAATGTCTGTTTGATGACCATTGGGACATTTGCTGATACGCCTGAGACACCATTATTATCACCGCCACCATAAATGGTAACATTATCAATTGACTTGATTGGTTCAGCAACGTTCTTGGCCATGTCAGGAAGAATACCAACAAGCATTTCAACAATTGCAGCATCATTATACTTCTGATAAGCGTCGGCTTTCTTGTTCATTGCTTCAGCCTCAGCCTCACCCTTCTTAAGAATTGCATAAGCCTCAGCTTCACCCTTAGCCTTGATACCGAGAGCCTCCTGTTCCATCTTAAACTTAAGTGCCTCAGCCTCCGCTCTCATAGCCTTTGCCCTCTGCTCAGCCTCATATGTCTCTGCTTCAGCCTTTCTCTTGCGCTGTTCAAGTTCTGCTGCAGCCGCAACTTCCTTATGATACTTATCAGCATCAGCCTTCTTATTTACTTCCGCCTCAAGAGTCTTCTGCATGATGGCAATTTCCTGAGCCTTCAATTCCTGTGTCTTGGCAGCCTTTTCAACCTCCGCCTCAACCTGCTTTGCATTGATTTCCTTGCGTCTTTCAGCCTCAATAAGAGCCTCGGCAGCATGTGCCTCAACGGTCTTCACCTTAATGGTCTTTGCCTGTTCCTGCTTCTGAATTTCATATGCAGCATCAGCCTCAGCACGTTTGATGTCTTCCGAAATCTTAAGTTCTGACTTCTTGATTGCAAGCTCATTGTTTTTCTCAGCAATCTTCGTCTCCGACGCAACACGTGCATCATTTGATTCCTGAAGAGCCTGAGCCTCTGCTACCTTCACATCCTTTGTGGCCTGTGCCTTATTAATGGCAGCCTCCTTAGTAATCTTGCATGTATTATCAGCACCGAGAGCCTCAATAAGCCCCTCACGGTCAGTTACTGACTGAATATTACATGAAAGAATTTCAATACCCAGGCGTTCCATATCAACAGCAGCCTTCTTCTGAATCTGATTAGAGAAACCATCACGGTCTGTGTTAAGGGCGCGTAAGTCGAGTGTTCCAACAATCTCACGCATATTACCCTGAAGAACATCCTTCACCTGATGAGATATCATCTCAGGAGACATATTAAGAAAGTTCGCACTTGCAAGCCTAATCCCATCTTCAGTTGGCATAATTCTAACCTTTGCCACAGCATCCACATCTACATTGATGAAGTCTGAGGTTGGGACAGGGGTTGTTGTCTTTACATCAACTGTAATCTGTCCGGTATAAACCTTATCAAGTTTCTGAAAGAACGGAATCCTAAATCCACCTGAACCAATAAGAATTTTAGGCTTTTTAGTAAGTCCTGATATAATATAAGCAATCTGTGGCGATGTCTTAACATAAGACGCAAAAATAAAAAGGACAAGGAATGCCACAATTCCAATGACCACATAAGTAAGTGTACTTGACATATATTTAAAAAATTAAAAATTATTTCCTATTTTTCTTTTCATTCCTAAGTTCAACAACAGTCATAACTGCGTAATTAGCAAGGTCAAGAAGAGTATCTTCAACGGATTCGTCCTTTACCTGAATCTGTCCTTTCTCATAAATGTTTTCAAGACGTTCCATCTTATCCGACAGCCTTAACAAGGCTGTAAGAAAACCCCATTTCTTAAATCTCTTATGGAAATTATTTCCATAATCGGCATTCTTTTTAGCATGAACAACGTCCATTTCATGCAGAACATCATTAAAGTAATCAACATATTCATCAGAAGCAGTTTCTTCTACAGGCAATTCAACGTAATCACTTCCATAATCTTTTGCAAGATTATCACCACTAAGTGTAAAACAATCGTAATTCTCCATTTCTTTTTTTTTTCGCAAAGATAGAAACTTTTTAGTAGAAAACAAAAAAACTCCAACGTTTCTTGCGCAGGGAACCGTTGGAGAGAAAAATGATATAGTGTGGTTAGAAACCGATGTGGCGGTTATTTGACGATAAATATCGTTCAAAATAAAAAAATCGCACTATTTATTATAAAAATTGAATTTATCATGGCATGTGCTTGTAAAAATAGTAAAAAAAATGTACAACCGGTAAAACAGGTTCAGAAAACCGTTAATAAACCAATTTCCCCAAGAACATCTCAAAAAGTAACAAAAACTGGAAAAAGAGTCATCATACGTCGCCCCATTTAAACGTATTTTTCAAGCCACCTGAATTTAACTGAAGGTCTCCACTGTCGCCATGTTGTGTTAGCAAGATTATATCCAATAAGGACCTTTCCAACGCATTTCATCTTCACAGGAGCCTTTACCCAAACTTCTCTTGTGAACTCAGCATCCCATACCTGTTTTTCAGTTGGGATAACTATTTTATCATCAGGGACCGATTCAATATTCTCAGGAACATGAACATACATCTCTTCGTATGCCCCATCAAAATTAATACCGAGGAATGCACCTGAAATGGTTTTAGAAAAGCATATTCGTTTTGTCTTTTTATCCTCAAGTTGTTCACATTCATAATCGCCTATAATGATATTATCAGGCACTCTTGGTTTAAATACTTCACCGTCATGATTTGCATGGCTAAGGTGATATAGTTTATTAATTTTTCTCATGACAATTTTCTATAAAATTTTTCAATTCTGCTTTCTTCAATAAAAAACACTTTATTGGTATTCTTTCCAACTAAAGTCAACTCTTTATCATTAATTTCAACCAATTCAAAAACATCGTCAGAGTAGCCTTTGGCTAAATAACAATCCCCTACTTTATGTTCAATCCCCATATTTTATATGTTTGGTTTTAAATGGCAAAAATCCAAAATAGCAATCTTTGCATAACAATGTATGCAACCACATAATAGGATTCCAATAGAATATATAGAGAAGTCCCGTTTTCGAACTTCTCCAATATATCCCTCGTTTATCAACATGGTCATAAACCATTGGTTCAAAGTGAAATCTACCCATATTTCTACTTCTTTCTGATTACTGAATCAATAAGGCCAAATTCAACAGCCTCATCCGCAGTATACCACCTATCCAACTTACAAAGTTCTGCAATTTCGTCAATAGGCCTGTTTGTATTTTCCGCAAGAATCTGATAAAGAGTATTCTTACACTTCTCCATCTGTTCATACTCAACACGAAGGTCCTCAGCTTTAATCCTTCCAATCCCGGTTGATGGCTGATGAATCATAACCTCTGAATGTGGGAGTGAATATCTTTTTCCTGACGCCCCCGAAGACAAAAGAACTGCAGCCATTGATGCACATGTTCCCATGCAATAAGTTGAAACATCAGGTGTTACAAAATTCATGATATCATATAACATCAAGCCACTTGCGACACTTCCCCCAGGGGAATTAATATATAGTTTAATATCTTCGGTTTCATCCACAGAGTTAAGGAACATCAACTGTGAAGCAAGGATATTAGCACTATCAGAAGTAACCTCAGTTCCAAGGAAAAGAATACGGTCCTTAAACAGACGGCTAAATACAGACATCTGCGTTACATTCATCTCACGTTCCTCAAGAATGTATGGCTCCACGTATCCACCATTGGTTCTCTGAAGATACTTATCATATTCATTCAACTTATTACTACCAATACCATACTCTGAACGAGCAAAAAGTTCATAATCTTTTCTAAATTTATCCATATTTTTTTTTATTAAATGTTAATCAATATCTCTTTATCTTCCTCAATATCAGTTTCTGATTCGATTATGAACTTATAAAAACCATAATCTTCATTTTTCACTTCAACAAGTTTATATGTGCATTTTTCAACATCCCACACGACATATCCGTGCCCATAAATGCTTTCACCGTTATTCTGTTGAATCAATGAGCCACAGTACACAGCCTTAACACCATTCTTCTTTATCTCCTGATGTTTATGTATATGTCCTGCAATAACAAAATCAAGGCCCTCAAAAATGCTTGCATCAAGTCCATTTTCAGTCACTCTATTGGTATGAGATACCGCGCCATTAATATCAGCATGAATTACACCAACATAAGTCTTGTTTTCCCCATATTCTGACTTAGCCCATTCAATGTCAGGGCGATTGAAATCATCAAATGATGAATAAAGACACCAAACAATGTTATCATCCACATACATTCCCGAAGTGTATTCAGTGTAAGAATCAAGATAAACCACATCTTCATTGCCTGCAATTTCTATAACAGGGGTCAATGAATCAACACGAGACTTATTGTTCATTAGAAAATCATGATTTCCACAAATCACAATTACCTTTGCCACTTTAGATAATGAATTTAAAAACCATGATACCGCAAGATTAGCCTCATTTGATACTGTTATCTTATTTTCAAAGATATCACCGGCCACAACAATTCTTACTTCATCCCTTTCAAATCCACCATCTTCCATATCAATATGACATTTATTAATGAATTTGTTAAGCATGTCATAAGTCTCATCCATTCTTTTAAGATTGCGGATGTGAATATCCGCACAAGCAATAATTTTCTTTACCATGTTGCAAATATACAAATATTATTCAAATCAGCAAATCAATTTCATCAAATTTTTTCGCAGATTTAATTGTTTCAATAATTCCTTTTTTCCCCAAAGCCTCATATACCTCACCGAAATCTTTATATTCATTGAGTTCAATATACTTTATTCTACCTCGTAATCTCCCCACATTAAGAAGATTATATATTCTCTTCGTTTCTTCTATAGTGGTATCCGAATCAAGACATATTATAATATCAGCATTGGCTTTGGAATACAGTTTTTTATATAATTCACTATCTTTCAACAAAAATTTACCGAGCATTGAAATAGCATTATTATAATAGATACAATCAAGAGCACCTTCAACCAGAACTATATCGGCATCGAAATTAATTAAACTTTCTTGGAAGACTATTTCTTTTTTATCAGCATCGCAATTCTTGTATTTCGTTTTCTTTTCGTATCCGGAAAAATCTCGCGACACCCAATAATTAAGGAACCCATATTCATCATAAGACGGAATTACAATCCTGTTTCTCATTGTCCATGTCTCACCATCCCATTGTGTATAGCCTATATTGAAACGGTCAACGATATCCTGCGTTATTTGGCGTTTTTCGAGGTAATTTTTAAGTTTTTTACTCTTAAGTGATGAAATATCTATCTTGGTATAAGTTTCTGGCAATTTAAGTGTTTTTCCATTCTTATCTGTATTGCCATATATCTCATCCATATACGACGACAAGTCGTACATTTTACTCTCTCTAATGGATTTTATTTCTTCCTCATATATCTTGAATTTTTCTTTACCACCATATCGTCGTATTAAATACGAAAGGTTCCCCTTCCCGTCACAAGCCCAACAATGATACTTGCCAATGGCAAATGAAACCTCAAGATTATATTTCCCATCGGGCCCACCTTTTTCCTCAGCACAATCCATTATGCAATTGAACTGATACTGTGAACACCCTTTCATGTATCCACCCTGCTTTGATTCACCTAAAATTGAAACTAAAATATTATAAATCTTCTGAAACATTTGATAAAAAATTTTTCGCAAATATAGTGATAAAATATTAAAAAAACAAAAGGAAGACCGAAGTCCTCCTTTATATTCACTTATTTTATATACTCTGCCATCAATATGTGCCGCAATCAACTTCATCATAGGTCCTGATTTGGCCATTCACAATCAGATATGATTTATAATCTCTGTTTTTAACTCTGACTGACATGCCATCTTCAAAACGTTTTGTTTTTGTTGTCTGAGAATATCCTGTATCGTCCCTCTCTACCCCAATCTCAACAATATAATATGTTGCGGAGGTTATTCCGTTGGCATCTTCACCAACGAGGTAACGGTCACCCGGATTCAACATGCTGGGTAATGCGGACACAATATCAATAACAGGTAAAAGTTGCCCAGTTGGTTCTGTTATAAGATTATCACCGAAATACTCTCTCCAAGTGATAACTCCCGTTTCCGAATCAACCGACTTTACTGAATATCGGGTCCAATAATCCAACATATTAGCCTTAGCCAATAAATTATACCCTTCCTCAGTACCTCTCCAAAATTTTACCATGTTTTTGTTTTCTGCCATTTTGCCCAAAAACTTACTCGTTTTTATTAATGGCCATCCCCCCATAGAACTATCCTAATGGGGGGGGGGTAGCCATTTATTAATTATTAATTCAGAACCTCTGCATCGTCGCCGTCATAGTACATGAAACCATAAAGGCCTTCACTACCTTTGACAAGTTCGATGTGTCCTGCAGCGACTGTCTCATCAGTTGCTGTTTCAACCTTAACCGAAACCTTAGGGTTGTTAGGGTCAGCGTTGTTTACTTCAATAGCATTGTCTGCGGAAGTAACTGAATTCACACCACCCGCAACAGCAGCGCGAATGCTATCCTGAATACCCTGAAGGACTGTTGAAATCTTGGTATCTCCTGAATAAATCGCATCACCTGTTGCGCCAGTAATATCACTACCGAGAGCAATATCCTTAGCAGCAATTTCGAGTTCAGCAACCTTACCCTCAGAAACTACAGCATCAATACCATTAACCTTAACAGCCTCAATTACGTTAACCTGAGCGCCCTCAGCAATGTTATTAAGTTTCTCCTCATAAGAAGCCTCAAATTCATTGAAACCGTCTTTGGTTACGAAAGTATCGTCGCCATACTTCTTAGCATCAGCAAGAACCTGAGCGTCAGCAGCAGCCCACTTCTTATCAATCTCAACCTCACGCTCATCGGTATAAGCCTTAGCGTCAGCAAGAGCCTGAGCAGCTGCGCCTGCAACCTCGTAGTTTCCTGCAAGGCCATCAGCATATTCTTTAGCAGCCCTAAGAACCTCATTATCAAGTTCAGTTATCTTATCAAGGAATGCTTGTGAAACTGCAATACCATTAGTTGTTACCTGAAGATAAGTGTTTGCAGTCTCATCAACCTTTACCTTGAACGTTTTACCATCAAGAACAAGGCCATCACCCGCAGCATAGTAATCAAGAAGGTCTGTTACATCCATGCGGATATCTTCTTTACCTGCAGCAGTATTGAAGGTCAATACGAGATATTTCTCACCGGCCTCACCTTCTTTAGGTCCATCAAGAACAGCACCTTCAAGCATACCATCCTTAATGAAAGCAGTTGCATCAATTGATGAAACAACCTCACCATTAATTCCCTGGAGACGAAGCACTGCATTCTGTTCATCTGAAGCCGGAACATAAGCAAGAGTAAGAGTTGTTTTCAATTTATCTCCATCAAGGGAAATAACTTTTTCACCATCAGCAACTCCCTGAACCGGAGCAGTTGGAACAATAACATCAACTGATTTATCAGCCTCTGCTATCACAAGAGCCTGTCCGTTAACTTTAACGACCTCAAGTTTGTTAACCTGAGCACCTGCCTCGATATTACCAAGTTTAGTACCCTCATCATTAGTCATAAGACGAGAACCCTCAACCTTATCGACTTTCTTACCAAGTTCACCCTCTATTTCAGATTTAAGAGCAGCATCAGCACCTATATAAGCATCATGGTCAATTGCTTCAAGAACCTTAACGCGCCCATCCATAGCCTCGTCCTTACCATCGGCATAGTCTTTAGCGTCAGTAAGAGCCTGAGCAGCCTGTTCATCAGCATAAGTCTTTGCTGCATCCTCAGCATCGGCAATTTCTTTGTAAAGTCCTGTAGCAGCATCCTCGCCTGCAGCCGCTTTTCCTATTTCAGATTCAATACCTGAAACCTTAGTCTTAAGTTCAGCAACGTCAGCGTCAAGATTACCACTTGCAGTAGAAGCTGCGAGTTTCTGAAGTTGTCCCTGACCGATTACAATATAAGGAGCAGCGTCATATTCAACAGCAGCACCTTCACCTTCTCCGTCAGCATCATACTCAGATTTAGTCTTAACATAGATAACCTGACCAATATTATCATCAGTTGCAAGAGCAACTGCATCCTTATATTCTTCAACAGCAAGTGAACCATTTCCTGAACCTACGGCAACCCAAGCGTCTTCTGAAGTCGAATTAGCCGCATCTTTAAGCATGTATACCTGTCCATCTTCAACAACAGCAACAAGCATACCGTTATATTTCGCCAAACCAAATGTATCATCAGCAAGCAAGTCAGCAAATGACTGTACTACTGTTCTATCATCAAGTGGCTGTGCACCGGTAGGTTTAATTGCCGATGCGAAGTTTATCATACCATTAAATAATTTTGCCATATCCTAAAATCAATATTCTTCAATTATTATTAAGCCACTGTGAATTTAACACGGTTAGGTCCTTCAGTTGAAGCCCACTCATAAACTGTATAAGTCACCTCTTTACCCTGAATAGTTCTTGTAACAGTACCGTTTGCGACGAACTTATCTTTACAATCAATAGCATATTTCGCTGTAGTTGGATTGATTGCCATTGCAGTTGTTACCTTCCAAGCACCAGGGAGGAAAAGACGGTATGGTTCAAGGCCCTGATTAGCAAATGAAACCGCAAATGAAGTATTTGATTTCATAAGAGCCAATTTAGTACCATCACCTGTTACTGGAGCAGCGAGGTCTGCCATAGCCGCACCAGTTGCATCTGTAGTAGAAGCACTAACGCCATTGGTATATACAGGATAAACACCTGTTACAGTGAATGTTGCAGACTGATTAGAAGGGTCTTTTTCAACACCTGCCTGAGCAGCAATTGCAACTGATTTCTTCTCCTCACTTCTTCCACCAAGGTTTGAAACGATATAATAAGAAGCAACTCCATCATGTGAACCTGTATGCTTAGGCGCATCCTCAGTTACTACATACTTATTAGTTCCTTCAACAGCAACAAGAGTACATGAAGCAAGCTTACATAAAGAAGCGGTAGCGTCTTGAACTGTTGTTGGGAGTGTTCCTGTGAAACCGGTAGAAGCCGCTGAAAGTTCATAAACGTTGTTATTCATCTGTGAAACTGTCCAAGCACCTGAAACTGAAGTTGCGTCTACAACATCATCACCATCAACAGTAGCAGAATAACCATGCTCAAATCCACTTACTTTAGGCTCAGTCTTAGAAATTGAAACTGCATTTGCTGTAACCTCACTGAATGTAATTGCCTGTCCAACTTCTACAAGCCCATTATTGTTTCCACCTGTTGCACTAACAGTTGGTGCTGAAATTGAAACACTATAACTTGGAGTATTCTTTGAAGGTACCGGATAGATTTCAACACAAAGAAGAGCCTTAAGAACTGCCTGAAGGTCAGTACCTGCAGGGATGACACCATCAGCAAAAGCAGATTTAACTGCATCAGAAGCAAGAGGGCCACCCTCAATTGTAATAGATTCCTTAAGAACTGTCTTATCAACTGTCATATCGTCAACAACAAGTTCATTGGATTCGTTAACTGAAAGGAAGTTGTTAGCCTCAGCAACCTTAACATTGAAAGTCACACCATCCTCAGCGAGTTCGAGTGCGGTACCTGCATTGTAAAGTTTCGCAAAATCAGAAACCTTAATCTCATCAGTCTTAGTTGACTCACCCTCAGTCTTCCAAGTGAAAATGATATATTTCTCACCATCTTCTTTAGTTTCAACTTTAACATCCTCAAGAACGCTGTCTTTCAGGAAATCAGTTGCATCAAATCCTGCAATTTCCTCGCCACCAATTCCCGTAAGAGAGATTTTATTGTTCTCATATTTAAGACCAATTGTTGATGAAAGAATACCGTCAGCAACATTAAGAACTTTGTCGCCTTCAGCAACATTCTTCACCATAATTTCAGTAAGTGAATCTTGAAGGTCCTTAATATCACCTTCAACTTCGTCGAAACGAGCAGTAACCTTAGCGAAAGCAGCAGCAAGATTTGCAAAATCCTCATCCATTACAGTGATTTTGCCTTCACCATCAAGACTAACATTTACAATACCTACCACCTTAAGAAGGGCTGCAGCTACATCAGCGCTCTCGTCATCAAGAGTGGCAATTTTATCAGCAAGAGATTCAATCTGTCCTTCCTGATAACGAGCATAGTGCTTTGTACCGAAATAAATGTCATAAATGTCGTTTCTTAAATCATTGTCATCCTGTACGCCCTCAGTGTTGGCATCAGAATCAACAACTGTTCTAACGAACCAAATATAACCTTTTCTATCAGCTGCAGCAACCTCTGCGAAAGTCGTACCAAGTACGGACTTAATACCTTTAAAAAGTTGTTTTGACATATCTGATTATTATTTATTCTTATAATTCCAGTTTATTTTAACATTAAATTAATATCTCTTATAAATAATAATATTATTTTAAATATTATATTTTTATTAAGATATTTTCTTACTTATATTAGAGAATTTCGTTTTCCAAATCATCACCCGAAAGAGATATGCCCGTTGAATAAAGACCATCCTCATTAACAACCAAAACATTATCTTCAGCGTTTGAAATCTTCACGGAAAGTTTCTTATTCTCGTCTTTCTGAATTGTAATTCCATCAACAGCAACATCACCCTCACCACTTGTGATTGAATCAAGCCTGTCTTGAATTGTGATTACATCACCCGAAATTGTCTGAATCTTAGCGTCAGTGCTTGCGGTATACTCATTAAATGATTCTTCCAAAGTCCCAACCTTTTTAGAAACATCTTGAATTTGCTGAGTATTGCCTGAAACCCTTGCTGAAATTGCTTCAATATTCTGAGTATTTACTGAAACATTTCCTGCTATTGAATTGATTCGTTCTGAAAGGCCTTCATCAGCCTTTTTATAGGCTTCATCAATTTCGCTGATACGGGTTTCAACCTCAGTAAGGTCAACATCCGGAACTGAAGCGGAAATTACAAGACTGCCATCAATTTCTTCTACAAAAGCAATATTATCACCTGCTTTAAGTTTGTCAATACCCGCAATCTTTTCAATTTTTGAATTAAGGTTTGAAATACCGTTTGCATTTTCATCTGCCTTTGATGCTATATCCTTAATGCGTGAATCAAGATTTTTCAATTCACCCTCAACTGCATCAACACGCTCCTCGACTTTCCCCAAGTCAATAGAGCCATACTTCTCCCAAGAATAATCTTCAGTAAGAATATACTGTGCGGGGCCCTCACCAAGGCCATCATCAAGTACCATCACAACCATACCAGGCGTGTAATACTTGGCCAATACAAATGAACTGATTTTAGTCAGGTCTTCAATATTGGCGACAGGTGCAACCTTAGCATCAATATAACCCTTACCAGAGTATTTGAATTGGTCTGAATAATTTATAACTGCCATCTTTATGCGTATTTGATTATATAAGTTATTGAATCTTCTGGAATATCAATCACAGCCTCAGGAACTGCAGGGTCATAGACAGCAGAAAGTTCTGTGTCGTTAGCCGTCTTATACCATACATGGTAAGCAACGCCATCAATTATTGCATCATGCTCCCTTTTATTCCATCCTTCAATAACAGAATCGTTTGTGGAAGCAGCCAGAATATCAACAACCTCACGGTCAGTGATGATTATAATATCCTGAGCATTATTAAGAAGAACCTCAGTTATTTCAGCAGGGGACATTTCTGCAAGACCCTCTATTGCAATAGGTTCAATATCAGCAACAAATGTCTCAGTTGCACTTTCACTCTCCATTGTTATGCTATCTATAACAGATATTGCATCAAAAATTTCTTCATCTGTCATAGTATCAATATGCCCTTTCATGGCTGCAATTTGATATGCAACTGGGAAAACTACCGGTGCATTAAGTGTTATCTGATACTTAAATTCCTCATCCTGATAAGTTTTCTTACCTGCAAGGGCATCGGTTTCAGAACCACCAATACCATAGTTTTCAATAGAGGCAATATCCCCAAGCCCGAATTGAATTCCTGAAGCGCCTGAAGTTCCTTTCTCTATTTTAACAGTGTATTGTTCATCACCATTGTAAGAAATTGCCACATACATATCAGAAGCAGTCGTTCCCGCAAACATAACAACAGCGTCACCATTCACTATCTCAAGTGACATTGCCTTGGTTTGTATTGTAGGCGTTGTATCTCCGGTATTAGAATCAGAACCGGAACCTGAACCACTACCGTTGGTAATAAAAATAGTTTTTGAATATTCTTCTCCCGGAAGGTTGCAAAGGTCAATATATGCACCATTCCAATAATGACGTTCCTCTATCCTGTTATCACCCTCCCAAAGTTCACCGTTTGGGCCGATTGAATTTTCACGTATATCTCCTAAGTAACTCATGGTATACTAATTTAATTTCTTATAAATAGGTAAAAGACTAAGAAAAAGAAGCCTCTCTTATGAAAAATCCAAAAGAAAGACTTCGTGCAAAAATATATCAAGATTGACTGTAGGTTTCCTATTCAGTAGTCTTACCAAGTTCAAGACGTTTATCATAGATATTACCCCAAATCTTTGTTGAATATCTAATAACGTAGCCGCCATCAGTTTTTTCAATATCAGGGTTGAATATCTCAGGTTTTTCAATTCCATAGCGATTAACATTAATGTATGCTAATGCACAAATCAAAGAATCACAAGCATCATAATTTTCTTTTTTAATCTCCCCTTTACCATTTCTTGACCATTCAATATCAGGATAAAGGTTATTTACAAGGTCCATCATGATGACTTTCTTGTCAATATCATAAGGATAGGCACCAAAAAGAACGAGATTATTTGAATTAATATCTTTCTTTATATGTGCAAGAGGATATTCCTTTCCCTTTTTATTATATTTTCTTATTGAACACAACTCAGGGAAAGAAAAAGCACGAGAATCATATGATGAAATAAATTTAGGGACAATACCAAGATGATGATATATTGCCTCTGAAACCATACCATTGAATCGTATAAGTTTACCGACAGTCGAAATGTTATTGGATGATAAGAGAGGTTCCTCAATTATAACATCAGTTATACCAAATTCTTTTAATGGTACAATAAATTCATTCTCGAAAATTTGTTTCTTAATAAACAAAATCTCAATACCACTAATATCTTTAGGCACTTTAGGTGAAATCTGAGTGATTTTTACTATTTCAGGTTTACTTACACCGTCATCAATAACAATTGATGCCCCAATGCATGAGGTACTAATATCAAGTCCCAAGATGACACGATGAATTTTGTCATCTTTCTCGGTAATTCGTATATTATCTGCTTCAGTCATTCAACATCTTTTAAAGAAAAATAAGTTAAAAAAGTTTAAAAGTAAAGTTGTTAGTATCAAAATTTATCACTATATTTGCAACAAATATTTTTGTTATGACAATTGACATTGAAAATAAATTACATAATGACATAAAAGAATATTGTAGAATGAATGGTTTGGTGATGAAAGATTTTGTCAACAAACTTCTTAAAAAATCATTTACTGTAGAAAAATATGGGGAAACCCCATTTGGGGAGGTTTCATTAAAACCTAAAATTCATAATACTGAAGTAGACGGGCGTTTTTCTGATGTCCAATCAACCACAATACTCCACGAGCGAAACAATTCAATAAGTCAAACTGAAGTGGTGGAAAAAAAAATTCAAATTGTAGACGAACCTAAAACCATTTTTAATGATGATTGTGATATTGAACGTTACAAAGGAGAGGTCCCGAAAAATTATTATGAAGAAATAAAAGTAACCCAAAAACAAACGGAAAAAAAAAGTAAAAAACGTAAATTATAAAATTAATGGCTAAAGATTTGAAAATTGGCGAAAACGCCAAAATAACAATTGAATGGAAAGTGCTTCCTGTTGATTTTTCAAAGGAAAAAGAAGAAAGTATCAGAGAAAACGTCGCAAAGAAATACGGTGTTCCATCAAAGAATGTAGAAATTGTTCCTATTTTTATCTCCTTAAATAATAAAGGAGAAAAGGTTGCATTGACCAATGACACAATACAAAACATTCAGGACCCTAAATTTCAACAGCAACTTTTCCAAGCATATCTTGATGAAAACAATATCGAGGATTATGATTTTAATGAAATCATTAAAATCGACAGTCATATTAACTCCCTCATAGATTATGAGGTATATGATAAGTTCAAGAGATATGAAATCAAGTGGTTAAAGTGGTCAAATTTCCTTTCTTATGGAGATGATAACTTTTTTGATTTTACAACTTTGAATGGTTTGGTTCTTCTTAATGGTGAACCTGCTAATCAGAGCGGTAAATCTACTTTTGCATATGACCTTCTTCATTTCGTACTCTTTGGTAAGACAACCTCGGGTAAGGCTGACGACCTTGCAGGTATCTTTAATAGATATCGTCCGGAAACAACAGAAGTTAAGGTTGAAGGTTGTATTGAAATAGACGGTGAAGATTATATCATTAGGCGCACACTTACTCGCCCCGCACATAAAAGACGTACAGCAAAAAGCAAGGTTACGCAGAAGGTGGAATATTTCAAAGTCGTCAACGGTGAAGAACAGGTTCTTGACGATATTGAAAACATGGAAGGTGAGAATAATGTTCAAACAACTAAAATCATTAAAGAGGCTATTGGTAACGAAAAAGATTTTGACCTCGTAATTTGTGCTAATTCCGACAATCTTAAGTCTTTAATTTCCCTTAAGGATACTGAAAGGGGGCGTCTTCTTTCTAAATGGATTGGTCTTCTACCTCTTGAGGAAAAAGATGCCATCGCACGTGAGAAGTGGAATAAAGAAATATCAAAGTCACTTCTTTCCAACATATATAGTCGTGAAGTGTTGAAAACTGAAATTGATGCATTTAATCTCTCTATCGAAGATAATAGTAAAAGAATTGATGAGACTAAAGTAAAACACACTGACTCTACCAAGAGATGCGATGAATTGGCTAAACAAAAAGAAGCACTTCTTTCAGCCAAGAGAGAAGTTGACTCCTCCCTTACCAAAGTAGATGTGCATACAATTGAGCGTCAAATTGAAGATGTCACTGAGAAAGGAAAACAGACAAAGGCATTAATGGATAAAACGAAAAACGACCTTGATGCAATTGCTAATGTTGAATTCTCCGAAAACGAATATCAGGACCTGCAAAATAAAAGGGAAAATCTTGCTGTTGAAATAAACGGTATTAAAAATACAATACGTCAACTCCGCGAGACAAATAAAAATCTCGCTGCTTCAGAGTATTGCCCCACATGTAAAAGAAAACTTGAAGGGGTTAATTATAGCGCAACAATTGCAGAAAACGAAGAAAAAATTAAAACTCTTATCAGTGATGGGGAGAAAAAGAACGGGAAATTAAACGAAATTAAGGAAAATATCGTTAAAATGGACGAAAATCGTCGTCTTTTTAATGAAAAAAGTCGTTTATCAATACTTATTGATAAGTATGATGCTGATTTAAAGGTTCTTAGACTTAAACTTAAAGACCTCAGGCAGACAATGAAAGCCCTTGAAGACAATAAGGCTGTAATTGAAGCGAATAATAAGATAGAAAATTCACTTAATGTCCTTAATGTTTCATTAAAAACTGAAGAGGGTATTAGAGATAATCTTCTCCTTCAAATAAATGGCCTTGAAAATGAAAATAAAACTCTTCAAGACAACATTAAAAATAGAGAAAACATAATTTCTCAGATTGACAATGAGGAAAAAATTGTCAAGACGTGGAAAATATATCTCACTCTTGTTGGTAAGAATGGTATTGGAAAAATGGTTTTACGTCAGGCTCTACCTCTGATAAACGGAGAACTTAAACGTCTTCTCTCAGGAGTTTGTGATTTTGATGTTGAAGTTGTCATTGACGACCACAATGATGTTGCGTTTAATCTTGTAAGAAATAACACCGTTACAAAATTGTCAGGTGGTTCAGGATTTGAACAGACTGCAGCGGCATTGGCTTTGAGAGTTGTTCTTGGGAACATTTCGACATTAAGCCGTCCGTCAATTCTTCTTCTTGATGAGGTACTTGGTGGTGTAGCACAGGAAAACTATGAAAATATCAAACTTTTGTTTGACCGTATAGTAAAAGATTATAGTGTTGTCCTCCACATAACCCACCTTAATCAGATTATAGATTGGCACACGTCAATCATAACGGTAAGAAAAGAGAATCAGATATCGTCAATTAGCCAAAAGGCTGTTTAAAATAAAAAAAGAAACATGAGAATGTAATGTTAAAAGATTTTAATAATATCTATGACGTAAACGCAGGATATTATTTTAAAGACATAACAAACACTAAGCCCTTAACAAGGGCTGAAGAAAGAAGACTCTCAAAAAGATGGAGAGAAAAAAAAGATGTAAATGCACGAAATAAGTTGGTTCAATCAAATCTGAAATTCGCTGCAAATATTGCGAAAAATTATAAAGGGCTTGGATTATCATATTCTGATTTAATTCAAGAAGCGAATGCAGGGCTTTTTAAGGCTGCAGATAAATTTGAACCTGAACTTGGTAATAAATTTATATCTTATGCAGTAAATTGGATTAGGGAGTCGATATTATCAGCCCTTAAGAAAAGAAATTCTCTCCCCTCAGAAGAATTGCCTGTTGAATACAATGAATTGGAAACCTATGAGGAGGCTGATTACATTGATGAAAAAATGAGTGATGATATCTACATTGAAGATAACTCTGAATCTGAAAGAGAAAAGGATATTAATACAGTTGTAAACCTTCTCTTAAAAGATTTAACCCCAAGAGAACAATTCATTGTTACTAAATATAGCGGCATTGGTGAACGCAAGCCTAAAACATTAGAAGAAATTGGAAATGAATTGGGATTAACTAAAGAACGAGTTAGACAGATATATGAAAAAGCAATGAAAAAACTACGTGTTTCGGCACTTGAGAATTGCTTTTCTAAAGATATTTATAAAAGATAAATTTTGTTTTGAAAATGGTTAAAAAGAGTACAAAGACAACTGAAACCCCTGAGGTTCAGTCTGAGGTGACATTAATGGAACAGCAGATACAAACTGAAATTGAAACGCAAGTTGAAAATGAAATTTCAGACATAAAAGAACAGATGGAAAACCTGCAACCTGCAGAAAATGTTATTGAAACAATTATGGCTTCAGAACCGGAGGAAGTTGAAGAAATTATTGACAATGAGTTAAAAAAAGTAGATGAACTCGTTGCAACAGTAGCGGAAAAAATTAACGAGATGGAAGAAAAATATCCTGAAATCACAAAAGTTGTTGAGAAGGTTAAGAAAGCGAATCCTCGTTTTACTAACGTTTGGAATGGCATAGCATATTAAAAAATATTAATAAAATGGCAAAAAGTAGTTATTCAACCGCATGTGATATGCTTGATGCTATACGTCGCGGAATTGTAGAAAATACGGAGGCAAAAAAAGGACTCATCAAGGAAGAGGCTGAGGCACAAACAATTGAAAGTGCGATTGCAATAACCGATGACCCTAAATTCGGTGATAATGTTCTGACAAACCAAATGAATCAGTTCTTATCTTCAGTTGATAGTGGTGCACAGTTTACTAAGCCAAATGAAGAAAATCCTGCAGATAGTCCACTTATCTATATGCCTGAAACCGGTAATATGGTTTTTTCTGGAACAATACCAAGCCTTAATAATTTAAAATGGCAGTTTGTGTTGAAAAATAACACAGGCGATGGTTGTTTCATGTGGGCCGATGGTTTAATTCTTAATAAAGAAAACTTAAAGACTCTCAATAAGTTAATGGGATTTTATAATAATTGGAAAACCCAATGGCAAACATCCGCTAAAGAATTGGAACAACTTGAAAATCTTGTTAGGAAAAATTAAATAACAAAAACCACTCAGAAATGAGTGGTTTTTTAGTTTTATATTGCTATTTATCAGTAATAGAAAAAGATAAATGAAAAACTGTAAAAAACATATAAGAGAGGAGTTCGACAGAGATGATGTCATGCAGTTAATCAAGCGTGATAAAGAATTTGAAAAACGAATCAAAGAAATCACAACTGATGTGGTTACTGACCTCTTTCGTGTGCTTTGGCAAAGGAAATCTTCTTACGAATCAGAACTTAAGAGATAATAAAACATGAGAACCATACTTATAAATGAGTCTCAGGTTAATGCCTTGAGAAAAAATATTGAGATGATTAATGAGGAAGTCACCTTCTTCAGTTTCATGTCTCATATCAAGGCGTATCTAAAACAACTTTTAACCGACCCCATATATGCAAAACCCGATGCTTTTCTTATTGCTAATGGGTTAGATGGTGAAAAAGCATTATCATTGCTTATTGATAACGGGGTTATTATTAAAGATGAAAAAATCGACAGTTCAGGGGATAAAGACCAATTTACAATTTCATACAAAATCCCTCGTCAGAACTTTGAAAGAAAAATCAAAAGGCTTTATACTAAACTATTTGAAATCAACATCGCTGATGGTTGTGTAATTAATGAGGAGGATGGCGGTGCAACATCTGCAGATGCTTCAGGTGCTTTTGAACAGCCTCTTTTTGGTAAACCACTCAGGCGAAAAACAATTTACGTCACACAAGAACAATATGACAGGCTCCAAGCATTGAAAGAGGAGGCTGTAATGGATACTGCAATAGGTGATTTCGGTTATGATGCTCCACCTTTTGAAAAGGATGATGACCCTACATACAATCATAAGGACTTGATTAAAACTTCTGTGGAGGACGGTAAAAAATGACACGATTTGACTATTATTCCAATATAAATCCTGATGCAGCAAAAAAAATAATGAAAATTGCTGAGGAACTTGAGGATGAAAAGCAACAAATCATTCCCGATGAAGAAAAAATGAAAAAATTGGTTTACAGACAATTTATGGCGGGAATGGAAATAAACACAGGACAAGGTAGAAACTATAAATTATATTAAACTATAAACAATGGACAAAAGTATTACAGTAGGAAGGATGAGAGAACTCATCAAGGAAAGTCAAGGCCAATTCAATCCTGTAATTGGAGATGGCGTTGAGAGCGAAAACAAGAAAAACAATGAAAAGTCCTACAAAGATGCCAAAACCAAAACTGACGCAAAAGAGGTGAAAGTTAAACATGATGTTCCTAAAAAGGAAGATAAAAACAAAACAACCCTCGATTACACATTCAATTCTGACCCGGGTAAAGAATATAAAGAAAGGGTTCACGCGCAAGCCAAAGGTTATACAAGCAAGGCTGAAGAAGAGAATGACATTGAAAAAAATGCTGAATTTGGTGATGATTTTTATAAAGTGGCAAAAGAGGCAGGACAGGAACTTCATCAGAAGGAAGAAGACTTGAAAAAATCAGGGTTACAGGCTCGTGAACTTCCTGACGGAACATTCAAAAAGGAAGACATGTATGAAGAAAAAAGTGTCAAAACCGTGAGATTCAAAAGGACTGAATTCCTTACTGAAGAACACATGATGTCAAAGATTCCTGATGAAATGAAAATTGAAGGACGACGTTTCAGGATGAAGGATATGAATGACCAAACATATCTTCTCGAATGGACTAAAAATCAGTACAGTGGTAAAGAAAGTGCTGTCATTCTTGAACACACTAATGAAAAGAAAGTTAACGAAAGTATTGAACGCATGAAAGCACTGTATGGTTTCAAATTGGGTGAAAAAACAACAAGAACAACTTCACAAGGAAGGATGTATGAAAATAATGATGGGGTGCGTGAAACCCTGAATAATATAAGAAATTATAAGAAATAAGGGTTATCATGGAAGAAAAGATTGACAAAGGGTTAAATTGGTTTGAGAAAGCACTGCAGATTGTTGAGAAATACAAATTCAAGACAATTTTTAAGGCAGTTATCTATATATTGATTATTGCAGCAACAATAGGCTTCATTAAAAACCCAACATGGATTTTCGAACAATATCAAACTTGGTTGGACAAACAACATGAGGTGGCAATGATTGACCGTGAACATATTGATATGAAAATTCACACAATTATAGAAAAACTGAACTTTAAAACAAATAGTGCACGTGTCTTTATTCTCGAATATCATAATGGTACTGAAAGTGTAACGGGTCTCCCTTTTCGTAAATGTTCTGCAACTTATGAAGCAATAAATGTTGGCGTCATGCCCATTGCCCATGATTATGCTGAAATCAATTTAAGTTTAATGCCATTTGCAAGCCACATGGCGACAACAGGATATTGGTGTGGGGATATTCATGATATGGAAGACATTGACCGCTCATTCTGTTATAGACTTAAGGCAAGCGGCGTAGAGCATTTTACGGCTGTCACCATTGAAGGTGTAGATAAACCTCTTGCGCTTCTGATTGTTTCCTATGATGAAAGATACATTGACCATAACTGTGATGAAGTAAGAGAAAATATTAGACACTGCGCTCTTGAACTCTCCCTTTTGTTTGAAATCAACCAACAATACGGTGAACGAATTAAAATATAACATAAACATTTTGTATAAAAAAGGCGGTTTAAAACCGCCTTTTTCTTTTAATTATTCTCCTATTTATTGTTATAAAACTAAAAAATATGGCTAACGCTGAAAAATTAATGCCACTTATATTGAAATGGGAAGGTGGATATTCTCACCATCCTTCAGATAAGGGTAGGTGTACCATGAAAGGGATAACAATCGGAACCTATCAAAAATTCTACGGTTATTCAAAAACATGCACCGACCTTAAATGTATTACTGATGATGAATGGCTTGCAATTTTCAAAAATGGATATTGGGACCCCATGTGTGGAGATTCCATTAAAAACCAAAGCATTGCTAATATTATTGTAGATTGGGCGTGGATGAGCGGTGTTAAAACAGTGTCAAAAAAAATACAGAAAATATTAGGCGTCAAAGATGATGGGATTGTAGGACCAATTACAATGTCATCATTAAATTCAATGGAACAGAAACCTTTGTTCGATAAGATTTACAAAGAGCGCGAAAACTTCTATTATAATATATGCAAAAATAACCCAAGTCAAGAGGTTTTCCTAAAAGGATGGTTAAATAGACTTGCTGATTATACATTCGAGGAAGAAATCCCCGAAGAAAAAAAAAATAACTGAAGAAAATGAAGAAAAACATGAAAAAAAACATTTTATTGACTATATTCGTGAGTTTTGTAATGCTTGCATCTTTAGGAGGATGCGGAACAATAAAACATGTGCCGGTAACCGATAAAACCGATGTGGCAACACGTGATAGCATTATTTTTCGAGACAGCACAAGAGTTATTGATTCTATTATTTATGTGCAAATCCCTCGTGAAAAAGTGATGGATATAATTTCACAAATCGACACAAGCAATCTCGAAACAAGCGTGGCTAAATCAACTGCTTATGTTGACACAACCTCGTTAATGATAATCCATTCTTTGGAAAATAAAGATACTGTTATATCTGAGAAAATCGTATATAAAGATAGGTATATTACAGAAGAAAAAATTGTATATCGTGATTCAATACAAATAAAAGAGGTGCCTGTTGAAGTGGAGGTGGAGAAAGTTAAATATCCTAAAACTTATTGGTGGCTGCTTGGGTTCTTTGTTATTGTCGTCGGAATTGGAATTGTAAAAATCTATTTAAAATTTAAAAAATAACGACAGGTGCTTTTAAAAGCACCTGTTTTTGTTTACTATAAACCATAAAATAACTATTTTCATTATAAAATATGTTAAGATATGGTGACTAAGATTTTTGTTTTTATACTTATATTCGCAATCCTTAATCTTATCAAAGAAGGATTTATATTCTATCGTTCATTACGTATGGGAGAGTCTGACATGACAACAACACGACTTTGGGGTATAGGTTTGTCATTGGCTTACATTTTTACAATAATCTTTACAGGAATTGGATTCTAATGGAACTTAATGATAAAATTGCAAAGTTGGGGTCAAGGTTCAGAAAAATGAACATTGCTGAGGGAATCATATTCCTTACTGTGGATTTTCCTAAAGAGTGGAAAATAAGTGAGAAAATCATTGCAAAACATGATGTGAAAGTAATGCCCACAGAAGATGGCGTTGGATATTATTTTGCAGCGACACTTGCAACAGGAATTGATAAAATTTTTAATGCAATTGATGAAACAATTACATTTAATGAGGTTGCGGGTATTAAAAAATCACTTTTCTTGGAAAAGGTAAACGAACTTCAAACAATATTCGAGGAAGAACCTCTTGATGTACTTCAAACAATAGAATTCAAATATAGAAAGAAAAAACCAAAAAACACCCGTAAAACTGAAGAAAATATCGAAGATAATAATGAAAAAATAGAAGAAGGTGAATCATGTCTAGCTGGTTAATTGTTCTTTGTTATTCTATAATGGCTTATGGGATTTGTAATATTATTGTTTTTGGGTCCGGGCCATTTCGTATTTTTGAAAAATTAAGATATTGGAGTGATTACATTGATGAACATTTTGGTCAACTTTTTTCCTGCATGATGTGTCTTCCAACCAATTTAGGAATTGTATTATCCATTATAAATTGGTTCCTAATTCCAATTGCATTTACACCGTTTAATATCATGTTTGGTAGTGTTACAGGCCTTTGGTGGTTAGCGGCTATTTGTGACGGAGCATTCACCTCAGGTATTGTATGGCTTATTCATCACATTGAAGAATATTTTGAAAATAAGGTTATAACATCAGGAGAAAAAGTTTACGAAGATGACTGAGGAAATGAAAAATGAAATCATATTGAACGAGGTTTTAAGAAAGAACGATGAAACAAAAAGAAATAAAGAAATGAATTCGTTCGCAAAAGCCTTGAAAAATGGCTTAGGAGAGGAGATAAAGAAAGAATTGGTCAACCCTTCAAAACCCAATAAAAAGGCGGGGAGAAGGCTTAAAAGACAACGTTTTTGGGGCAAATTAAAAGAAGATTTCAAGATACTTTTCTTTAAGACGAATAAGGATGATAATGAGATTAGTTATGAATAAAATTCCTAAGGGTGATATTCTAATTAGAATTGCTGATTTGCTAAAATCAGAATTTGAAAAAGAAATAGATTTCTCTATGATGGAAATACGTTTTAACGTTGGGAAAAACATGATACAGAAAGTCAATGAAGATTTCTATTATAGATATAATAATGAAGGAGAACCTGAGCCTGCTGATGAAGTCGCAGTTACAACTAACGGAATTACATTCAAATACGTGGGGGAAGAATAATGGCTATAGTTTACATACTTGGTGATTCAGGGCAAGATAATACTTTCAAAATTGGTGTGACACGTGGCCCTGTTGAAAAGAGAATCAAACAACTTCAAACAGGAAATGGTGGAGAAATATATCTTGTGAAAACATATGAAACGCAATATCCATTCTTCGTCGAAAGGCTTCTTCACCAAAAACTGTATCCAAAACAAAAACGCAATGAGTGGTTCAATCTTGACGTTCAAGATATAGTTCTTTTTGAAAACTATTGCAAGGAAATTGAAAAACAGGCTGAGGCATTAAAAGAAAATCCATTCGCGAATAAGTTATTGAAATAATAAAGGGAGGTTTTAAAACCTCCCTTTTCTATATTAAAGTGCTATCATTTTAGTCCACTTAGCGAAATTGTGTTGAATTTCAAGCAAATAATTTGTATTAGTTTCCAAATCAGCAATCGGAATATTTGATAAAATTATATCTGCAGGAAGGGATATTGTTCCAAATGTATCACTTGTCTTGAACAGAACTGAATAACGATAAGCAACCTCGCCCTCAGTTTCCTCATAAGTTAATGTTAAATTGGATACCGGTTCCTCAATAACATGCAATGTATTTGGTTTAATTGTAAGAGTACCCTCCACCGGAACTGTTGTGTCTATAGCCCAATTCACCTGTGAATTAATATCATTAAGGGATGCTGTCATTGCAATAACAGTTGCCCCAAGAGTATTCTCAATTTTCCTCACAGCAGTATTGACGTTATCCCCCATTACAATTGAATCCATTGTATAAGATGCTTCTTCAAGAGTTTCATCAAGAACAATATCCTTGCCTTCAAGAACAACGCCATTTTCTTGGGAAATTGTATAACCATTTACGGTATATGCATCAATAGCCTCAGTCTTTTCATTGAAAGCTTTTCCCTGTTCCTCAATTTTATCAGCAAGAACCTTAAGTTCATCCTGAGTACCGTCAGCAGATACTATATATGAAAGTTTTCCTTCACCTTCAACAAGATAAAATCCCTCAAGGTAAACAACCTCATTATACTCCGAATCCTTCTTGGTCTTAAAAATTTGTCCTACATTGTTTGCGGTGGCACGTTGAACTGCAGTGGCATAATTCTCAACTTCCTGAGGTTTTAAATTATTCATATTCAATTTCAACGAGGAAGTTTCGCCACTTATTGCCGAAATACTATCCGTATTACCTGATACTGTTTCTGAAAGACTTGCCAATTCCTCACTATATCCTGATACAACCATTGAAAGGTTCGCCAATTCTTCTGTATTACCTGATACTGTTTCTGAAAGACTTGCCAATTCTTCTGTGTGGCCACTAATTGTATCAGTAATTACCGATAAAATATTTTCAATCTCAGATATGCGTGTTTTAAACGTTTCAGCAATAACAAGACTACCATTTTCATCAAATGCAAGAATAGTTTCATTTTCACCTAACCTAATTCCAATAATTTGGTTTTCTAAAGAAATGCCATCCCCCGAAGAGTATTGTTCAGTAAACATCTCTGAAACGTCAACCATAATATCCTCTTTTTGGGCGGCTTCAGTAAATGTCAACACAAGGTATTTTACCCCATCAACCTCATCAATATAAACATTTTCAACTCTTCCATCAGCAACGCCTTCAATGTTATCAACAGAAACAGTAAATGCAACAGTCTTATCAGTAACCGGAAGTTCCTCACCATTTACAATGATTTTTTCAATAACGTTAGCCTGAGCATTGGTTTCAATGCCCTGAAGTTTTGTGATATCTGAATCTGAAACAAGTGAGTAACCACTTTTAATATCAACTTTTTTATCAAGTTCAGAATTTAATTCCCCAACGCTTATTTTCAACCCTGCAATCTCAGTATCCACATCAGCATCACCGGAAGCAAGTGACATTGAAAGTTTCATGAGTTCACCTTCACCTATAACAATATAAGGCCCTGTGTAATATGTTTGATTGTCATATACACTATCGTTCTTAACGAATATAATTTGTCCAAGATTTTCGGCAGATGCTTCAATAACTGCGTCTTTATATTCCTCTACTGCAAGTGAACCGTTTCCGGATATTTTTACAACATCCCCCAATGTATTTTTAATGTATATGCTTGGGTCATTCGCATTATTGTTAATAACAAGAATACCTTTATTGAGTTCCAATTGTTCTGTTTTAAGAACATCATATAGAGGATGGTCAGGCTGAACGTCTATGAAAAATTTTGCAAGTTCATTATTAATTTCAGTCTGAGTTGTTCCCGTAACACGGTTTACATGGCCGTGCACAATGTTTCTATTATTTGCCATTGATTATAACCTTTTTAATTATCTATAAATAGTTAAAATACATGTAAAAAACAATGGGGGACCATTGGTCCCCCATATATTTTAACATAAACTATTAGGCCTATTAATATTCGCCACAGTCAATTGTCATGTTAGAAAAATCAATCGCTACTGCAGTACCTGTCTTAACGGCACTTACACCTGTAAGATTAGATACTGTAACACTCTGAACGGCTGTATCTGCGGTTGATTTAACACCTACAAGAGCATCAGCCGATGCAATATCATTTTCAGCAACATTTACAGCTGTAACCTTACCATCTTGCTCAATAACCTCAACAGCAACGTGCTTACCACTTGCAACAGTAGCAGTACCTGCTGTAGCATCAAGTGCTCCTATTGCGTCGCTAATCTGAGTTGCAACTGGAGTCTCGCCTACGAGCCCCTGAAGACCTGTAATTGCTGTTGCATTATTATCAGCCTTTGTCTGAGCAGCGGTTATTGCAGCCTGAATTGAACCCTGTGTAGTATATCCTGATGTTACTTTCTTAAGATTGTCGATATCACTAACCATCTGCGCTGATGAAGTTTCATCACTGGAAATCCAAGCAGCGATTTCTTGCAATGTATCAAAATCTTCTGGTGCCTCAGCAATAACCTTCGCAACCTCTGCAGCGGCAATTTCACGAGCAGACATATCTTCATCGTCACCTACGAGTGTATTAACTTTTGTCTGAAGGGCTGAAAGGTCATCTGAAGTAGCGAACTCACTCATATCCTCAGTTACTGTAACACCTGTGATAACGCCATCAAGCTGGTCAACTTTAACTGTTACATGAGCACTTGAACCTGTTTCAGATGCATCAAGTCCCCCTATTGCGTTGCTAATCTGAGTTGCAACTGCAGTGTCGCCTACAAGTTCCTCAAGAGCATCAATTGCATCCGCATTGTCATCGGCTTTCTTATCAACAGCGCTAATTTGGCCATTAAGGGCTGTTGTAGTTGCAGTTATTGCAGAATCAACATAAGTTTTAGCACTCGCAATTGCGTTACTCTCAGCATTATCCCATGCGTTAACCTTTGCTGATGTAATACCATCAATAACACCCTTATTATCATGGGTATGTGCAGATGATTCAAGTGCTTCAATCTTTGTGCCGTGTCCTGCAATATTAGCAGTATTTGCACTAATTGCTGCAGTATTTGCACTAATTGCGGCAGTATTATCAGCAACGTCCTTTACGAGACCATCAGTACTGTCACCCACAAGTGCTTCGAGGTCAGATACACGACTTGTAAGGGTTTCGCCAGAACCTGCACCAACACCTACAGCAGCCTGAAGTTCTGCGATATCAGCCTCATTGTCCCCAACGCGAGTTCCGAGAGCGGTTAAATCAGCACCCTTAGCGAACTCACTCATATCCTCAGTTACTGTAACACCTGTGATTTTACCACCAGCCTGGTCAACCTTAACTGTCACATGAGTACTGTTTCCTGAAGTACTTCCACTAAGAGCGGCAATATCAGCCTTTGTTGCTGCGCTGCTATCTCTGAAAGTTTCGAGAGCAGTAACTTTACCCTCTGCAGCACTTAAACGAGTATCAATTCCATTTACGTTATTTGAAATTGCACTTGTTAAACCCGTTACCTTATCAAGTGAAGGTATGTATACAAGAGCATCACCTGCGCTTGTCAATACAGCCAACTCAGTATCAGCCTTTGTTGCAGCATTACGTACCGCAATCTCACCAAGATTAAGTTTTGTAGCATCGGCGAGTCGAGTCGTACCGTGTAAATGTATTAATGTTTGTCTTGCCATATATATATGTTATTTAATTTTATATTTCATATAATTTCCAATCAATAGAATCCTTAACTACCCAACCTTCATTCAATACCGTTTGGATATGAGCGATTGCCCCCATATAAAATTCCTGAAGTTCATTCAGGTCTTCAAAAACATGATATTCAGGAGAAGTTGTTTCACCGAACTTAAACTTTAAAGGGAGTGTTGCACCATTAGTCTGCACTGCAAGGTCATATGCTGCCTTATAATTAAACTGATTTTCAGAAGAAAGCCATATATTATATCCTTTCCATTGATAACCATCTAATATATTTTCTTCAACCTTGGTATTGTAATAAGAGATGATAATATCCTTGATTTCAGATTCGCTTGGTTTATGATTAAAACAGAATTCTTCCCAAATCCCAAGATTAGTTTCCTTACCGTTCTTGAAAATTGGCTGATAATCCCATGCTACGATATACTTGTTTTTACCAACAACTTTAATTGGCTTGTATTCGTTCTTTCTGTTCTTAATTTTCATATCAACAATAAATAGTTATTAGAAACCGGATATTTTACAATCCGGTTTCATTTTTTTATTAAAAAACAATCTTTTTACCAAAAATATAATATTTCATGGTAGCCCCTCTATCATAAGCATTTCCATCAAAACACCATGCTGTTTCAGTTCCCTGAGTTTCAGAAGTCCAACATCCGGTAAAATCAATATCCGTATTTTCGGCAACAACAAGCATTTCCTCATATGAAGGGATATAACCTTTTATTGTCTTATCGCCGAAATTATTGTTTACTGCAATTGCAAACATTTCATTCTCAGGGTCAGCAGCGAGAACTGCATTAGTATTTTTAAAGCCATTTGCTGACGACATCATGACATCATCAACATCAGTTCCTTCAATTGCAATCCCCTTAGAACCCCATGGCATTGCCCCGCTTACAGTATCGATGTAATAATCAGTATCGGAAAGTTTCACACAAATGACACTACCCACTGTTTCAACACCTATTTCAGTTTCATAGACAATTTCAAAATCGCCTTCAAATGATGCAGGAATTGTATCAATAACAGTATTAAACTTTTTACCGCCCTCAGTTACGAAACCATTAGCCTTTACATTGAAATTATTCATTGGGAGCGTAAAATACATGGTTTCGCCCGAATATATTCGACGGTATTCATGCCCCTTGTTATCAACAAGTTCAATAACAGTTCCATATGGAATATCTTGGTCACATACCAATGTTATTGCAATAGGTCGCACATAATTTGTGGTATCATTAGAAAGTAACATTGCCGACATCATAGGGTCACTATATATCTTATTACCAATTGTGTTAACAACCAAACCATCAATACCTGTACCAATAGAGTTTTCGCCCCTATATTTAAATATAATTGAATCATCGTTTAATGCAATGTTCAATTTTTTATTGAAACCATTGTCTCTCTTGAAATTCATAATTTCATCACCATTACCATTGGTTATGACCGCCCAACGATAATCAGACTGTGACCACTGTCCCATTTCCACGTTAACCGATGATGTATCTGAAAGCATTGAAAGGTCGAACTCCATAGAAGTATGTACTGGAGAACTAGAAGTTCCACCTTCAAGTTTACCATTTCTAATACCCTCAAAACGTTTATCATAGAACCATCCGTTAGTTGCCATCAGAGCCTTAACCGAGTCATCATAAACACCTTTAGTGAAGTTATATCCCTCACCCGAGAAAAGCATTGAATTATCGCCAAGATAAATCGTAGTGTATTGACCCTCAACAATACCAACCACTTCTCCGTTCAAAGTAATATTCAAATCAGTAATGATATCGTCAGTTGTATACTTATGGTAATCACTTTCCTGAGTAGTTTCAAGACCGCCAACCATAATTATATTGTTTTCATCTGCCGAAAGAATTGCGCCATCCTTAATAATGCGTACGTATCCTTCACTGAAAAGATGGGATATTCTAACGAGTGGTGAGAGAAGATTAATCTCTTTACCATTATCATTCGAAACAAAACCTGTCGAGAATGCTTCATAAGCCTCCGGTTTAACTATAATTTCATCCAACGTCACATTGAAGAAATCTCCATTTACTGTAGTAGGTGGGGTTAAACCATTGAACTTTAATGTTTTTAACTGATTTGACAACCAGAAAGAATTTCCTCCAATTGACTCCAATGTTGAAGGGAATGTAATGGTTTTCAAATTACTTACGGAATAGAAAGTCGAACTTCCAATTGTTTTTATTCCTTCAGGTATAATACAATTAATAGGATAACCATTTTGATAGAAACACTTATCAGGTATTAACGTTTCATTGCTTGCAAAGGCATAGTTATTCCCATAATTTGTGTTGGTGAATAAATTTGTTGATTTATTATTTGTTAAACAATTCAACTTTATGCTTTGTCCTTCTGACCCTTCAAATATGTACTGTCCATTAAGGATAACATTTTCAGGTATAACAACATTGGCTTCTCTTCTATATTGCATTGAATAGCCACACGCATATACAGGAACTGTGTTAATGATATTGGCTGACGCTGTATCTTTACCCAAACGGATAAGAGTTATTGAATCATCATTCACCTCATAGAGGGCACCATCATAAACCTGACATTTACTTGCCTTTGAAACTCCGTCATACTCTGAACCAAGGAAATTGATGTTACGACATCCCTGGAATGGGTTATTATCAACACCATAAACAATTTCGAGAGTATCAATTGATGGAACCGCAAAGTCAGTCAATAATTCGCAACCCCTGAAAGCATGCTTTCCAATATATTCACAGTTATTACCAAGTTCAAATTTCTTCAACTGAGTACAACCTTCACAAAGTTGGGCTCCTATATATTTAAATGACAGCGGTTTATAAGTAGGGTTCTTTTCCTCATCATACCCACTCTGTGCTCCATAAATACTTTCGAGGGCTGTACAACCTGAGAACATCTTTGCATTTGCATAGAAGAAACTTGGTGGGAATGCCACTTCTCTCATTCCACTACACCCTGCAAAGAAACCTTCAGGAATAAGTACCTGATTTACATTACCCTCCTGTGGCATTTGTCCGATAAGAGAACTTGTAAAATATTGGAATTCAAGGAATGATGTAATTTCAGGGTGATTAGCAAAGATAGAAGTCTTCTTACCGCTATAATCCGTTTTAAGGAGTTGTTCAATGGTAACATTAGCAGCCTCCATCTTATTAAGTTTACCATAACCAGTCTCATCTTCCACAATAATTCCCGCATCAACAAGAATGTTATAAACAGGGGCGTTCATTGCTTCAGTGATAATTGTATTAGGGTCCTTAAACCCAATTTCTTTAGTGTTGACACAAAGTTCTAAACCATCATAATCCCTTGTTACTGTACACTGAACCATAACGACGCCATCAAAACCCGCAGGGGCCTGAATGTATGCCATCTCCTTATCAGTGTCAGTAAGAGAAACCTTATTTGCATATCCACTTGAACCGCCTATAATCTCCCATTTTACAGAGAATATACCACGGCCTTCGAGTTCTTCATCATTAACTGATGAAGGGATGAAATCAATCCAAAGTTTATTCTTATCGTCATCATCATACAAATCCTTTAATGACATAATTGACAGTTCTGAAGGGTAGATACGTTTCTTAATTGGGATAGAAAGTTGGAGTGGTATTTCATTTTTCTCATCCTCATATTCTATTGAAAGATTCAAATATGTATAATTGTTGTTGCTCTCCAATACTTTAATGGTGAAATAATCCCTCTTAAGATTATCAGTATTCATTGTAATAATACCTTCAGTAGCCTCAATAATTTTGTTTACTGAAGTACCATCCTCCTCAATTTCGTTGACTGTTGCATAAACAGATATCTCACCACCAAGTTGTGTACCTACTGTTGTTACGTCAATACGGATATCGCCATCACCTTCATAAATGTACGGAACCTCTGTCGCATAAACACCTGTATATGCCTTAATATACACTGCAGAACCTTCCTTGAAACAATCTACTCCAAAAATCGACTTAAGTTGCGCAATGTCATTGAAGGTAAGGTCTGACTTAATCTCAATATTACCACGAACGTTCAATGATGATAACTGCGACTTACCAATTCCCGCCAAAGAGAACAGTTTGTTATAGTTGGTTCTATCGAATACCCAATTGATACCCTGCAGATTAAGATTAACTTTGTTAAGTTCATTCCTATTGCTCTTAACAGCAACCCAATTCAATACAAAGTTGAAATCATTCATAAGGTTCCTACAATTGTCAATTGTAAGGTTATTCAATCTCGCAAATGTCGGGTCTTCTGATACAATACCATCATAATAAATCATTGATGACCTAGTCAATGAAAGTGTTTCAGTTGTTGACGGTAGTTCTACATATTGCACAAGGCAACCATCCGCAAATGTAAAATTGGCAATCGAAGTACCTTTTGCAAATACGTTGCGGATATTAAGAAGTTTGTTAAGTCCATCAAGTTTATCAATATTCCTGATGTTAGTTACGTCAAGAACCTCAAGTTTCTCAGCAACATCAAGTCCACTGAATTTCATTGCAGTACCGTTGTTCACTAAATCAGTTCGTGTATGGTCACCAACAAGAATTTCTTTCATTTTGGTACCGACTGAAGGAGAATAGCAACCGGTAACGTCAATTTCAGTCAACGCACCAACGCAGCCACGAAGGTCAAATGTAGAAATATTCGCAGCACCCATTAGTTCAAGATATGAACCGATATTGAATGCTGACGCAGTTCTGAAAGTATGATTTGTACCTGCAATAAGTGCAGTAGGAGTCATCTCCGTAATAACATTATCATGGCCCCATGCATAATAAACAGGTTCACCTGATTTAATGGTAAACTCAGAGCCTGCAGGGAGGTTTGTTGAACGGAACTTAATAAGTGATGCCCTAAAGTTAGCATTAGCAAAACGACTGTCAAACACGTTGAAACGGCGTCCAAGCCACCATTTTCTATGAGCCGAACGAGAACCCTGCACGTCATAGAGATAATCCTCATAAACGTGAGTTGCGGTGCCCTCTTTATCGACCTTCTGTGTCCATCCCTCTACATAAGTCTTAATATATTTAGTTTCAGCATCTTTATTATAAATGCGCTCACACCACATATCAGATTGATTTGTGTCATATTCTCTCAATGCATTTGCGTATGAAAGGCTATAAAGAGGGTTTGAAGTTGAATCAGTAAGTTTGTTGTCAACCTCAGTCACATGTTCCATGAACTCAACATCAGCCTCAAGGTTGTTCCAAAGTGTAGACTCACGGCCCGCATATACATAACCAGTACCATCCTTAGTCTCACGAGTAATGTAAGGGTCGAAAACAAGACGACCATCATTCTTCACACCGAGAATTGTATCGTTGTCATAGTTGATGAAAAACCAAAGAGAAGGCAATGTTGAATTAGGGTCACTTGTATTAGGTCCTTCAGTTGTCAACATACTATTCTTCACGGTTTGGTCAACACCACCAAAACGCATAAGATAGATATAATAAGCAGCCATCTTATCCATTTCAATATGGTCATATTTCTCCACAGCAAATTTTAATGCTCTGTTGAAAGGAGTGTCATCAACACGTTGCGCCTCATAATATGGAGCAAAGTCAAATTCGTTTTTCCATACATAATATTTGTCTCCACCGACACAAACAAAATCATAATTTCCTTGTTCTACTTCAGGGAGTACATCAACACGGAGAAGATTACTTAACTGCCATGTATAGAAATAGTCGCCACATTTAATATATTCATATTCACTATCTTTTTCAGTAGGAATAACATCAACTTCATTGTATTCAATACTGTCAATAACATCATCAGCAATTTCTGTCAATGCATAACCATCTTTAGTGATTTGCGATGAAATTGATTCATATGGGACCTCAGTATAGAAATTATAATTAGGATAACTAATCTTAAATGTCCCTGTTTGTTTAGTAAGACTTTGGATAATCAGTTTTCCATCAGCGTCACGATAGTAATTTTCTGTTGGCAGTGCTGCCTGTGAGAACGGCACAGCCATACCTGTCTCATTGTCGATATTCAAATAACGACAAGAAACAAGCCATTCAGCAAATCTCCTCAAAGAGTTTGTGTGGAAATAATCACCACAGTCAGGGAAACGAGACTCGAAAGCACCGTCAAATGAACCGTTTACGAGAATACCAACCTTTTCATCATCGTCACCAACCATGAATCCCTTGGCAGTCTTAAAGAGTGCAAGCTCATTAACCGAGTTAAGAAGTTCCCAACATTCCATCTTAGGGTTATCAAGAAGTTCTTTACCACGGAGCATATACCATTCCTGTGAACCGTCCTCAAGATATTTCGATGTATAAAGGTCCGAATCAACGTCAGGGGTTGAAGTGTAACCACCCTCTGACCAAGAACAAGCGTATTCTATCTCACCTGTTTTATCATCCTCTTCACCATGTATTATAGGCTTTTCATTACCAATGTAAAAATATTGAACCTCTTGGTCGTCAATTTCAATACCGCCGGTAAAACCGAAGACATCTTCAGTTGATTTATCGTTATTGAAATTATATTTCCCTTGGAATTCCGGCGCAGCACCACCCAATCTTTCGTAGAAAAGAACAATTGGGAAACCATCGATACATGTACGGACATCATATGGATATTCTTCAGCATATTTTTCAGCCTTTGCCTGTGCTTTGGTCTTGTATCCACCATTTTTCAACACACCGTTCCAATAACGTGCAGTACCTGTATTATGTGATGACGATGACTCAGCAAAATCGGCTTTAAGGCACCAACACTTAACAGGTATAGAACCCTCTTTAAATGCGTATTTACCCTTTGCAACAAGCGCTTCAGGATTAAGATTACTTGCATCACGATTTCCTGGGTTACCATCCAAGAAAATGTTTGAACCAACATAAAGTTCCGTTCTATCATCCTTTGCTGTATAAAGACGGAAATTCTTCACCGGATAGTTCATTGAAGAAGTACCCTGTGGAGTAATATAAGCACATTTCACAAAGAAATTATAACTTGGGTTCTGAATATTGGTATAAAGGACATCGAAGTGTCTTGTTAACTTTTTATTCTTCTTCTCCTGATGAAGGTCTTCAATTTTTTCATTTTCAAAAATCTGATAGAACGTCATTACAGGAATTGATGATTTAAGTTTGTCAGCATCGAACTGTTCCTTATTAGATTCAAGAACTATATTGTTTCGCTCATAAAGGGCTCTCTTCTCAGCACTGCTGTTCCTATAATAAATGAAGTTATCAAGAATTTCAGTACTTGAAAGTGCTCTGTTGTAGAGTTTTATCGAATAAATATTAATACCTGCATCCTTATTTCCTCGGAACATGATTTTTGAATCATTGTAGAAATTTGTACCGGCATCATAAGCGTATGCACCGCAGTATTCACCATTAACATAAATACTCAATATGCGATTACGATATCCTTCCTCATTAAGGTCAGGGGTAATAACAAATGATATGCGGTTACTTTCCTCAGCCTTATATTTAGTAGACACCATTTTAGCATATCCCGAATTCTCCCCATCCCCTGTTACAATATCACGAGAAATCGCCAATTCAGCACCTGCAGCATAGATACTAATACCAGGGGCAAAATTATCACTACCACAAATACGGCAAATCACAGCATCATCGTTATATACATTGGTTGTCTCGAATTCAAACTCAAATGTTGCTCCCTGCAACTTCATTGTTGCAAGTTTATCCTCATCAAATGGTTTGTAATTAATTGTAATTGCATTACCATTTGCGAGTTTAAGTTTACCATCTGACCATCCTGATGTATTTGACCAGTCGAACTCACGATTCCATGCATAATACTCCCCATTAAAAATCAAGAAGTCATAATCTTCATTCTCTTCAAGAGGAAGTTCGTCCACCTCAAGACAGTTATCAACTTCAATACCTGTTGGTGGAATTATATTCCCATCATTATCCTTAGAAGATACGACAACATATTCGTTTGTCGAGAAATCGGTGGTAATTACTTCTTCCTGCCCCAATGCATTAAGATAACGGTACTCCCATTTTGCAAGGACGCTTAAGTCATCTGAGTCATTGCTTCGACCAAAAGCATTAAGATAAAGAACAACGCCTTCATCTGAAGTTGTAAGATTCATATCACTCTTATCAATTTCGATATTTGCTTCCGCCTCAAAGTATTCCTCATCATAATAAGCACGAAGATAGAGTTTCGTTGGACCTTCCTCTAAAAGATTGAACTCCTGTTTCTTGATTGCAGAGAAACTGTCAAGAACGAGTGGGAGGTCTTCAGTAGAAATCTCCATCATATCCATTCCCGGATATTCAATATATGTCTTAACATTACAAGTACTTTTACCATTATAATAAGCAGCATAAGTTATTGCAAGGTTTTCAAATTGTTTTGCCCCATAATAAGTAGGAACCCCACCCTTAGGGAGAATACCTTTAGAGTAATCGAAATCCAACTTTCTTGTTATATAAGGGGTTTCAATTTCGGTAGGAGTGTTTTCAACAATAAATTCCCTATAATAAATTGGGGTGTAGAATGCTTCCTTTGATTCGGTATCAACGCACTTCATGTACATCTGAAGAGTGTGAAGGCCGATATTCATCCAAGCATCGTGTGTTGTGAACACAAAATTCTTGTTTGCATTATTGATAACAGGATTTTCATTACTTTCCTTATATTCACCTTGAAGATTCCCATCAAAATAATAATAAACAGTGGTTTCACCGACACCCTTAAGGTCATATCCCACAGGGATTGAAAGGACGCCAGTCGAATCGAACGCATAACGTTTCGTAATATCAAACCTATCAGTAAAATATATATCCAAAAGGTTGTATGTGATACGGCGCATACTTGAAATACCCGTATTTTCACCGACAACTGTTATTGTTACAACATTTTCGCCTGCAGATATTCTTCCATCAAGATTATATGTCACTCCATCCGAAATCTGATTATAAGGGTAAATAATTGTCTGTGATGATTCAACTCCACTACCGTTCTTGATACGGTAAGTAACTGTAACACCCTCTTGCTGAGGAGCCCCTGAGTTATCCTGTGTCTCAGCCTTAAAACGAATCACATTTCCTGTAGACCCGGCCAGTGCGGACTTATAACCGCCTTCGGGTTCAAGGACCTCAATTTTCATCGTGTAATTAAAAGGAGCGTCAAAACGACCCACAACACCATCAAGGGTGAGGTCTCCAAATGGGGCATCTTCAGTAATGGTCTCCTGATAAGCAGCAAAAACTTCAGCATCCCTACAAAGAACGTAGAAACCACCTGAAGTCGTCTTTACCTCACCAATATAACCTACTTTAGAATTAATGCTTTCTTTAATGAAAGATTGTACTCTTTCTCCTGAAAGAGGGAGATTACCCGTAGAGGCATCACCACCCCAATCGGTCAACATATTTACTTCGCCTTCCCAAAATTTCTTTGCCATATAATAATTGGTATGTTTTTATCTTTAATTTTTCCACGCCTCATCATTGGCCCAACCTTTGGTATTCACCCAAATGCCGCTACCAAAACAAGAACGTATTGCCTGATAGAGGACTACCCCCATATAATAAATTGCCTGTACGGTCAGCCCTTTACCAATACTTTCTTTTTTAGGAGTTTTAAGCCCCGTTAATTCTATGCCATTTCTATAAATCATGCTTCCTCCTCTTCCAACTCAGTGGCATCATAAGTATAATAGTATACCTCAGGATTATAATCAACAGGACCATTGGTAATACCATCAGCACCCGTAACATATCCTGAACCTTCAGAAATGAGAATATCGTACTCATCCTGAGTACATATAACAGGTTTAAGTCTGAGAATTTCCTCAGCAATATTAACACCCGCATTATCCTTTACAACAAGGTCATTTGGGTAAAGAACTTTATAGTCTGGAGACCCGGGGGTTCCCACATAAGCAACCCAAGGGGTTTCAAGCAAGTTAACATTTGCCTGAAACTCCTCCATTGTTGCATAAATTCCTATGTGATTGTTAAAAGCCATTCTTTTAAACGTTTTTCTCTAATATTAAGCACCTGCTTGGAAAACAGCGTCATCAGCAAAACCTATTTCAAGACCATTAACTGCATCTGTTACGTCATAAGTTTTCTTAACACCAATTTCTAGTGCTGTGCCCTTAATTGAATTGTAAATTCTGTTTGCAAATTCCGTATAAAGAGCCTCCTTATATTCATTACTTTCAAGAACAGCAACCTTTTCCTTAAGAATTGCATTCTCTTCAAGCAATTTTGTGAGAATTACATTAACATTGGACTGCGAACTATCTGCCCCAACATAAACAATGTCGGCTGCCCTGTTCGAAGCATAAATTGAGCCTGAAGTTGCAACTCGTCTAAGAAGAGTTTGTCCCGAAACATTCTCCGGAGTAATATCAGTCACCTCATTTGCTATGATTGTTTGTGAAACTATCTGTTTTACCGAACCAGGAGTTTCAAGACTCCCATTAAGCACTTCAACCTTCGCATCAACAGCATCAATTGCATTTACAAGCCCAACATTAGCAACATCAATTGCAGATTGTATGCCCGATACCTTTATACCGTCAGGTGATACTGTAAGAAAATTCTCTGAAGTTGCATCCCTCTTGATTGAAAAAACGTTGTCAACAAGTTGAAGACCGTCACCCGCCTTGTAAACATCAATAAGGTCTTTCACATTAAGGTCAATTACCTCCCCCGTATTGAAAGTAAAACGAATATAACTAACACCATCAATATCAATGAGTTCAACCCCATTAAGAATACCATCTTTAATGAAATCCGCAACATCAATTCTTGAAATTACAAGACCATTCTTACCGATGAGTTGAATTTCATCATTGGCGGCCCCGTCTGTTGATTTCACCCACATCAATGAAAGCTGAGCATAAAGACCGTTTTCATCATTTGTCAGAACTTTATCTTCCGAACTAATTGGTTGTCTAATTTCGTTTGCGTCAACACTAAGTTTACCTGTTAATGCATCAATAACAATAGTCTTTTGGTCAACATTTACAGAAAGGTCAGTTCCAACACCATCGGTAGCGACAACACCAATGGTTTTATTTGTTGACATTACCTTATTAGTTGTAATACTTGCTTTGGCTGAGTCAATATTTGCAATCGCGATTGAAAGCCTATCACTAATTTCATGCTCAGCGCCCATCGCTCTTGATGATTCTGCAGCAATTTCACCACTTAACGCATCTTCACGACTTGTCGCTCTCCCAACTTCAGCATTTATTGCAGTTCTTATTTCGGTATGGTCATTTGTGTTGCTTGCAATTGTTTCAGAAAGACGTTGGTCAACTCCTTCAGCGTATGTTCTATTAACATTAATCTTAGACTGAAGGTCACTTTCAGCACTTTTTGCACGGTCGGATTCCTCATGGAGTAATCCCTTGATTTCATCTTCAACCCCCGTTGCTCTTGATATTTCTGTGGCGATTGCTTCATCTATTCTCTTGACTTCCGAATCAAATTTCTCCTCAATTCTTATTGCATTTTTCTTAATCTCATCAATATTATTGTTAATTTCAGCAATAGCAAGATTAAGTTTCTCGTCCTCTTTTTTTAAAGTATCTACATTGCCAAAAAGAGTTTCAATGTCATTAATCGCCTTTGTATAGTCAATCAGATAATAAGGCATATTATTAAGAATATCCTTACCATCACCACCACGTCCAATACCAATCAATGGCGTCGACTCTTCCGCTGTTTCACCATAAAAGACAACAACAGGCTCAGCAGGAAGGGAAGTTTGAGAATTTGTATTCTTACTGAAGAGATTTTCTATGAAAAGCACCGCCTTTTCCCTTGTATAAGGGAAAGAAGCAGGCATATAATAGTTAAATTGTAATCTATTCTTCATGATATATTAATTTCTTCTTACTCAGTTATAATGTTTCCCCCGAAACTGTAGTCCCCATCAAAATAAAGTCCTTCCTCATCAAACTTTATCATTCCACCTAATGGAAGTTTCACCGAAATTTTAGCCCCTTCAACGGCACCATTTTCATCGGTAAAACCCGGTACTATCACAAGTGTATCATCAGCAGGGGTAACCTTATTTTCACTTATCTGCCTCTGAAGGTCAGCATCTGCCTCATATCTCTGTTTCTCCTCAGAATCAATCCTGTCATCAAGGGCCATGTCCCCATCAATACGAGCCTCAGTTTCTTTCAATAAGCCTTCTTCATTAGCAACGAGCTTCCCATCAAGAACAGCATCTGCTGCAATTCTCTCACTTTTTTCAAGTTCAATTTTCTCATCAAGAACTTTTATTTCAGATTCGTTGTTCTTTATGTTCTCCTCAACATCAGCAATGCAAGTTTCAACAACATCCATTCTATCATCTAAGGCATCAATTCTACCTGAGACCTCTTTGATTACAGCATCAAGTTTTGCGAGTTCTTCACCGAACTCACCCTTTACCATCTCTGCAGTATCTACAAATTCGCCATCAACGAGACGCCACTCATGCATTCTGATATCATCATGTTCAATGACTACAATCGACTCACCTTCATGAAGTTCGTGTTTTACCCATTTTGTGCCATCCCAATCATTTACATAGTATCTGATATCGGAATAGTTTTCCAAATGAGGTTCCCATTCTTTTGAAACGACACCCCCGAACTCCTTATTATTGAAACCAATGTTTTCTTTTGTCCAAATAAGGGTAGTATCGTATTTTTCACGGTCACCATCCTTAACATCAATATAAATTGTTGGTACCGTATTACCATCAATTACCTCAGTATCATAAAGATTAGTACCATTATAATTTTTAACAAGTCTAAGGCTAAGGTAACAATCGCGACCCCATGTATTCTGCTCTACAGCACATTCATCGTTTGAAAAAACCTTAACGAACATATCCTTTTTGGTATCTTCTTCTGAAGATGTCCAAAAAGCAGCCCATTTTCCAAAACCACCTATTGTACTTATACCTCTTCTTTCACCGAAACCGAGAGGATAAATACCGAAACCAAATCTATCGTCAGAATAAAGTTCCTTAACATAAGCCCCATTTTCATTAGGTATATACTGTCCATCCACATAATCATAACGTTCACCTTCAACAAAATCTTCATCCTCACGAATCTTTCTGTAGATAGGTTCCCAAAGTTCATTAGATTTAAGATACTTACCAGCATTTACACCAAGATATTCATTGGCGGGATTTCTCTTATCATCATGCGTCTTATCCTGAGGACAATCCTCTACTATATTAAGAAGTTGGTCCCAATCCGCCTTTGTAGGTACTCGCCATTCACTCCCTATTTCTTCAAGGCGTTTCTGTATAGCCTCAATGCCATCAAGAGGGTAAAGAAGCCCGAAAGAACTAATTTTTTCCTTCGTTACATAACGGTCCCCCTTTGTATTTCCCTTAATAGGAATAGTTTTCCCTTCAATTGTATCAAGAATATCAATCACAGGTTGATATGTTCCGGTCTTTGCTATTGAAGAAACCTGTATTGGACGATATCTCGTACCGTCACCTGTAATTGTAGGATTCCCATAAACATGGAAATTTTTCTCAGAAAGAAAACCTTCAACCTCATTTACAACAACAGGTTCACCATCATCGCCTTTCACCATAGTAACTTTCAACACCCCATTAACCTTATCATACTCAAATTGATAGAGATTTGGGTTATATATGTTAACCGGGAGTTTTTCACCATTGTGGCGTATAATCGTAAGTTCGGTTTTATCTTTTGATACTTCAAAATCAGCAATATCATATCCCCTAAGGAAATTGAAGTTGCCATCGATTTCACCTCCGCTCAAACCACAATTTTTCGTAACATCACCATCATAATGGTTTCGTGGGTCAAGCTTATAGTATATAACACCGTTTTGTGTAGCCATACTGTATTATTATTAATTGAATATTATTCGTCGCCTTATTTGTTTATAAATAGTAAACTCAAGCCAAAACCGAGTTGCGAATATCAGGATAATTGCGGAAACAATTATAAAATCTAAAACTTTTTATATCACCAATGAAACTACCACCAAAATCTTTCATTAAAGGGAAATAATCATCGGATACGATAATGTCTTTCAACCATATTCCATCAACAAGCCCCTGAGTACCCCCACCAATAGAAATATTATAAGGAACCGCCTCCTGTTTTTCAGGAATTTCATCAAGACCTCTAAATCTAAATTCAGGGAGTTCTTTACTTACAAGAACAAGATTACCGTTTACATAAAAATATAGTTTCATTTTTCTGTCACCCACTCCCGTACCACATTCAACACCATCAGAACCTAATATCGAAACTCTAATATTAATAGTTACCCATTCATCCACCTTAACAAGACCCGTAACACTCCTTTCACTCAGAACGCTGTAACCACTCTCAGAATCACAATCATTTATTGCGTAACGATAACTTATCGCGCCATCCTCATCAATCTTAACAGCAAAAGCATTTTCTTTCAAGTCCTTAAGAACATCATATTGGTCCTTATTTCCAACTTCATACTCATTGAAATTATCCGTTGTATAACCTGTTTTTGTTCTGTTGAACAATAAGAATTTATTTTCAGTTTCAGGTTTTGGGACATCAACGAACTTAACTTTTTCAATTGTACTATCCCATGTATCTGTTGTATAACCTGTTTTCGTCCTATTGAACAACAAAAATTTATTATCAGTTATAAGTGTATCTTTTTCTTGTTGGGATAATGAATATCCATCTTTTGTCTTCAAACCTTTAAGTGTATCATCATTAATATCAACATCCGTTTCAAAATATTCCCCATCAAGAGCAAGCCCATTATCAGGACATCCTTTATCGAAATAATCTCCACTGAAGTAATCATCCTCACCACATACATTGGTATTGTATTCCATTTCTTCACCAAAATAATCGGAATCAAAAGGGGTATCCTTTATTATATCCACAGATTTGTTTGCACAAAGATATTCCCCACCACACATATTTTCATATGTTGGTCCGCCTTCAGCAAAATAATCATCCCCCGAATTACTTACAAATTCCTTCTCATCAACACCATAGTAAACCGAAAACTTATTTTCGGCTCTTGTACCCATATAAAAGAAAATTCCTTTATTATTTGGATATCTGTAGACTAACGTGTCATCCCCCACCTCATAATCCCTTCTCCGTAACGTAATCTCAAAATTCCAATCACTTTCAATTACATTAGGCAAGATTTGGTAATCAGACCCCTCAATTTTATAAAAACCTTGAAAAAATCCGCCTTTAAGTGAAACAAAATCATCATTGGCCTCATAAGGATATGAATATCTTAATGTATTCCCTGTTATTGGATACATAGTTATTGCTCCACCTGATGCAGTAAAACTGCTTCCTGTGAAAACATCGAGGAACTCTTTGTTAGTAATCCTATCTTTTTCAAATTTTATCAGACCGTTGTCAACACCAGTATAACCGATATTATTTAATAGAACGTCAGATGTGGTTGCCTCACCCCACATATATGACGATTTCCAAGACCCATCTTTTCCAATGTTCTTAGCATCCAACCCCATAACAATACAAGACGAGAAATCGTAAGCCGAATAACACTCACCTTTATAAAGCATGAAATCATAATATTCATCGTTTCTCAGTTTAAGCCCAAGGCCCCTGACATTATTCTTTTTTATATTACCAAACATTGAAAAATAGTTTTCTATAAATATCCTTTTATTTTAAAGGTTTAGGCTCTTGTCGAGTCTCTTTGTATTTTAACTTTCGACCAACCTGTATATTCAATAAGTTCTTTTTCAAGTTCTCTCCTCCTATCGGAAATTTTATCAAAAGAGCCTAAGAAAAAAATCTGACGCATTTTTTTACACCACGTCTGAAGAAGGTCATAGAAACGCATCGCATCAGAAGTATTCTTACAGATGACAATACCCATATTTCCGTCATCATATTTGATTATAATCTTGTTTTTATATATGAGAATGCGTTCAATATCATAATCTCTAACGAGCCCACCAACAATCATATTATCAAATATCCATTTAAAAGTTTTCCTGTCCGTTTTCGGGCAATGACCATATACCCAAAAAGTTTCTTCAACAAAACGTTCGCATTTGTCATAAACAACCCATTTGGGGTGATTTGTTATATGTTCAACGAGTTTCCCATATTCATTTCTGAGTTTGGTATTCTGTAAATCCCCGTTCCTATTTTTCTTAAGAAGAAGATATTCATCGCGACTATCTTTTAAGGAGCCAGCATTAATAACTTTTCTTCTAAAAATAACTTCATCATTTGATTTTTCAAGAGCATGAAAACACTCGTAAGCGTCTTCAATACTTATGAATTGCCCTATATATTCGTTTTGGCTCCCATTCAAAACCCCAACTATCTTATAATCACAATAAACTTTACGACGTTCCTTCTTCTTTTTGGGAATATATCGTCTTTTCTTCTTAGGACCTCGTTTTTTAGGGCGCCCTCTTCTCCTTACATGCGATTTTCTCCGTTTCTCCCTCTCTCTTTCCTTCTCTTTTTCGGCCTCTTCCGGATGTTCCTCAAGCCATTTTTCATGTTCTAAACGCTCAGCATCCCTCTTTTCCTTATTACGTTTACGGGCCTCAATTCCCGCCTCATGCCAACGGCGAATACACTCCTCCCTCAAAAGTGTATTATTAGTTATTTCTTTGCTATTTTCTTTGATTTCAGACATCACTAAAACGTTTAAATATCAATAAATTATCAAACACACTATAAATATCATTTTTTCGTCAAAAAAATTTGTTTTTTTCCCTATTAAAACCTATCTTTGCAACATTAAATGAAATAAAAATTATGGGAAAGAAAAATTTAACAGTAGCAAGCCCCGAATATGAGGAATTGGTAAAAGAAGTTGTTAAAGAACGTACCGACCTAAGTGGTTACGTTGAATTCAAGGTTTTTAATATTAAGAAATCGAAGAAAGAAGTTACAAAGGTTCAGAAAGCAAATGAAATTGTTGAACTTGCCCTTGACATGGAAGATGTTGTTGTCATTTCAATATATGAAGCAGCCTTTGACCTCGTGGATGACCAAACAAAGCGTCTTTGGATAGAAAACGCTCTCGCTCCAGTACACTATGATATGGAAAAAGATAAAGTTGTAATTGGTGGGGAACCAACAATTACAGTCTCTCTCGGAATGTACCATAAGTATAAGGATATCATCATACAGAAACTTGAACTTGCTGCATTAACTCTTCAACAGATAGAAGATGAAGAAAAGAAACGCAAGGCTGAGGAAAAGGCACTTAAGAAAGCAAAGAAGAAAAATTCTTAAAATAAAAAAGCATCGCCATGGCGATGCTTTTTCTTATTAACTTAGTTATTTTCACTTGGGTCAGTTGAAAACTCATTATACTTTTCAACTTCCTCAATAATTGGTACTTCTTCTCCTATTTCTTCTGCTATTTCTTCTGGAGTTGCTTGATAAAAACCTTCTTTTACATATGATTTATTTGAGGCAATCAAGTTTTTAGCTTTAATATTATCCATCACCACTGCATCCCCTTCAATGTGAGTATTACCATTAACATATAAATCCATTTCTCTCTCAACACCAAAAGTGACACCCTTAAGCGTAACTCCAATATTAGGGAGCGAATAAAGTCTTGTCACCTCCGGCATTTCACGAAGCCCCCCACCATCTACACTAAGATATCCGTCTTGTTCAAGATATCCTAAAAGATGAAATACTTTATCATTTACAGGTTCACCATACCATCCATCAATATCCCCATCTTCCGTGGCACCTTCCTCATAATCATAATCATTTCTATCGCCTGAAACATCACCCAGTGGTACAATCTCTATTTTACTTCCACCACCAACGATAGTGGTTGGCCCATCATTATTATCATTATTATTACTATTATCGATTTTTTCATTAAGGTCATCAACGTAAGATTTAAGCCGCTCAAACTCATTTAGTAAAGTATTATACAGACCTTCTATATTACCAATACGCTGAAGAATTGTCTCTAAATCAAGTTTCGATATCTCGTCTGCCAAATCATCCACGCGCTTACTTAAAGCCTCTAAGTCTGTTTTCTTAGCATATTCTGATAAATCATTAGTATTTTCATCCCCCTTTTCTCCCTGAGGTCCCTGAGCCCCATCTTTACCATTCCTGATTACAAACATATATTCAGGAGCATTTTTTATTACTCCTGAATTAGGGTCTTCCATCGCAGGATTATCTTCCATATATATACCATACACGTCAATATACCCCGGCATACCGGCTCGTACAGTTTCACTTGCAGCCTGATATGTCACACTATTAATATCAACCCCATTATTATTATCATCTTTGATAGAACCAAGATAACGAGTTCCTTTAATACCAACACCCCTTAAATCAGCACAATTTTCAGAATCCACATTAAAATACACGTCAGCACTAAGTATATCGGCATTCCCCAAACCCTTCCAATCAGAAATTGTAGTAATTTCATTTTCCCCAATTTGAGTAAGAGCACCATTTGTTGCGCCGGATATTTTAGCCAGCATAGCATCAAATGCGTCCTGATATGCTGCAAGCCCCCCTTCAGAATTTTTGCCAAATTTATCCTCAGCCGCAGTTCCCACAGCACGTAAAAAGTAATCGGTTAAAGGGGTGTTCGACAAGAAACCATATTCCAAACTATACTTCGCTTCAGGGTTATTTTCTGTTTTAGGCCCCGTACATGCTTCTAACTTGTATGGTGGAAGAATATATGCATATTTATTGGAGTCGAGTCTCCAAGCGTAAGTTACTGCCATTGTATTATATATTTTATCTTATTCGTTATTTAATATTGCTGATTGTAAATAAGTTCTATGATAACAGAATACATCCCATCCCGTCATCGGTACCTTATACTTAAATATCGTCGTTGAAGGGATTATTTGCTTAACATAATGCATTGCTGAGTCATCTATAAACTCATACATGCTGTTCGGCGCCTGTAAATCAGGGATAAATTCAATATATAACGCTTTTGTGTTTATAATTGAATTAGCCGCCGCTTCATCATCTACTGAACCACCCTCCATATTATATGGAGTCATTATTGGGTATTGCCTGCTATTGAAAAGGCCTGTCGAACCATCCCCTTCGTCCCTGCGGTCTTCATAGAAACGAGGTGAGTCTCCGATTCCAACACTCGGTACCTCATGACCCAATTCATCATATTTATTACCCCCCACATGAGAGAGAAGTTGGAGGTTGTGAGTCATTGACAAATCAGTAAAATACCAACATTTAATATTGTCGATTTCTTTCTTCATATTAAAACCAATTGTCTGACCACTAAGATTTTCCATACCTTCCCAATTAAAGGAATCTGTCCACGGGAGTACTCTATCATCGACATAATCGAATTCTTCGTTATCCCTTGCAGGTTTGAACATATCTTCAAAGAATACTTTATATTCTTCTCCGTCATCATATTCACCCTTACCTGAGTGAGGCGCATTTCCAAGATTGTTTTCAACAATACTTTCAAGGTAGAAAACCTTTTGAGCATCCCTTGTCTTACCTTCTTTCAATTCTTCCTCACTGATATTCTTCCAACCACATTTTCTCGTTGGATATTTTCTCCATTTAAGGTTAGGATATCCGGGCTCGTTAGTTGGGTCATCCACAAGTTCCCCTTCTTCATTAAAATATTCCCCATCATTTTCAATGGTCATATTACCATTTTCATCCCTGATAACACCCAAAACCTCATCATATGCCGTATCCTTAAGGATGAAATAATGAGACATTGTTGGTTGGGGTTCCTCTCCTATAAGTCCCCAATCATACTTATCTTGTTCAGTAATGTCATATACATAATAGACATCATTAGTCTTAGGGTATTCACCCACGATATTCAGAAGGTCAGAAATCTTATCTTGAAACCTGAGATATTTAACACCTTCATCATAAACTTTCAATTCCTCTGTGGTTTCAATGTAGACATCACCATATTCAGGAACTGTGGTTGTCTTTATCTCCGTAAGCCCCCACCCACCTTTGGATTCAAAATAAATGTCTGTATCATAATCTTTATTGCGGTCAAACCAAGGTATTAGATAATTGGCTTCTTTACTTTCATACCCAACTGTTATGCCTTCCACAATTTTACCATCATGGTAAGCAATACCCGTTTTAATTGGTTCTTGCGTCATTGTCACAACCTCACGAACAGGTAACCCCTGAAAATCATCAGCATTATCGGAATCAAACGATACTTTTGTTGAGTTTACGCCTCTTACCAAATCTGCAGCCCCCTCTTTATATAAAAGGCTATCTTCATCAGCAACATAAACATACTCAGTTATGTCATATACATTCCTTAAAATATCCTTTCTCTCATCCTCAGTCATATCAGCCCAATGTACAGTTTTCACCACCCCATTTCTGAAAATATCATGGAACGAATGTTCCACAAAATTAAGAGAGTGATATCCAAAAAGAGCAAGAACCATTTCAATTGACCTTTTAGTTCCCTTTGCCGAAAGAATTGCACCTGAATTTAAAAGAAGGCGTCTATAAAATTCATAATTGGCATCCTGAACTGTATATCCTGTCGTATGACTCGGATAAAGCGCCGAAGTTTCATATTTGCTTAATTTGGTAGGGACAGGAATACGAACATCCCATCCATAGTTAGTAAGGCTATCAGACAGGAACATGTCAGGGTTGTTGTTCGCCTCATCATAGGTGGTAGCATTCGCATAGGAAACACCATCTATATATCTCTTCAATTCATCAAATTCCCTACCGACAACATGCATAAAAGCCTTTATTCTCTGTGAATTAGGAGAATCATATTCTTCAGACACGCCATCTTTGTTGACTTTTGTTAATGTCCAATCATATGCAACAATCGCCTCATGGGTCATTGACCGCCATATATTATTTGTGTAGTATTCATCATAAAATTTGGCAATGTTCAACAACGATTCCAAATATTCTTTATAACGTACACTTGAAATATCTATATTCCAATCACCATTACCAGTTTTCGGCCACGCATAAGCCTTACGATAACTCACATTTCCCCTGTTGGTCTCCATAGGCGTATCTAATAGTATTGAATACCCTGTCTTCCTATTAAGAATTGCTGCCTGAAAATCGTCAAGGTCGTTAAAAAACTTATTTATCACCTTATTCTTAGGACGAATCGAAACATTTTGATATGTGCCATCATGGAAAAGGCGTTTCTCCCCATTAATATTGTAATAATAAAGAATTACATGGTTATTTCCATCGAAAGGGGCGCCAAGGTCTATGATTGACAATAATGTACCATTCATAGTGCAATCATTTCCACCCATGAGGTTTCGAGTCCATGTAAGCGGTCCCATCTGTGAACCATTATGGATTACATAATCCTCATAAGAACTACTGAAAATTCGTAAAGGTTCATCAATTTTCTCATCAGGAAAAACAATCGCATCCATGTTTATATTAAATGGATTGTCCACATTGTATAATCGTCTTCCATCAAAATCCACATGAGTATCCATAAGATAAATCTCACCGGGGAAATGATTGATTATCCCACGCACTGATGATTCCACCAATTTTTCAGCAGAGCCATAATAAGCAAAATCAAGAAGTGATGTATAATTTGGCTTTAAGAGTGTTCTTGAAAAGTTTGTAGTTGCGAGGGTTTCATCCTCACCCATACATTTAAGTGACCAATATGTACTAACGGTATCACATGACTCATTTTTAAGCCACGAACCATACTGATGTTTCTTTTTGAGATTGATTCCATCATCAATAACCATTTTGAAACCGTTAAGCCCATATGCAGGAAGACTTCCCGGTGCATATGTGTTCAAGTCGGAAATGGTCATCCAATCCCTTTCATAGATATTTCCAATATTTGTTGACTGATGCAATTGTTTTATTGTATAATTGCTTCGAGTCTTCATGAAACGGTTTCTTGCCATTACTCTTCGGCTTCAATTATGTTATTATAATTCTGTGAGGTATCCACACTGTTTTTATTAAGTTTAATATCATAAAGAGGTTTACCAAGCCTTGTTTTAACAGTATAAGTCTCATACTGTTTGTAGATTTCATGGTCATTGTTATAAACAGTAAACGTACCATTGTCAAGATTACGCACTTGGTCGCCTTCCAACATATATGAAAGAGTCTCAGCATCATGGTCAACCATTTCTATTTCAAACATAACAGGATTAAACTTAGTGTTGGAAATACGTACAACCTGTCCCGCTTCGCCAATACTTGGCATGAGGTTAGCAGTAAAACCATTTGCTGTTGAAGGGGTTACTGTACAAAAAATCAATTTACCATTGCTCGAACCCGCATTTCCTGAATTGGTATATAGAGCAAATTTAGTTTGCCCTGCAGTAGGCACAACATAGCATTTATTACTCGACGTTATTATACGTGTGAATTCTTCTTCAACATCTCCATACTGTATTCTATAACCTACCAAAGCATTATCAACATTAAGGCTTGAATCAAGTTTATCAGCCTCAAAAATAACACCACGAATATCAGAATAATTCTGAAGACTTGAAACTGCATAAATTGGGATTTCTATTTCCTTTGGCTTAATATAAATGGTATATATTCCCTTACTACCGAAAATAGATAACGGAAGTTTCATGTTATAAAGGCCATCAATATTTACCATGCCATCAGTTGTTGCCTTAATAAGATTAGATGTATCCAATTTCTTGAAAGTAGTTGTACTATCATAACTCCTATCAGGTTTATAACTATAGAAAATCTCAACATCCTTATTGATGTTGATATTTGCAGGTTTTACTGTTCCATATATTCCACTCATATCTCCTAAAGTCCAAAAATATTATTCGAATAATTTTCAATATCACTCATTGTATTAACTTCCCCCATTTTATAATGAAGTTCAAAAGCCGATATGAATCCCCTATCAATAACCACATCATCAACATTTTCTATCAACGTTTCAGACCTACCAAAATTATAGTCTTCCATTATAATGATGTTGTTTGATATATCCTCCGTATTTCCCGTATAAGGTATAATCTTATCCTCATTATCAGAGTTTTTACTAGTATTAGTATAAAAACTAATCGTAGCAATACCATCATCAGGGATATCATAAATTTTAACTTCTTTACTACCACTTATTAAGGTTTTATCATTGAAAGCATTGACCTCGACACCATTTTTAAGCATTATATATCGTCTTTCAGGGTCATTGCTGTAATCATACATGCGAAAAGGTATTTCCTCTACATATACAACACCCTCTATCATCTCACCACGTTCAAAACCATCTTCATCAAAACTCCAAATCTTTGTTGTATCATCATAATGAAGCCTGCCACCAATTACATATTTGATAATATCTGTAGTTTCACCTGTCTGAATATCAAAAATCATATCCCCATATATCACCACCTCATCATCAATTATTTCAGTGGAAGTGTTTTTTGGATAACCAATCATATAAGGATTTGTCATTGTCAAACTCTCTCCATCCTCATTTTCAAGTAATACAACAGGTAATTCTTCATCAAAAGTAATTCCATCAACCGTTCTTTCGCAATAACTTACCTTACTATGGCGAAGATACTTAAGTTTACTTGGTTCAGTGATTGTGTGTTTTATAATGTATCTATCTTTCTCCTCCTTATCCGAGATAACATCAGTCACTGTATAAATACCAATATTATGAAAATCAGCGTTTAGTGATAACGACAAAACCATTTCAGGAGAAACAGGTTCACCATTAGTAAGATAAAGGGATTTCTTCCAATAGTCAATTTCTTCAGAAATTCCAAGTTTTTTCCCGCCAAGATAAGTTAAAAATGAATCGCCCCCATACATTTCATAATCATTAACAGCACAACAATCCTCTCCTCTTTTCATCTCCCTCAACATCTCGATATATGCAGGGACCTCAGTATAATACATCATCTCAGGAACATAATTATCCCCAAGATATTTAGAATCAACGATGAATATACCAAAAGCCTTTAAAATAAACTCAAGCATCATCACCCCACCGTTTTCTTCAAACGTCGAATCCCCATAAAGGCCATAAAGATTATCATCATAATCCCCTCCGGCCGGATAAACAGGAATCTTATGTTTTTCACTCCAATCAGGGATATAAGGAATTTTCAACTCTTCACCATTTTTTGTTATTTTCTGATAATAAACAGCATTATTCATTACCCTCCTTAGAACCCTATATTTCTTAACAATATCATTAAATGATATCCTTGCAGCCTTGTCATCTTCAGTATATCCAAAATAAACTTTCAGATTTTCAAAACCCGAGCAACGGCAAACATCTATGTCATAAGGGTATTCACCCCAATTCCCATGGTCGGGGAATACAGGCATCCCCATCTCGTTGTATTCAATTCCAACAAACGGGATAAAACTATGCTGCCTACTCTTAAAATTTTCGGTAGATATTTGTCTTTCAATTACCTCCATTAGGATATTCCTTTTATTCTTGGTTCAAATAAATTCAAAACTATCTTACCATCATTGTCATCAGCAAATGGGAAATGATAAACGTATTGTTTCAATCTCTTATCAAACCATATTTCAAGAGGGATGAGAATTGCATTCTGATAACCCTCAAAATCAAAATCTGTCAACATATTACCATTCCCATCATCAACAACCGGTGTAAAATTCATTGGGAATCCTGCATCTGTTGCTAAAATAATCTTCCCTTTCTCATCACGTGGAAGCATCATAGGTACTGTTTTTCCATAACCTGCATGATTAAATTCCACTTTCATATAAATAGTTCGAGGAATACTTTCCCCTTCAATTTCAGACGGGAAAAGATAAAGATAAAAACCCTCACTTGATTTCTCTGACAAATATTTTCCCTTTACTGAGAATCTTGCACTAAGTCTCAAATCGTCTTCTGTTCTACCTGAGTCAAATATTGGTAAACCTTTCAATGAAATGGCATTATAAGTACGATAAAGTTCACCTGCATCAAGAAAAATTGTCGAATACCCCAACAATTCTTTTTTCAACATTTCTTTCGATGAATAAAACATAAGACGTATAAATGATTTTTTCACTTTCATCTTACTAAACCTAATATCATCGGCTGTAAAACCAAGAACATCAAGTTCATCAGCATATGTGTCATCGAAACCATTCGTTGTATATCTAAGAACATCATCAGTTTCAGTTTCAGTATCCCCTCCCTTTCTAATTTCAAGTCCATTCCAAAGTTGTTCATCTGTCGTTCTCCACCCCTCACGAATAACTCTATTAGTAGCATCGCTATCAAATCTATTTCTGAAATGAAGATTAAACTCAATTTCGTTTACCGGTTTATATCTTTCACCTATAATAGATGTCGCATTCGAATATCGAATAACAGGTATAAATTGTTGTTTTTCATTATCCACAATCTCAGGCACAATAGTGCTTTTTACTGCTTCAAAATACCCATTTAAAATTGCTTGTTCATCATTAAGGCGATATGATGGTTCATGTGTTAAAGGGAGGGACAACTCCATGCCCAAAACATTCTCCTGAAAAACAATATCAGTATTAAAGCCATCTTCATTAATGAACCAATCATTCTTAATGTCAACAAATCCACGGCCCACAAACCCAATTGGTCTTGAACACATTATCGTTCGGGACGCCGCATCTTCTTCATTTGTGGGGTCCCTGTTTTCATCATAAGAAATGTATACTCCGCCATTAAAAACCTCTCCCAAATATCTCAAAGACAAATTTTTAACATCTTTAACAACCGTATGTAAATTATCTTCAAGAAGTTCAATCAACGCATTTTCATTTGCAGCGCCAAAATTCTCAACTTGCAATGTTAAATACTCAGGAATATACACAACAAAACTCTTTTCATCCCTTACAACATAATTATATGTTTTTTCAATGGGACGAAAGCCTTTATCATAATAAAGGCAAAGTGCCCCCTCATCAGGCAAATTATGTTTTCCCACACATGTAACAACAATAGGTAACAACCCATCTTCACCAACAGGCAAAATATCAGCAGTCAAATACTCTATTGGTCTTCTTTGTGCTTTTATATTTCTATTAATTACTAAAGTTCGCATGATGAATTATCTTCTACCATCTTATAATCAACATCAGGTAAATCTTTCTTAAGTCCCGAAACAACAAAATTAGCATAATCCTGAACTCTGTCATAAGTGTATTGAACGCCAAAACGTCCATCAGGGTCCTGTCTACGTACATAAAATCCAATGTTATTATTCATGTATATTGCACCATTGGAAAAAACACGGTTATAAATGTCTGAATTTTGTGTCAATTCACTATCAGGTATAATCTCCCTCCACACTCTTTTTCCCGTTCCATCCGCAAGATAATTCGCATATTCAGGAACAGACTTATTTCGAATATATACCCTCCAAGGTTTTAAATTTTTCAATGTTTTACATGAAAATACAATTTTTCTACCCTCCGATTTTGGTGATACAACACATTCTTTATACTCTTTGTTTGGATAAAGAAGAACAATAACATCATCAGTAGTCAGATGGTATTCTGTGGCAGCGCTTATTTCATAATAGAGTCCATCCTCCGAACGTCTAATTTTGTCTCCATTAGAAAACGGAACAACAGGTATCTGAAGGTCAAAGTCTTTAGACAATAATGGTGAAAATTCACGCAATTTAACTCTATGATGAGCTTTATAAAAATATCCCTCAGGGACAAAGCCATCACAATACACATTATTTTTTTCATTATATCGAAGACCTTGCATTTGTGTGACACTAAACTCAGCCAATGTATTTTCAGTCGCAGATTTACCCAAACTATCAGTAAAATCATTATCATCATATTCAAGTTCATCATAAACCATTTTATATAATGACACAGGAAACATCTTATTTGATGGTGTATATTTAACATTTCCCTTTGTGCAGTATTGAAACGATGATGAACAGTTTCCAAAATAACCTCTTCAAGTGTAAATGGAGAAAACTCCACAAAATCACCACAAAAAATATTATCATATCCATCACCCGCAACAATATTCCTTTCAAGCGCCATTGGTTGTGAATAAGGTATACCCATAGATTCATGACCCGGGAATTCATAATTAGTTTCCATTATCCCATACAACATTCTTGCGTTATAATTCTTTAAAAGGTCATAATCCATGTGTTCGTTTTCCCCAATTTCAAAATCAAAGCCTGAAGTAACCTCTCCAAAACAATGAGAAAACTCAACATAACTTGGACTTGTCATTCCGGACATATACCATTCAATATAACCCTGATTTCGTTTTATAAAAGTAAGAAATACCTCAGTAATTTCACGCCCCATATGGTCTTTCAACCCCGAAATATCAACATCATCAGAATAAATAATTTGAGCAACAGGGTCCCCATATATCGTCTTAGCAAAACCTGCTTTATTTATTGTCGACCTCAATGAACTTATACTCTTGAAATCCCTGATATAATACTCACATTGTTTTCCATTTATTGTCTTAGCAACAAAAATATTTGATGGTATTCTTATACATTCAATGGTATTACCAATAACATAATTCGTTTCTTCACCCCATCCATCTGCAAGGTCATCATATGATATCGCAAAATAATATTTTTTCATTTCACCATTAACATCACCAAGTGACATGACCCTACACGAAAAACTCTCCTTACCATCCGCATAAAGCACAACCATATCACCTTCCTTAAGACCGTGTTTCGCTTTAGTTCTAAAATGTATTGAACGAGTTTCTCTTGTAATAAGATAATCATAAGTTTGTCCCTTCTTTTCCTGAAGAAAATTTGTCGAACTACCTTTCATTTTCAACGATTCTGTCGTATGCCATATGACCCTTAAGCCCTTATCTTTCTCAAAGAAATCATAAGGTTTACCATTATCATCAACATAGCGTTTCCTGTAAGGATAAGTTATCCTCCAATCCCAATTATACTCTTCACGGTTATTATACTTCTTGTTTATCTTAGGAAGAAGAGAGAAAAGGGTTCTATCAGGGTACATGTCAACGAATTCACAGGCACCTCTATTATTTAAAACCTTATTAATCGTTATATCAACCGATTCCCCATCTTTATAAATCGTACAATTAGGTTCATTAGCATAAGCCTTATTATAAAACCCCAACCAACCATTTTCTTCCTTAAGTTTAGCCATAAATGCGTTTTGAAATGACATGATATTGGAGTGATTATACAAATGGCTCGGTCTATCTTTTGTCTGTGCGGTTGGACTCCCTCCCCCAGGTATTTCTCTCTTATGTGTTGCTATCTCACCATCGCCATATACCAAATAATCTTCAATGGTATTAAATACATTTTCATTTGATATTATTTTCCCATCAATTTTACTTTCGCCTCGTCTAATAGCAAAATAACCTTTTCCTCTAAACTGATGATTATTGAAGATATCCAATCCACAATAATAAGTAAAATTACCAAGGTCTGGATGGGAATATTCGGTATCTCGTATTGCTTCATAACGAGTTATACCCTGCCCAATGGGGTACTTTCTTATACCCCTATCCCAATCTCCTGATTTGGCCAACCCACTGTCACCAAGTATGAAAGATTTTGTGGAACCCTCTTCAGACACAATTTCAGTAAACATATTGAAAAGGATATTAGTCATGTAAGGGCTTACGGTGAAAAATAATTTATATTTTCTCGTCGAATTTCGTTCGTTCAAATATATTTCATATTGATTAATTGTTCCCGAAACATTACCCCCTGTAAACAAAGACTGCTTTGTTGATAATTTGATTGGTACAGAATTCTCAACATTAATATTGTTTTGCCCGTTGGCACTATTTAATAAAATCTTTTGCATCCTAACTCAATTTAAGAATATAATAAACTTTGCCATTAATGTTTTTCTTTTCAGACACAAAAACCTGACAAACGGTATGAGACCTTTTCTTTGTCGTAACTTCTCCCGCCCCAAACTCATCTTTCTCTATATTATTCAAAACTCGGTGCAATGTATTTCCACCAGCTAATAAATGTAAATTGGATATTTGAACCAAGTAGTCTTTATAATCCTCTATTCCTTCCCTATTTATCAAACTTTCCCTATCTGTCACTGTAAACGTACGATTAAATATATTTTCAATACACCTAGTTGTAAATTCAGTATTCTTAGGAGCGAACATATGTACAATATTATTGTATATATCATTCGAAGAAACCGTCTCAAGAGATGGGTTATCATTGACAATAATCTTAAAATTACCCTCTTGTCTAATACCAACTTTATAACCGTTTGTTGCATTAGATGCAAGTTCAACATAACTAGATGATAAATTAGTATTTTTATCCCTTTGAACAATTCCAACATATTTAAAGACATTTCGCCAATAAGGAAGTTTAGCAACATGAACAAGCGTACACTGTCCTTCTTTAATTTCCTTACCTTTGTTAAATGAAACATCCCCATTAAACAATGTAACATAAAGTTTATTTGAAGAATTGCCACATGTAACTAACATCATATTATTGGTATCATATGCAAGAATAAATGTTTTTAGATTACTTATATTATTAAGAAATTCATTATAAGTCCCCATTGAATTTGTGTTAGCAATAAAGATATTATAATCACCTTCCTTAACAATTCGTCCTTCACAATATTTAGTTCCCCATGCAATATCATCTGTTTTTTCATCTTCTGAATATAATGCATAATACAAAGGATAACTACGGGAATCGCCAGACGTCGTCTCATTCAAAGCATGATAGAGATTGTCTGTACCTAAAACAAGACCTTCATCTTCAGCGGTCAACGTAACCACAGAACCATGAGAACTAATTACACCCTTATTAAGTTTCTTATCAACATCATACGCCTCACCTAACAACAGCACATTACTATCCTTAGGACTCGCAGCCACATTAAGATTATGTGGAGTTGCATCAGTATTAAACTCACGATAATCAACTATAGTGCGATAAAGAAGATATTTCTCATTCTCATTCAAGTCTGAAGTAGATGATGAGAAATTATTCCACCACGAACCTTTCTTCTCTAAATTATATAATGTATTATAAGAAACTATTCCTAAGCCATAGTTAGGATTACCTATTGTAAATGTGAGAGGACTACCATCACGCACAATAAATGTGTCATATCTAAACTCGCAAGAATATTTTCCATTTTTCACATCTACCGACCTTATCCAAATCTCATATTCTCCATACCCCCACAAATAAAGTCTATCACCATCTTTCCAAGTAGCCCATTTATTATCAGGATAATAATTATCTATACCATTGTAAACACATTCAAAATTCAATGGATTAGCATCAGAATCATACCCCCCTATTCGTTTAATAACCACACGATAATACTTTATATTACTTGAGTCCCCCACGATTTTAAAACTACCGTCGATATACCCGCCATTTTCAGCAGTCTTTGGGTTATAATCACTAACAGCGGCACCAAGTTTATATTGCATTTCAGTTTCAGCAACACTCGTTCTAAAATTTGTAACTGAATTTTTATCATAAGAAACTTTCAAAAGGTCTTTACCAACAACAAGTTCCTGAGAAATTTCATTACCATATTCATCCTGTACAAGAACCTCATAAATACCAATCGGCACCCCCTTAATTTTAAAATTATTCGAAGCCTCCTGACCCTGAATAACAGCCATTGGTTGTTTAAAACTAGTAATTGTTTGATAATCACCCTTTCCCACATTTCCTTTATCATCACAGTCTTTACTTTCTATAATATGATAATCATCCATATAGAGCCTTGTTAATGTATAGTTCTTTACACTCTCTCTTTCAAGACCTTTTATGGAAACTTCCACATCAAAATTCATATTATATATATTAGTTCGACCTGTCGACCACATAACAGAAAGAGACATCTCACCCTTGGGAGTTGTAATTGCCTGAGGAGCACATGGTGCGTAATATTGTCTCTTGAAAGCATCCAATGCAGTTGAACCATTTACAAGTCCGAAATAAAAATAGAACGAATTCTGATAAACAGGCATCCTATTTCCACCATAAAGGTATTTCTTATTATCACCCATTCTAAAAGTGATATAATCATTACTTTCGAACTCACTTTTTCTCACTATCGTATTACCACTCTCGAAAGCAACATCAACCCCCAAATTAGGATGAGATTCCATCAGTTCATTAAAAGTAGACTCATTCCAAAGAGATTTGGTTTCCTGTGGAAGATGTTTGGTATAAGTATACCCACTACTACTACTGATTATTTTCTCCAAAGAACCATCAAATGAATCAGGAAGAAGATATTTGAAATCGTATTCCTTATAACCATATGAATTAACTACAGTTCTAAGCGAATTCTGATTCATGGTTGCAAACGCACTCCTAAATGTCACATCATTTATTTGGTCCTTTGAAATCAAACCATTAGGTGCAACATACAGATAGTTAACAATATCATAAGATAAATCCGCGTCAGCCTTTAATCCGGATTTATAGCCCACAGGTATTTCCAAACGTTCTGATAAAGTCGTACCAATTTCACAGGCACGTTTAAGATTCACACATGACTTGATATTTGTCTCAGCATTAGAACATGAAAGACCCAAAAAATGCCCACCCGGTGATAAAAGTTTATCATCAGAATATTCCAATCCATTATTTTCACCATGTTCACCATCATAACCAACACCCTTATACGACCAATCAATTCCCGAAAGTTCCGTAACAGGGAAAATATCCTCATAAGCCAAAGTTAGGTCAGATTTTGCTTCCGTATCTCCTACACCATCATCAACCGGCCATTTATAGAAACCGCCTTGATAAAATACATAAGTTATCTTCGAGTCTTCATATTTCTTAGGAGGAAGCATATAACCATCAGGTATAATATATGTGTTAGTTTCATTAGCATTGGTAGGCACAATAACCCTATCAGCATCACTTACCTTGTTTTTCAAAAATTGATATTCTGCACCATCTCCCCTATTATGATTGATATCATATCCCAAAATATCTTTAACCTGAGGGACCGTACTATCTTTCAAAATCCTCTCATAAGAACCATAACCCTTGTCTAAAGAGTCTTCAAATGTCGCAAGATACTTATCAAGTTGTCCATAAGTTGGGGTATAAGGTTTAACACCTTCCGTACGAATATAAGGGGTCACCATGCGCCCATTACTTCCTCCCCAATCATCATGGTTCCATCTGTTACCCGGACATTTGGCATTGCAAGACCATTGTTGAATAACGTTAACTGTAGGCGCGGGCCAAACTGTGTTCTCCCCCCAAGCATCCTGTTGTTGTGCACTTACTTCCAATTCGCTATAAACATCACTCTCATCATCAACATTCGTCTGAGCCAAATTTGGTGGGAGTTGATAAGTTGTTGCGAGAAGACTGTCAAATGTTGAAGGAAGCCCATATTCATTACAATCGAAAAGCGTGCCCAACATTACAATATCAGTCGCAAAAAACGGCACTCTATTAGAACCTCTGAACTCACATGGTTTAAGATAATACACACTATCGCCCAACGATGTTCTACTCTCGTTAACAACGCCACCCTTAGAACCAAAAACCTCAATCATATCACGTCCGTTGGCTTTGTGACATCTTAATTTATTACGATGGCACCCCACTTTAGTTGTGATTTCATTATTGGAATCATAAGCCAATGAACATTGCTGTACATATCTTCTTGATACCCGTGATATAGCCGTATTATTCATACAAGCCTTCACCTTCTCAGTTATAATTGTCTGTCCTTTCTTACGTTTTTTCTTATATTTTACATTTCTCGCCCAACGAGGGAGATAAACTGTTCCATTAATCCAATCGTTATAGAAATCAAACTTAATAACCTGATATTCCTGTGCAAGATTAATTTCGACACACTGCATAAGATAGTCAGTGTTATTGGTTAAATTAATACCAATCACCGAGTTCGACTTATTATCCAACATATTATTAACTTCCACAGAGGCATTGTCTTTTGTGGAAATTGTTGTGGGGTCAACCTGTTTAATAACAACGTATTCCTGATTATTAATTTCCACTTTATCGTCTGTTAATCTAAAAACGCCATTCTCTACCTTCCCACTAATTGTAAATTTCTTTACGGCCCAATTAGACCCCCCTTCTTCTGTATATTTAATTGTATATTCTTTAGAACCTGAAGTGGTTTCACCTGTTATTCCAAGTTCTGTTTTCAATTCATTCTCAGTGAAAACATCAGCCACTTCTAATATTGTATCATAATTATTAGGGTCAACAAAAACATACTCATATGAGACATCCCCCCCATCATTAAGTGTATCAACCCACCCATAAATCTGTTCCTGAAGGGTTTGGTCATCATCAACTCCTAAGTCAGCAACAATCTCTTTATAGGTATTACAAACAGACTCATTTTCCCACTGTCGACATGTCTTATTACTCTTCGCCGTCTTAGGTGTAACTTTCATTCCCGGAGCAAAATACCAATATTCAAGGTCAGGGCAAATTTCATTTGAAATATATGAATAAGGCGTAGTGAAACCAAGATTTCCAATAACACTCATCAAGCCACGTTTCAATGTATTAACCACCTTAACAATCCTGACCATCAACTTTATGATATTGCACATAAGCCAAAACATGAAAGGTATCCTTATCCTTATATTGTTATAAGGAATTGGATTATTTACCCCATGAACATTCACTTTCTTAATTCCTGTGAATCTATCTGTCAAAATATTTCTTGCCTTTTGAAAACGAGGTATAAATGACTTAATTGTATAGACATTATTCCACATAAGGGATTTGAAAGAATGGTCTTTTGTCCTTGAACCGAAATTATAGTCTATTTCATTCTCATTATTTGGATTATGAGGTACAAGCACTTTTCCACGATGATAACTTACAGCATCAGGGTTTGTTTCATCAAGAGAAAGTCTGAAACGAACCTCACAACGGGTAGGGATACCCTTTTCAGGGTTATCAGTAGGTACCATGTTTCCATATTCATCAGTCATCATATAATCAAGATTCATCGGAATCTGAAAACACCACACACCATTACCGTCAATAAGTTGAGTACCTTTAATCTGCAACTCAGAAACTGTGTTGTCAATATTCTTTCTAATGATTTCAATAGTACCGGGACCTGTCACCATCTCACTCATTTCACCCATTCTTTTTGATGGCACACATTTCCTACTTATACCTTCGTTAGGCGTATCAGTAACTATTGAACCCATAAAGACACATGTTGGTTCAAACTTAAAAGCAACATCTATATCCTTTCTTGTTATTCCAATCTGTGTCCCTTCCTTAGCGTCGCCCCAAAACGGTTTTACATCAACAGTCGTGTCCTGCGAGAAAACCTGTGAAAGTGTTGAAAGTTCAGTATCAACCTTGAATTGATTAGGATTCTCAAATTGTTCTATCGTATAACCCTTATAAATAAAATCCCTCGGCCTCTGTGAAAGTTTTCCACAGTCTGATATATCAAGGTCCATATGAAGGGTATAGTTCCCTGTTGGAATACCGAAGAACATGTAATCACCCGCTTCATTTGTACGGGTCGTATATTTGTAATATTCGTCAAAAATCTCAAGAACCGACGTATCATCAAGCATCAATCTTTTGTTAGGGAAAGTTCCCACAACGCGATGACAGTCATCTTTCTGTAGGTCAGGAAGAAGATTATAACGTCTACCATCTCTATCCTTACCATTTATTATATCATAAGGATAAAGTATTTCTTTTACTATGTCATTAGTATCATTTTTCTCAATGAAAAGCGAAAGTTTTGCATTAGGTACACCAAAACCATTGTTGGCAAGAACTCTTCCCACAACAACGCCATAGTCGCCCACATTATATCTGTAGGTTCCTCTTTGGTCTATTTTCATTGACAGGATTTCCAAAACATCATATTCTTGCGTTAAATTAACAGTAACATATTGGTCCTGCCCCACATTTGTTCTAATTCTCAACGATTTATTGTTCTCCATATTATACCTATATTCGAACTTTTATTGCCTTAAAGAGTGAGATGGTTTCTTTTTTTAAAAAAGCCTTTACAAAAACAAGATAAAATAATACAATGGGGAAGAAAAGAATAATTATAATCCACATGAAGACAGCCTGAAAAGCCATCTTCACTTTCTCCTTTGTAGGAATATTCTCTTTTGTCTCAGGTTCATAACCATAATATTTTTTGGTCGCCCTGACATAATCGGTTGCCTTACAATTACACCCCATGTTATTTAAGTTTAACTCGTATCCTAATGTCCTGCTCAGGATATTTTATTTCTATCATAGTATCATTTTCACTATAAAGAATATGGTCTGATACTGATAGGTCAATCTGACTTCTATTCATCGCCACTTCACCCGCCGTTGCCCCATAACATTCAGTCTTAGACATGATTTGCTGTGTCGTCTGTGTTGGCGAATAATTAGGGCCATACTCATTATAAACCCTGAGGTCTATCAAGTTTTTAACACCATCAATCAACGAAATTTCCTTCTCAAGGTCACCAAGGAAAATATCGTCACCCATCTGATGAGTATCAATATTCATATATTCCTTAACCTTATTAATGATATTGGTAACTACATCCGCACTATTATAACTCTTGCTTATATAGCAATCTATTTCAAATGAAACATTAATAATACGCCCCGCCTTCATCTCCACGTAATCGTTAATCATTCTATATTCAGAAAGATAAGACTCAAGGTTCTTAGCAAACGCAGCCGGTATTGATGGCGTAAGTTTACCATTCATATCAAGACCGAGGAGATAAATCATTATCTTATTATTTTCTTCAGTAACACCAACACGATAAGGGGTACCAAATGCTGATGGAAGTTCCATGATACGACTACGGTAATCATTTAACGTGACACATCTATCCTGCGCCCCCTTATTATATTTAATATAGTTTCTAAGTTCCTCACCCGAAAGCATATCCCTACCTGATACTGCAGGAGTCGTATTTGTTACAGTAAATGAGTTTCTTATCTTAGCAACAGTATCGCTCTGCAACGTCTCATACTTACAATCACTAAAACCAACATTAAGATATTGAATCTTATTAATTGACCCCTTAGGTAGGTTACTATTAGCACCCGCACCCATCTTATAAAGGATATACATGGTCGTATTCGGTTTAGGAGTAATACCAAGTCCATCATTATTAATCATCCTCGTTATAAGATACTTGCTAAAAGAAGCAGCATCACCAAGTGTATAATCATCTTCAATATATTTGTGCCCTGCACCAAAAATAACTTTCAAATATCCTTTATCAGTATATTCAGTTATAAACTTCTGACGAAGCGGTTTCCATTCACCTTTTGAAATACATGCCGTTGGTACAGTAACTCCATTTTCACTAACATAACCATATGTTGTTGTTACAGGAAGATACTTATCATCCAAAACCTTTCCCCAACGGTAAGGCTGAACAAGTGCATCAACTTCAAAGAAACGATATATATCCTTTTTACTCTGTGTATATTCAGCAGGCATATATTCTGTCTCCATCATAAATTCATCAAAAGAGGGTTCCAATTGGTAGTTAACGCCTTCCTTAAAAATAACAGACTCAACAGACATTACGTCATCAAATGGGAGGAGTATTTCCATGAATGGTTTCACGTCAGACTTAGTTATCTCTTTCTTGTATATAGCCGTCGTACCCGCAGTAATGACAAAATGTTTTGAAACCCTAAACCCAGTGATATCGTCATTTGAGTTCTTAACAACCTCTATTGTTCTATTAGGCACACCATTTTCATCAAAAGCCTGACTGAAGTCAACATCATGGTCGAGTTCAAATATTACAGTACCATTAGTAAACTTACTTCCCCTTTTCACAACAGGAGCAAGGGCCCAATTTGGAGTACGTCTTGTTGAAACCGCATTCTGTACCTCACTATTAACAGGTAAGATACAAGTTAATTTCAATTCAGTAACAGAACCTTTAGGCCCCGGTATCTTAACACCATTATTTCTTGCAAGATTATAAAGAGATGAAGTCTGCTGCGCAGTATTGACGTTAGTTTCTTGAAACGCTCTGTCTATATGATAACTAAGACTATCAGAAACGCCTGCAACTACATCCATAAGCCAAGAACCTACCGATGCATCATTAAGACTTTCTGAAATTTCAGGGTAATATTGTTTAGTAAAATCGACCAATGCCTCACGAAAATCCGTGAAATCTTTATTAACGTAAGATATTTTTCTATCTGCCATAATCAAATTAAATAACTCTTATCTGTATATTATCAGGTTCCTCAGTTTCCCCTTTCATTATGCTGTAGCTTATATCTGCATAAACCCTATTTTCATTCTCCTCATCCATATAAAGAGATATGTCCTTAAATATTATCCTTGGAAGGTACTTAGATACCTGTGATTTTATTTCACTCTTAATAGCACTCCATGCTTCATCATCGTTTGGTTCAAAAATATACTTAATCAAATTAGTACCAAAGTCGGGGTTCCTATAACGCTGTCCCTTAGGCGTAAATATAATATGAAGCAATTCGCTCCTCATTTTATCTACATAAGTTTCATTAAGGTCAACGAAATAATTATTTTCAGACTCATTCTGAAAAGGGTATTTTATACCAAAATATTGTTGTTTTGCCATATCATTAAAAACTACGTCTATAAATAGGTTAAAACTTATTTTCGTAGGTTATAATAAATTAACAATAAAACAAAAAACAGTAAATAAAAAACCACCGCTTAAGCGGTGGTTTACATTAAAATACATCTGATTTAAATTCTTCAGCATCATTTTTCTGACGTATCTGTTTTGCCAAATCCATTAATTCCCGATGATGCCGAGCCTCAACCTCATCAGCCCTTTCAAAATAAGTCATAGCAGTGTCAAAAGTCTCAACTTCGTCACAAGAAATTGTTGCAGTACCATTATCATACCTGATTCCCTCAAAAATCGCGCCCGATTTTCCATTACGATTCTTCAGAACAGCAAGAGTGGCCTTATTTTTATCAACATCGTCAAGTGAACGTGCAATTGAAATCACAACCTGACAAATCTGTGTCTTGGTAAATGAACCACCAACTTGGTCCATAGTAACAACATCAGTACTTGTCACACTACCTCTATTACCCTGAGTTGGAATCCAAATGGCAATATTTAAATTTTTTGCCATATTCTCTATACGCCTCATTGTAATCGCATCCCTTGTATAATCCTTTTCCTGATTATACGCAGTCCTCTCAGGAACAAGACATTCAAAGTAGTCAATAATCACAAGGTCAGGGGAAAAACCTCTATTACGGAGTTTCTTAATATACTTTTCAATGTCAGATGCACTTTTAGTACCTGTATTGAAACGCTTGATTCTAAGATTCTTTGTAAGAAGTTCTCTATCCTTATAATTAAGGAGTTGTTCTTTAATTTGTTGTCCAACCTCTTTATCCTTAATAATCATTCGGGCTTCAACCTGCGTAAGTTTTGAAAAATGTTTTCTTGTAATATCAACATCATCATCCTCAAAATAAATCTGCAGAACCTTGAATCCCTCATAATCATTTTGTGGAAGGCGGCATGTTGCAGCATTAGATGCTACGCACGTTGAAAACGTTGTTTTACCAAAACCCGCAGAACCAATAAGAAGCCCAACTTTTCCCTTGTTAAGCCCCCCTCCTGCAAGGAGTTCATCCAACTTAGATACGCCTGTTGGAATTGCCACCACACTATCAGGGGAAACGGCTTCATCAAGTAGGTCAAAAATTGACTTACCATCGTCATCTTCTTCCCCTATTGCAGCCGCATCATCAAAGAGTTTCTGACACTCGTCATATCGCTCAATATCACCCTCACGTGCAATATCAAGAATTGTTTTCGATACTCTAATCAGGTTTTGTTGACGGAAAAACTTAACAGCCAATTCTTTAACCGTTTCAATACCTTCGGTGGACTTTTCCTTAAGATGAGATACAAAAGATTCATTCTGTTCAACATCAATCTGGGTTGATGCCTTACTGTTGAGTAACATTTTAATTGTCTCATAAGTGGGGCAAGCATCCCACTCCTTAAAATAATCTTTCAATGTTCCCACAAAAGTCCTCATAAGAGGCTCTGAAAATACATTCTGATTTACAATGGGGTAGAGTTCCTTGAAGAAACCTGGTTCCTCCACAAACGCTTTAATAAGTTTATATTGGAAATCAACTCCAAGGAACCCCAAATTGTCTTTATTAATTGTTTTATTACCCATATTTTGTTTTTGTTTTATGCCTTAACAGTAGTGTACCATGAGTTCTCATTGCTACAGGTACTCTGAATCTCCTTGATAATCCTGTAAACATAGTCAGGACGACCACCGAAAATCTTGTAAGACATAAACGCATCAAAACCAAGTGTAAAGGCATCAACCTTATCATAACGACCTCTCTTATTTGTGAGGTCAATTGAATTTCTCACATAACGAGGATAAACCCCTGTCCATACTGTTGAACACACCTCCTGCCCATTATCAAGGAACGACAACTTATATTCAACATAATCCTCAGAAGTAAGAGGGTTTGTAAACTCACCATCATCAAACTTAAAAGTGAGAGGCATTACCGAACCACCAACAACATTACCTTCGGCATCAATCTCATGCTTCCATGCAAAATCGTGGTCCTCTACGTTCTTTACAACAATACCGTTACCTCCACGCATTCTCTTCTGATTATAAGGGTCAGCAAAAAAACGGTACATCTCATCCTCATCATTAAAAATCTGAGGGCACATCATCTCCATGTAAATGGCAGACTTATCCTTAAGGTCCTTGTCAATCATATCCGCAAGAAATCTCATTGTATCAAGAATATCCTCAGACTTGAGACTTGTTGGATTAAAATTGAAAATCTTGAAATACCTCTGACAAATAATATTGTCACCTACAGTCAACTTGAACTCGAAGCGTTCTTTATAGTCTTTCGCTTCAACAGACTTCTTTACTTCAACCATTTTGAAATACTATTAATTGTTAAACATACTAAAAATTCCATTGATTCTTAAATGCAAAGATAAAAATATTATTTGATAATACAAAACTATTTTTTACCATATTCTTTTGCAAATTTCATCTTTTCTCTATTAGCCAATGAATTAAACTCAATGAAAAAACTTGAAAATTTATTTGAATCGAGTAATTCAAGAATATCATCTTCACGAACATAATTTGCTACATTTCCAAATGAGCGTCCTTCAGGGTCAATCGTAGCATACCTCATTGCATTTATTTCCTCCAAAGCACTTTCAGTAAGAAGAGGCTTGCGAAGATTTATCAGTTTTTCATTAATCTCATAAAAATCGCCTTCATAATTTCTTCTTGAAATGCCGTTAACAACATTTTCCAAAAATTTCAAAGGCTTTTTCTTATTTTTAACACGTTCTTCATTCAACTCCTTTGCCCTTTCTTTAACCTCATTAACCGTAACAGGTCTATCTTTCATTTCAGGCATAATCTCAAATAATTTATTTTCCGATAGACCATCAATGTTACCAATATTATCAGAAGTGTCGCCACAAAAAATCTTTTTGATAAGCACATTTTCACTTGGGTAGCCGTTTATTGTCCTGAAATTATCATATGTGACAAACGAATTGGTTCGGGGATTAAAAATACACACATCAGGTGCAATCAATTGTGTCAAGTCCATATCTCCGGATACAATCACAATTTTTTCATTAGGTTTCTTATTCAGAACATAGTATGCCATAATATCATCACCTTCAGTGTCCCTATCACATATACACCTTATGAAGAGTTCTTCAAAATATCTCATCAACATCTGACGTTGACGGGCAAAATCCTCTTTCTTCTTTATCTCTTCAGGACTTTTATCCTTCTTTGGCTTCTTCTTTGAAAAGATAGCGGACCTCATCTTACGGAGGCTCTCATTATATGCTTTAGCATAATCCGATTCACCCTCCATATATGCATCATAGTTCTTGTCTCTATTAGCCTTATATTCATTATATAACCTATAACGCATTATACCGCTATTATCATCATCGAAGACAACATATACATAATCAAAATCTTTTTTCTTAAGGAGGTTCTTCATCTTCACCAAAAACGTGAAAAATGCACCATATTCCTCGCCACGAGTGTTAACTTTATTCGCAACCTCACATATCTTAAGAACATTAGTCCCATCCACCAATAAAGTATAAATCGGTTTCTCAGCCAATTCAGGGTGAGAAACAATAATATTCTGTCTTACAGGTTGTGCCATTATTTTACTCCCCCTCATTATCTAAACCAGAAAAAAATTCCTCAAAATCCTCTCCATCCCAAAAAAAGAAATCGTCATCAATTTCATCATCAAACCATGTTTCATCAAAATCCCTTTCCATTATAGTTTTCCTCTACCATTTTTATCAACCTATCATATAATAACTAAAAACTCCTATTTTTCTATATTATATGATAGGTTATAACTTATCACATGTGTTATTTTATAACAGTTTTTTATATATAACTTATCGTATATAATGATTAATATAACTGTAAATATATTACCATTTAAATACAAAAATAAGGGATAAATGGTAATATATTACCATTTATTACTTCAAATATTTTTCAGTAAAACCATCAATATCCATAATTTCAATACCCATCTTCTCAGCCTTTTTCATCTTGCTTGAATTTGAAGATAAGTCTTTAACAATCAAACAGGTCGTGGCCTTTGTAACGCCATCACCAATAATACCACCAAGTTCCTCAATCTTCGAAAACATTTCTTGGTTTCTAAAACCTGTCACACAAACAACCATCCCATTAAGAGGGCCTTCAGATACCGGGGTTGTGACATATGAAAATTTAAAATCCTCTACGAGTTCATTCCAAAATATAAGTTTCTCATATCCATCAATGAATTTCTGAGCAGTAATTTCCTTAACACCCTCAATAGTAAGAAGATAATCCATTGCACAACCATCCATTCCACGAGCATCAATTATCTTCTGAAGAGTCTTTTCACCAAGGTCGGAAAACCATCCTGTGGCATGAAGAAACCTTGCAAACGGAAGTTCAGTCTTAATCCTATTCAGTTCAGATAAGAACTTATTGACGCTAACATCAGCCCATCCATCAAGGCCAATAAGGTCATCATATTGAAGGCCAAAGACCTCAAAATAGTTTTCTACTAAACCACATTCAAATAATTGGGTAAATGTCTTTTCACCAAAACCATCAATGCCCGCAATTTCAAAAAATTTCACTAAAGAAGACAGTCTTCTTCCTTTACAGTAATCATTCACGCAAGCCATTTCACACCAATCACCATCAGGCCCATAAACAGGTTGTAACTCATGTCCGCATATAGGACATTCATCCAATGAATTAACCTCATAATTATCAACCATCAGCATAGTAACACAAGACTTTCTCTCCTGAAGAGCAACCGCATATGCGTCTTCATACTCCTTGACCGTCTTATATTCTTCTCTGAAAGGAATCATCTTACCACCAACCCCAATTACCTTAGGAATTACTTCTCCTGAACGAATAACAGTCACCATTTCCCCAGGATAAAGCATCCAATCATGGATATATCGCATATTAATCCCACTTACCCGCTGTATATCTGCACCCGCAAGATTAATAGACTCCTTAAGAATAAGAACCGGAGTTACAACACCCTCCCTATTAACACTACGTTCAATTCGGTCAATTACCCCATAACCAACCTCAGAAAAACTTGGATGCTTATAAGCGACTGAATAACTTGGATTACCATTAGCCTCGACACTATGTCGATGCACATCCTCATTAACATCTATCACAAGGCCGTCAATTGGATATAGTTGTTTCCACTGTATAAACATATTCAACAACTTTTCCTCAGTAAGATGATGTGGATTTGTTACCTTCTCATAGTTCTGATTCATCAATGCCATCAACTGCTCCTCCTTACTCGTCGTGGAACCTTGAATCTCATATGGCATCACTCTTAAAAGGGCGTACTCATTCTTCCTACCATTATCAAAATCTCCGTTAATCAAACCCGTTGCGGAATTCCTTTGGGACTTGGCACCCTCATTAATCTCCTTAAACTTTTTCCAATCGGCATTGTCAATTATAATCTCCCCACGGACAACCATTTTTTCCGAAATGCTTGGTTTAAGATAAATTGCCGATACATGTTCAGTACAATCCTGCCCTGTTGTTCCATCTCCCCTCGTCCACGATTTATCAGTACTCATTCCAACAGAAAGGCCATCATATTTAGGGGTAATGATAAACGTCGCATAAGGAAATTTCTTCATCCAAGCAATAAGGTCATCATAATTCTTAATCTTATCTAAAGACATCATTGGATAAGGTAATTTCATCTCCCTACTTTTAGGTTTTTCATCATTCACACCTTTCTTGAACCATTCATCATCAGGATTCATATCTCTAAGTTCCTGTTCAAGAGCATCATATTCAACATCGCTCATAATTGGAGTCCCTTCTCTATAAGCATCATTTGCTACCTTCAGTTCCTCCCTAATATTATTAATATTTCTCATAATTAAAAATTTTCTTTTGCAAATATAGGTTTTATTTTTAATAAAAACAAAAGAAGGGACAAATATCCCTTCTTTTTAAGTTATTCAAAAGACTCTTCTTCAGTAAATTCAATTTCATCTACTGTTGCATTTTTAAGTTTACCACTCGTATCACCCGATTTTAATTGAGCCAAAATATCAGGGAGAACCTTTTTCTTATATTCTTCAATTTCACTTTCAGCAATAATACCATGACTTGTACAAATTATTTCTCCCTCATATGTCACGTTATACGGAGTCGGCAAATGGTTCTTCTTTATTGAAATTGGCGCTTCGGTTCCGAACACATACTTTTCACCTTTCAAAGTTGCCTGTAGTTTCTTAACACCTGACATAACAATTTTTCCACAGAAAATGAGCAAACGAAGAGCATACTCAAAACTTACGCCACCCTTGAGCTTAACCGAAGGTTTACCCATTGTCGCCATTGATGAGTCCCAAATCTTATTCACAATAAAGAATGAATTAGTATATGGATAATTCTGACTTCTTGATGATGGAATTCTCGTATTTACAATTGTATTGAACGCAACTGATATTGAGTTAGCATCAAACATATTATTACCTGCTTTAGAAGTATATGATTTCCAACTACCAACACTACCTACTGAATCCCATATAAAAAGAAGTTCAACAGGAAGTTCACCTGACTCCTGTTTATCAAGCAAGTCATTAATAATATATGCAATATCCTCAACTACTGCAACTTTTCTTTTAGTTGATTTTCTCGTCATAGTTGAATAATCCATATCCCCACAATATTCACAGATGGCCTCATTGTTAAAAAGGATGAAATTACCGTCATAATCAATAATTTTCTCTTCACCTGTTTCCTCATCAACACCCATAATAGGAGTTGCTTCCATACCACAATTTATTGCATATTGAAAATCAAAATTACTTTCAGTCTCAAACAATACAGGGAGGACACCTTGACGTTGCGCAGACGCAATCAAGCAATTTTTCAATGTTGACTTACCTGTAGAATTCCAACCACAGCATCCAGAAAAATAACCTTTAGGTATTCCCGGAAGGGATAGTGCATCAACATATCCTTTAGGCATTATAAACCACTCCATTGGTTTATCCGCTGTAGTAGGTAATTTTAGATTCTTTTTAAAATCTTTAATATCAAATGCTTTAACATTTTTTTTCTTTAACGGCTGTGCCATATTATATAAATTTTATTTTATTATTCTTTCGCAAATATAACGAAAATTATTGATTTTTCCTAATATACAACGGATTTTCTACCTTCTCATAGTAACATTTCCGACACATTGAAACATAACGGTCATCACCACCAACTTCAATCTGTTCACCATCAACAACAACATTTCCGTCCTTGTCAACACGAGCATTGAAAATTGTCTTCCCATCACATTCGCAACTTGATTTAATTTCAATCAACGAATCCGCCACTTCAAAAAGGCGTTTACTCCCTTCAAAAAGATTTGTCTGAAAATCGGTACGAAGCCCGTAACACATGACACTAATATCGAACTTATCAACAACTGCAGCCAATTGGTCAACCTGTTCCTTTGAAAGGAATTGTGATTCATCAACAAGAATCCATTTAAGTTGTGGCTTGTACATGGCATTATTAATGTTAACCATTGTCGATATCAGTTTATAGATATTTGTTGTTTTCTTGATAGTAACACACTCCCTATCACCTAACGCACGTGAATGTATAACATCTGTACCATCACGGTCATCAATCTCACTTTTCAATATTATAAACGGAATTTTCTTTTCTTGGAAATTATGAGCCTGTGCCAACAATTGCAGACTCTTTCCTGAATTCATAGTTCCATACGAAAAATAGAGTTTCTTACTCATTTAATAATCAATAAATTATATAACAAAAGGAGCCCATAGGATACAATTATCCCATAGGCTCATTTGTCTTATTTTTAGAATGGAAGGTCTTCCTCGTCCTTATCATCCATGAACATGGTATTCACCTCAGCCTCAGCCTTGGCCATCTGTTCTTCAACCTCAGATTCAACCTTTGCATTAGCAGCGTCACGCTGTGCATCTGCAGTTGTCTTCGGAATCCACTTTCCTGATTCTCTATCAAACCAAGGAATCTCACCTGTACTGATAATTGAAAGATATTCATAAGGTTTAACAACAAAAACGTCACTCCACTTCTTTGTGTCGTTAATCCACTCACTCATGAGAGCCTCATCCTTAGAAATTGGTGTCTGAGAGAGAGCCTGTGTAACTGTTGTTGTTGTCTTATTATCCTTATCATTATCTGAACCCGAAATTGTAATAATAATGTCACGTCCCTTGAATGAATCATAAAGATTTTCCTCTACACCCTCTTCAAGTCCCTCCTTATAAAGGCGCTCCGCAAGCTTCTTAATGAGAGAATATGCATCATCACCTCTACGTGAGACATTTACTTTCCAAAACTTAGGTCCCTCAGATTCTTTGCCACGTTCAATTACGCGCATAATGATAGTCTCTCTTGCAATGTTTCCAAGAGATAGTTCTTTAAGTTTCTCCTTTTTGGTTGGGTCTGTTTCAGACACTGATTCATTATAAGCACTCCTCTGTAACTCACAGAAAGGACACTTCTTACCAAACTTCTCGTGGTCAATATCAGACTTTTCAAGGCAGATGTATGACTTGAAACCTGATTCCGAAACCTCCTTTGGAAGCTTGTTTACTGAATGTGTGTGAACCTTGATAAATGGACTGTATCCGGGCTGTCCCGGATTAGGGAGAAGTCTGACTCTTATTTCCTTTGTCTTCTCACCATTCTTAAGACGTGTGTCAAGATAATTCTTAGGGTCAAATGAATTGAACTTTGTTGTACCCTTATTTTCTCTCTTCGACTTCATTTCCTCCTCAATCTGAGCGAGTTCTGCAAAATTTACGCTAGGAATGTTAACCAAATTTCCCATTTCAATAAAATATTTTTAAAAAATTATTATAATCGTTTCTAAATGTAAAGATAGGTAAAAAAACGTTAAAAACAAAACGTTTTTAATAAAAATTTTCGGTCATCAGGGATATATCCCTGATGCCGTAATACGTTAAATTAACAACTAATTTTCGTGGTCAAGTTTATACTTGTTGGCATAAATTGCCTTCTTCATCTTTGTTCTGTGTTCGACAGAAGGCTTAACATATTCCTTCCTTTCTCTAAGTTGTTTAATTAATTTTGTCTGTTGTTCCTTTCTTTTGAATTTTTTGAGGGCTTTCTCTATTGTATCCCCCTCATTAACCTTAACAATAAGCATTAATATAATCTCCTATTCTTTAAAAATCAAAAATATTCTTAAGACTGTTTAATTCAGCCATATCATCAAAAGATTTAGCGATTTCATTCCAATCCGATATACCATCAACATCGGCTTTTGTTATCTGATATTTAGGATTATCCTCGCCATTATTGTCATCTTCAACACTATAATTCTCAGGAGCCACATTCTGCCAATAGTTTTCAATTGACTGATTAAATGGGGCTGATTTCTGTTGACGAAGACTCATCTTCTCTTCAGCATTTGGGGCGCGACGTTCAATCTCCTGTTTAAGGGATTCAATGCCCTGATTATTTGCTTCAACCTTATCTTGAAATTGAAGTATGAGGTTTTTCAGGTCTTTCAGTTCGTCAGAAACCCTTCCAACACCTTTAGCAGTCTCTTTCTGATAACCCGTAAGAGCATCTATGTCAATGACCTCGTCGCCATCTTCCATATCTTCAATATCCTCATCTTCCTCCGGTTCTTCAGTAGAAACATCTTCACCGCCCTGAGGATTCAGACCTTCAACACCCTGTTCGCCTTCAGCACCACCCATTTCAGGAGTCTCAGCACCTGTCTGTGGAGCAGGAGCATTTCCCATTGGACTTGTTGATGCAGCATCAGCCATATCCATACCGCCCATCGGGTCATTTCCACCCTCAGCACCGCCCATTGCAGGGTCAGCAGGGGCTGCAGGGGCGGCACCGGCCATAGGGTCCTCAGTAGGGTCCGCCTCAGTGATTCTTGTTGGAGCAATTGCCTGTGTATACTCCATTATTCGATTAAATCTATCTCTATAATCCGCTTCAGTCAATATCTTAGCCATTAGTCATTAAGTATTTGACGATTATCTTCAGTAAGAACCACTTTTGATGACTCTGTACGTTCAATGAGGCCATGGTTATTCCTAACCCTATTGATTCGGTTAGGGTCAATACCACTAAGAGCATTTACAAGTTCCTCAGCCTGTTTCAATTTATTCTCGTCCATCTTCTTCAACTTTTTCTTCTTTATCTTTGTCCACCTTTTCACTCTTTTTAGGTTTACGTTTAACCTCAACGGGAGTTTCAATAACAGTGGGTTCAATTTTTTCTACATTTATGTCATTTGTTATCACAACAGGTTCAATAACAGTAGGCTCAGCACTTCGTTTTACCATTATTCTACTGTCAAACCTATCTTGACGAACATTTCTTGCTTTTTTCGAAACATAAAGCATAACTGCACAATATTTTCATATAAATATCAGTTAAAACAAGAAAATAATCAAGTATTTGCGTAACAAAACATTGCTGCAATTATAATATTGTTGTCTTCAAAGAAAATTTTCTCTTCTTCAGTTAAAAAACTGTTTTCTGTTGTAACATTTGTAAATCTTTTTTTAATCAAACTATATATTTTCTTCTTTTTCACCCCAACATATTCACAATCATCCAAAGAAATACCCAAAACCCTTTCACCATATGCGATATATAATGTCTTTTCTGTGAAATAAAAAGATTTTGGAGTATCATCTTGTAAAAAACGCAAAAAACCACGAAATTTCTTCCTCGAACATGTCAAAACATTGAAAAATGTGTATTTTATTGTCTTTTTAAGACGTTTTAAAACCTCTTTTTTGAAATTTTCAATATCACGTTCATTGTCTGAACGTTTCTCAGTTGTTGCAAATGTCCAAAATATATTATCACTCGTAATTCTCTCAATGTAATCCAATTTTTCAGTAAGCATAACCTCAGCGTTAGATACACCAATCACTAATGTAGGCAGAGATTTATCAACACCATCCAACGTATCAGATAAGTTAATAAACCTGTTGAACCTATATCTCTCTAATTTTGAAATTATGTTTCCTATATAACGCATAAAAGACTATTTTCACAAAATTTTCTGCAAAAATAGTCTCTTTTTACTAAAACACAAAAAGTTATTTCAAAAAACTTGTGAAAAATTTCCCAAAACCCCATTTTTCTTCATTAGTTGTCTCATCAGCAGATACCGTTTCGCTATATACCTTAGGGGACATCTTCATGAAAAAGTCATCAATTCCATCAGCATGTAATTTAGCGAAAAATGCAGCCCCACCTTTCGAACCTAAAAATCTAACACCATTGGTATTCGTATGGAATACATTCTCAGTAAGGACTGTAGGAGCAAGAGAGTATGTTGTTGGTCTAATGCCCTTATACGATTCACTGAAAACCTTAGGTTCGGAGTAAACACGAACGTTACCAATCTCATTATGTTGCTTGAACGATAACTCCCCGAAATTCTTAGCAGCAGCGGAACCAATACATTGGGCCAAGACAGTACTTACATCAACATGCGGCGCTTCCTTATATGCGCTTAAATAACTTATATACTCTCGCGACTGTCGATAAACAGACCAATAATTAGCATCATTCATCGTCTCACCATTACCCGCAGCATTACTATGTATTGAAATCAATATGCAATTACCATTCTTTTCACGATATATATTGTTCACTATTGGCAAAAAATTGGTAATAGAATCCGCGTCAACGCCTTTTGATGAAACAATTCTTACATCAGGATAACCTCGCGATTCAAGTTCCTTTTTAAGTGCATCAGCAATCTTTCGATTTCCCCAATACTCCCTATATCGGCCCGTACCTTCCCCATTGATACCAAGTCCATCGACAAACGCTCGCGAACCATCTGTTTTCTTGGCTCTCATTGTACCATCAACATCCAAATCCGGGGTAAACTCTTCCGTCCCACCCCAAACATCAGCCGCATCTATCTTTGGCGACTGTTTTCCTGACGTTTTCATATCATGCCCCGCATCAATCATAATTGTGGTATCATACTTATTGTATGGTATTGACGTAGCCACAGGTACTGAGTTATCACTAATTGTTGAATATACCTCAATCTCACCATGGTCACCTATTTGCGAATCAACATTTGTTGATTTCAATGACGTAATATTAGCATCCTTCTTGGAATCAAGTTCAAAACGATTCTTGTTTATCCTAACACCTTCAAAAGAAGTCGTCATCCCATTCTTGGTGATATTATGTTCGACATGTATTATGAAATAACCGCCTTTAAATAACGGTATGTTATTCAATTGGAAGTATGTCATTGGCATAATCTGCACATTACCCATCATTTCAACTTTACATGTATACGACTTAGTTGCATATACATCAAAAATATCATGAGCCTCAAAACCAAGAGCATTAGCACCTGAATTACCCTGTTGTGATATAAGAAGTTCAGACATCAACGAATGGGCAGTTGCTTTAGGATTATCCATACCAACAGAAATATCCTTAAAAAATCTTTGTGTTGACAAACCATAAGTTACACCAAAGACGGGGACGTCATTCCTATTATCATCATCGTCATATTTCCTAACAAAGTCATTCGTCTGCATAAGGAAATCGACACCGTCATCATCATACCCATTATAAGCCGCGGTATTGTTCAAGTGTTCCGAAGGTTTATGAGAATATACACCAATATAAGTCGTCACCATTGCACTATCATCTACCGCCATATACGGATATGGAGTGAATACTTCTTTCATCTTTTCAAGACTACTAAGATATTCATATGTATTGACAGGCAAGGCACATAAAGTGATATTACTAAACTTACAAATCTCATATATGAATGAATATACGGACATTTCAGAAGAACCATCCATAATTTTTCTAATGAGTTTGCTCAATTCTTCAGGATTTACCACATAACTCTTTTTAATATCACTGTAATGGCTATCATAAAACACAAAATTATTTATATCAACCTTATAATTTTGCGCAGAGCCACTATTACCAGCAGACCTTATTGCACCAAATTTCCATCGGTCATAAAGTTCTTTCAACGTCATATACGTGGCCAATTTCTTATCACGAGAACCATAAGTCTCTCCATTTCGCAATACAGTACTCTCAGTATTCTCTATTTCCCCACAAAGCGATTTTATCTTGTCTATGAAATATTTTACGGCATTTTCACCTTTTTGTTGATTTTCACTGTCTCCAATAACAGACATTCCCAATATACAGTCGCTACACACTTTTTCCTTTTTACCCTTTTTTTTACCCTTTTTTTTACCCTCAGTATTGAAAACCGAATTCTTTTTTCCATGAAGATTAAAAATAACAACATCTTCTTGGAAGATTTGCTTCAAAATATCTTTAGCAGCATCAGGTAAAATATATAAGTTATATTTATTTTTTTCACTTACCCTATTTTTTTCCGTACATAAATCAACTATTTGCTTTAACTTACCATATAATTCATTGGCAAATTTTTCATAAAGTGAATCCTCACTTCTAAAATATTTTTCCAACGAACCATAAGTAACATCTTTATTATATTCACCAACATACCCAAAATAAACAAAAAGAAGTTTCGGCATCTTAAATATACCATGATATTGAATATCTGTCATTCCTGAAGCATTTATATCCCCTTGTGGGTATATGTTACCGGAATTTATCATTCCCAATTGCGTGAAAAATTGTCTAAACAATTCTTTTCGTTCTATATTACCATTACGACCTGCCCTTACTACTTTTACATTCGTAATAAAATCAATATCCGCTTCTTCAAAACCAGCATCATTAGGGTAGTATTCTTTTAAAACCATTCTTGTATATGGAGCAAAAGATTGTACTAAATTAAAATTAATGTCCTCTAAAAAAGAATCGATTTTTCTAATATTTGAACCATCATTTCCGTAACGCCATACCTCACTATCACTATAGTCCCATGGGTCCCATTTTGTATATTCCCATTCATTATCTTTGTTTTTGGTTTTTAATATAAAACCAGTATTATTTCTGTCTCTTTTTACATCATCATCGAAATACCCATATTTCCTTTGAAATATCTGAGGAAAAACATTCGAATAGCCATCAAGATTTCCATTCTTGGAATTAATCCAACCCATGACATTATCCATTCTCATGTCATAACCGTTAATCTCAAGCTGACTACATTCATCACTCCACACATTTTTTTCACCGGCTGTTAAAATTTTTTTTCCACGGCCCGTGTCAATAGTGTCTTTATCATCATTATGATATACCTTATAATCTATTGAATATGTTTGGGTACCATCATATGATGCAAGATAGTTTTCAAGATATTCCTTAACTTTTTCTGTTGCATGGTTAGCATCCCAAACGGACGAATCCTTAAGTATTTTTCTCTTGGATGATTGTGAATTACACATAAAGAGATTTAATGCTTCAACCTCGGCAAATGTTTTCAATGACAGCGCTGTATCCTCCCCCTGATTGAACATATAGCGAAGGGCTAACCTCTTGGCAAATATCTTCAAAGCCTCAGGAATCTTCCCACCATCAGCCTCAAGTGGTGCCCCACTATAAAACACATTATCGCTACCGCCCTCATAAAGGTCAGTCAAAAGTGATGGAATACCACCCTGTGGAAAACCACTCCATTTTGTAGAACTATCAAAATCCGCAAGAACATCAGCAGCCCCCTTTGCATATGATGTTGCGCCCTTTACAACATACTCAACAAAATCCCTTTCATCATAGTTACTAAGTTGAGGGCTGTCAGCATCGCCAATCCAAATATATTTCTTATCAGATGTTAACATTGGAAATGGCGGCACCGTAAGTTCACGATTTCCGTGTTCCCTACAATCAGTATCATAATGTATTTCAGTAAGTTTACGGTTCATGCGATGACCATCAATGTTAGTCATGCATCGTTCCATATTCTTATAGAACTTATCAAGATGTGCAAGAACCATTTCAATCACATTACCGATAGTAGGGTCCCATCCCAATTCATTTGTGAAAATATCTATTATTCTGTTATTTATCGCTTTTGTATTATTTTCTTCTTCAACAGCAATCGCCTTTGAAATCTCCCTAACCTTCTTCTTATCACTATCATAATTCCATACCAACTTTACTTCAGACTGTATATTTACACTTTCAAAATTTTTGGTGTTTATATCAAGTTCCGAAATACGATGAACCACTGCAAACTCATTTTGATTATATAAAGTATAAGCATTTTGAATGTTTTCTTTGTACAAACAAAGTTGTTTATACGTTGTTTCAACGTTATCATCCTTTACGGTGTTACCTTTGGCGTCAACTGTTTTTCTTTTCAACGTATATATTTTTTCAAATTTATCTAACACGCTTTCAGCAATTGTGCATTCATAAACTTCCGAAGTCACCATGTCGTTATGAAGTTTTTCAATTGCCCCATCAAGTTCATTAATGAGTTTCTTACATTCACTAATATTTTTACCAACATTTTTACTAACAGTAAGTCCTTCATTCTGGCTTGAATTTTTAATCGCGTTGGTAATCTTACCCATGAAATCCGAAAATGTAGGTATTGTACTCTCCCCCTTTATTTCTTTATTGAAATGAAAACTCCCAAGGTCAGAAGATTCACCTCCATAATTGATATGAGGGGCAATAAGAAGATATTGCATTGGAATATCATTAAGATACCCAAACATGTAACCTATAAATTTAACAACAAACTCAAAATTACCTGTTGCTGAATTGAAATTTGAACGAACATCTCTTACCGTTAACTTATATGTTACGGGTTTGCCATAATAACCTTTCACAGTCAACTTAAAAATTGGATATGGAAAAGAAAATAGAGCATTCAAAAATGAACCCTTCTTGTTCCTATCATCCCTACGCGCCTCCATAGGACTCATAAGAGCATTACCCCTAAGGTCAATAAATTTAATATCCACCTCAGGAAAATACCATGTATTATACCGTATATTAATGTATTCAATACCTATTGAATCCATGTTTCCCCCATTGTGAGGGTCAAGCGAAGAAATGTCCGAATATGAGGTTGTCATATAATCCCCATCCTTATTTCCAAACAAATCAACATTATCAATAATAGTAGTCCATGACCCTACCGTTGTTCCGGTACTACTTCCATCATTACTACCCGACAATGGACGGCCCGGCACATCAACCTCTAACCTCACGCCAATGCAAAGGTCTTCATTGTTAAACGGTAAATCATTAGGCTCCAAATAGTGTACTGTTGTTACATCCATTATCAAATATTGTTATATGCTTTATAATTTTCAATGTCGCTATCATATCTTGAAAGAGTGATATTAAGAGGGTACGGAATTCTTATTTGCGCCTTATCAGGAATCATATATTCAAGAGAACCATACTGAGGATTAGCCTGCATTATCAGCCATGCATAGTCAGGGTCCTTATAATAATTGTAAGAAAGGATATCCAAACGTGTCTTACCCTTCTCATACACCTCATAATAATCAGTATCTTTTACGGGAATAGGAATGAACGGAGGAAAAAGCGTATCTCCGTTCACCCTAAATTTACCATATCTATCGTAAGCCATGTTTTTTAACAAATATAGCGTTTATTATTCAAAAACTAAATTATTGTTTCTTCAACTCAGGATTCCAAGTTCTTGCAGCCCTTACTCCACCATTATCATCATAAACCGATATATCACTCCTATTATCATATATTGATGTATTTGCATAGTAGTTAAACGATACTGCATTCTGCAGACGCTTAATCGGAGCAGAAATGTCGGAACCACCAATAATGTCAATATTCATTTGAACTTTGGCCATCATAAACTGAACACCAATCCCATCAGGGTTAAGGTCCCACATACTGTCAGGATAAGTGATATTCACACTCTTAACAACAATCTTAGTATTCAAGAAATCACCCAGCCTAAGAATACAGAACGGCGCTCTTCCAAATGCAAGATTGGCTGCAGTTGTTTTTGTACCCAAATCGGAAGCGGTTACCGTAGGCCCCTGACGTGTACATTGCTGTAAGAACGTTAATCGAGCATTAAAACCCTCAGGAGTAATCGAATGATATGCAGGAGAGAAAAACTTCACCTTATCAATAAGATTCGAATATGCAATATCATCATTTTCTTTAAGCATTTGGAAGAAAAGACGTTCATCATCATATCGGCGATATCGTGTTTGACCTGTAGAAAAACTCTGGAATCTTTCATCAACCCCTTCACTAACAACGGCATTATCCGATACATCGCTGTTTATATAATCTTCACCAACAACAATCACAACCTTGGCATTCCTATCTTTCTTTGAAATGATGTCGGAAATATCTTTTGACTCATCTTGTGGGGTCTCAACGTTTGTTGTGCCTGATGTTGAATTAACTACATCAGGAGCATAACCATTTTCATCAGCACCAAACACAGGTAGAGATTTTAAATATTTTTTCAATATCTCACCCCTTTGCTTACTAAGGGCATCATTTTTAGACCTTTGGCCATCAGAAGATGCATCTCCCACAATATTAGCCGATTTCACTTTAGTCTTTATATCTTTGGACTGCTGATTAAGAACTAAACCAATATATTTTATTCTTTCACTCACCTCATTAATCTTCTCTTCCAATTCCTCACCTTTCAAGTTCAAATACCTTTCCAAAATAGCGCGTTCACAAGCAAGTACAAAATCAGTATAGGTACCACCACTAATACCATCTTTTACACCTGCAAAAAACTCACCAAAACTACATGTAACACTTCCATCACCAACTTCCCGTTTAACCACCTCATAGGTTGAATTAAGGCCGAACGAACGAAGGTCAGCATAATTTGCGGCCCATGTCAATTGTTCGTTACTCTTATTAGAATCATAAGGGTATTCATATGCTTTTTTATTCTTATCGTTATCATAA